ATGTATGCATAAATCCTAACTTACGAGTCTAGCACATAATATTGTGCAACCTCGATAAGACATATTTATTCTATATGCTTATGATGGCGTATACAATAAATAAAAAATCTCTCTGTCTCTCTGTCTCTCTGTCTCTCGATCTCTCGCTCTCTCGATCTCTTGCTCATTCTGTATCAGGTTTACATAAATCCAGCAGTAACGACAACCGGATTAATTGTAAGTGATTGAGAGGATTCAGCACTTGCTCCCAACACATTTGTAACAAAGACCTTAATCCCATAAATTGACTCATCGAATAATAGCTGCTCTCCTTCATACATGGTCGGCAAAATAATCGTTAATATACCCACGCCAACATCCGATGTAAGCGTCTTTGTAAACAACTGATTATTTCCACCATCACGTGAATAATAAACATTGATTGATGTAATTGCAGAACCACCGCTACTTGCCTGAGAGAATGCCAAATAAATACCATCCGAGTCTCTCTCTTTATATTGATACAAGTTATATGGCTGCGAAGGAACAGTTACTGTACGTAGTCGTATAATATTCGACGCAGGAGATAAAATCGACGCATTTCTAGCAAACACCCGAAAATAATACTGTATTCCTGCACCAAGAGATGAACCGTTAATGTTGGTAAATTTGTAACTACGAGTATCAGCAGGTTGGGTTGTAGTTAAGTTAATCCAAACAGTTCCATCAGTGGAAAAATCAACTGAATAATATGTAATATCTGTGCCACCGTTGTCGAATGGTGCATCCCATGTCAATTGTACATTATGGTCAAGAAGTGTTGCCACCCCAGTATTCAATATATTTGAATATGATGCATATCCCACAAGATTTAATGGGGGTGATGGTGCCTTCATTGTTGAAGTACTAACTATCGCCGTTGCAGGACCATACCCAATATTATTATATGCACTAACACGAACATAATACACTGTCTGATTATCAATACCAGTAATAGTATATCGTGTTGGCGGCGGCACGGAGGTATCCGCAAGGTTGTTTACTGTAATAATGTTCCATATTCCATTGATATCTGACGTATACTCCAGCTTATAGCCAATTAATGTCGGGCCGCCACTATCAGTTGGTGCACTCCATGAAACTGGCAATGAAATATCCTTACCACCAGATAAGTCAACTACACCTGGTATGCTCGGAACTGAAAATGTATTCTGAATCGTGGTAGCAGGGAATGTAGATGGGCCGATACGATTTACCGCATAAATACGAACATAATACTTCTTGTTATTTTCGAGACCGACAACTTCTTCTGTTTGAACATACATTTTCTTATTAGGAAACGTTCCAAAATTGACCCATGTTACACGATCGAGAGAATATGTAACAACATATGATAGAATTGTGTAGCCACCATTACTCTCTGGAGGACCCCATGAAATTGTTAGTTTTTGGTCTCCGCGAACTGCAGTAAAGTTCACAGGCTGTGTAAGTGCAAGTGTAGGGATGTTTGTGGTTGTCTGAAGCCCGGCTTTATATACATACTGTCGGCGATAGTTATATAGCGGCACCTCTGGGTTATAACATAACAGCATTGTTTTTCCGGGTACATCGCATGCAGTTGTTAGACCGCATAAAACCGGTATATTATTACATATAATTGTATTTCCAACTACAGGTAGACCTGACGTATTCGGGTTAGTAAATGTGTCGGTTTGTGCTGCAAACCCTTTCTTTCGAATAAGTTGACCACGTGCTGCTCTTGTATACCTCTCACTCTTTGTAGAGTTGCCACCATTATTCTTATGTTTGAGTATTTCCACTTTTCGCCTTTCATCCAACTGGGTTGTTGTGAAGGAAGGAAAGCATGTTGGTGTAAATCGTGACCAGAAAGTGGATATATAAGGATTTCCGAAATTATAGTTGCAATTTGCGATATTCGGATTATTTTCATAAATGTATACGAAGAAGTTGAGAGACTTTCCGAAATAGGTTGTGTTTTCAACTTGTGTACAAATAAACTCTGCTGCACCACTATCAACAATTGTAACTTCATTCCCGATAACACGAGCCACCTCCGGGTTAAGTGCGCGATAACTAAACGGCGATTCTGTATTTGTTGAAATTGGGTCAACCAATGTAAATGTTTTATCCGACAACAGTTTTGTTATGTTTGAAACAGAAAACACCGGTTCTGTCTTTGTAACAATAAGTGTGGTAACTCTAGGACCTGATTTATAGAACTTTCCGGTTGCACGTTGAACAGCGGTTACAAGAGTATCTCCTGGTCCGTTAATCGTAACTACCCCAAAGTCGTCAATTGTTGCAACACGCGAGTTGGTTGTTGTATAGTCAAAAATACCATCGGTGTTATTTGAGATCGGAGGGTTTATTGTAAATGGGGGGCTTGTAGTTGTTTTATTGATGATCGTGTCAAATCCGAAAATGGTAGGATATAACTTTCGAAAATACAGTTTCGCAGACATAGTTGTTCCTGCCCATGACCCACTTGAATCCTGACTGATTGTTATAGTTACACTGCCTTTATCGGTTTCAACGTCAGGAAACCCCTTGATGCTAATATAATAATCAAATGGAAGAAGGTCGTTATTACGGTCTTTAACTGTGGTAACAGTTGTAGGTATAAGTTCTGCCAAAACGGTATTATCGATTTGATAACGGACTATACCATCACTCTGTGATCTTCGTCGAAGTAATGGAAACGGAGGGACGTTTGCAAACTTATAATTTATATCAAATAATCGTGGAATAAGTGTTGGTTCAGGTAGTGGGTTCACCACAAACTCTTCGGTAGTATATGCGGGAGATTGAGTTGTCATTGTCTCTACCTATGTGTATCAGTATCTATCCACAGTATCTATGTCTATCTTTATCGGTGTTTTGTGTCTCTCTGTATGTTATTACCGAAATATGTTGATATCGCGTATTATACAACACCCGTTATATAATACGCATAAAAACACTCTTACATGATAAACACATCCATCTATCAATTCGTATATACTCTATCTCTCTTTATACCCGATTATTATTATAGAACCACTGTGTTGAGAGATAACTAGACGGTTTTACGGATCCTTCATCCTCATCTCCTCCCCTAGTGAGCATCTTCTTGTTTGGACCATCATTCACAACAGTAATAATCTTTGTTGCTCCTAATGCATAATTAAAATATTTGAGAGATGAAATCATTCCAGTAAATGAGTCTGCAGATGATTGTTCTCCGATAAATATGTTTCCATAGTTTTGTAATGGAACTCCAACTGCTTTATGTCTCTTGGCTAAACGTCCGTTGATATAAACATCAATAATGTTGTTTGTTACACGGACCATAATGTTAACCCAGCGTTCCATCGGAACATTCGTAACTTCAATCTTCTCATAATAGTTATCTCCCTTACTATTCGCAACATTCATTATAACTGCTAAAGCCACCACTTTGTCTGTTCCTTCACTACTCTTTTTCAAATAAATACCCGGTGCGTTATTCGGAACATAAATACCTTTATCTGCTCCAGTTGTCGACTTAGAAATGGCAGTACCCTTATTAAATACACGAGAATATTTATCTCCTTCGGGTGGATTGCTGACATTGACCCATACTGACCATGTAAACTCAATACCGGATGATTCATTTGTAGAACGGATAATTGGGATAGAATCCTTTTCGTTTGGGTCCTGGTATATTGTCCGAAGATCGTCTGCACGAACAGTTCCATCCAATAGGGTTGGACTAGATCCAGGAGAGAATAACCATACTAAGAGAAGTACACCTAGACGAAGTAGTACCATGAAGAGAATAAACACCATGAGAATAAATGCAAACTTGGCAACATAACTGTTTGACTCCAGGAATGCTCTTACATCGAAATTGGATGAAGATCCAGCATCTGTTCCTACCTGACTTCCATTTCCGAAAGGCGACAGCATGCTACTTAATCCGGACGAGGACGAGGACGACGAGGATGATGACGCGGCAACGCCAGATGATGAATCTGACCCATTAAATCCTAAAGAACTCATAACAATCGCGTATTTTTATGTAATATATAACTAGACTATATAGCTTATATATTATATATATTTTTCATAGGAAGGAGTATCGTGATAAAGTTATGTTATGTCGACACACTAGTTTGTTCAATATTATCAACGACAAAACTAAGCTTCACCTTGTATTTATTCAACATATCGCCGAATGGGTTTCCACCGTACCCTTCAGAGTACATATCCCATGCTTCTTGGGGCGCGATAACGTCTTTCTTAAACTTCACATTTGTAATAAATCCTTCAAATCCTCCACCTAAAACAATCTGAGAGGCATCGGAGAATTTTGGCACACCTTCAAGAACACATGTCTTAACCAACTTACCATCAACATACACATCCAATGCACGACCATTCACGCTGACAATAAGATGCACCCATTTCTGAAGTGGAAAATCGCCGACACTGCATGTACTGTCTACACCAGCAGCTGCAGTTGTCGTGGTGCATTTTACTTTAACGTTCACTTCGTTTACACAATTTCCTAAACTCACTGAAAATAAGTTGCTTGCCTGTGCATTCTTAATGCTGATAATATTCTTCGGCTTTACACTGGATGCATTTGTTTGACATGTCCAGTCTCTCACATAGAACCACATAGAGAATGCGCTAGTATTCGGTATTGTTTTTGGCATTGAAGCGGCCGGAATAAGTGTTTCGTTGTTCGCATTCTGCATTGATCCAAGAGTTGTGTAGTTTGATGTAATGATTTTGTAAAGTGCATACAAAAGTATGATAGCAATCACTGTCATAATAATAAACTTTGTACTCATGATTATTGTTGACTTGTAATATACTGGTATATCGGTCTATATATACCAGTAAATATTTTTATACATGCGAATACTTTTATCCTGTATGGGACATAATTCGCCACTCTGTTATTTGTCGTTTACCTTTGATTAAGCATACGGACTTCTATCAACTGTAATATCCTTTGCTAACTTCTTCTCAGTTGGTTCTACATGTAGTGTTGGCGGATTAAGTGTCTTTAATGAATTATAGATCCATCTCACGTCACTATCATTTAACACGCGATTATAAAATGTCACATTGCATATATTTCCCATAATTCCATTCGAGTCTCCTGTAATAATCGCACCGTTTGTGATGTTCGGAATAACATTCTTATTACTCGACACTAATTCACCATTTATAAAAATGTCCATATTATTTCCATCATAATTAATTGCAAAATTATTCCATTTCTGAATGGTAACCTGCGACGGTTTTCGAATCGTTTCATTCATGAGTTCTTCGTCAACTGTCATAATCACTTTATACGAGTTTTTATTTATCGGCCGATTCGTCGGATCATCGGATGTGACCGCATTATTCTTTGATTTATCTAAAAATCCCGTATGCCCATTCGAATCAATGACACGCGTATTTCCATTTCCATCAAGAGATGCTTTCGGTTCTCTCTTTTCTGGATTTGTTTCAAATAATATACGATTCTCGTTCGTCTTCACCTCTCCATTCTTTCCAACAATATCCGTTTTTACGGTGAATCGCAAGTTATTCGTTGCGTTGTTATATGTTATCTTTGGAACCCCGGCTACATCCAATATATTCTTGTAAGACATATTTGCGTTTCCAGCGGTTACGGAGTGTATGTAAAACCATCCCGAGACCGAGTATGAAAATCGTTTCTTTTGTTCTGGAGGACAGTCGGCTGCCTGGTCTTCCTTGCTTCTACGATCTGCGGTATTATGAAATATGAATACTCCTTCTTCATCGAGAGATGATACATTTATCGGTTTTCTTAAATCGTTCACATATGGTACAACTGGTATGCTGCCTTTTGAAACAACATAGTTAACCAAATAAGGAGCGCCGAATATACCGGCAATAAGAATAAACTCAACCAAGAGGATGATAATAATCGGGCGGGTTGTCAGATTCCATTGTTTTATGACCATTTCAATAAAGTCGATCAATAAGCATGGAATGTATTTTATAGCAGACCATACCAACTTGAGAAGTATAAATCCCGGGCCATCATCTTGACTTGCAGGATTATTAATACTGTCGAGTTTATCAAACCATGCGAGTTTTCCTTCTGCTGCAGCCGCATCTCTCGCGTACTTAATATATCCTGAAATACCAAAAATAACTGCAAGAATACTTAACACGGATACAATAATATCACCGTATCCTTTTCCAATAAGATAAAACATTCCGAATCCAATAATTGTGGCACCAATAATCATAGTAATTAATACACCAACTAAGTCAAGTATTCTCTTTAGAAACGATGCGCGAGACCGTCCATCGATAAACGCGTTGGTTCCAGTATCTTCCTCTTCTTGCGCGTTTTTTCGAAACAAATACAATCCATTTTCCCAGAACTTCCATTGAGAGGCAGTACCCCATCCTGGAATAAGAGACTTTGCAATATCCGTAACATTCTTGTATAGAGCGTCCACAAGAGTTTTTAGTTCAAACATGATTTGACCAAAACCAGGAAGAGGTTTTCTTGGAATGTTGCCATCATCCCCTCCTGATTGTGTCTGTGGTGATCCATCATTTCCTTTTTGTGAAGCATTTGGATCGAATAAATTATATATCCAATTTGTAATTGATTTAAGTCCCCATGTAAATGCCCAAATAATGCCACTTCCAATTGTCTTACCTAGTGTAACAAAAAACCACAAGATCGACCATAAAAACGTAAATATTGTTCGAAAGAACATGGTGAGGTATCCGTCGTTTTGGTATTTGTCCTTACGATCATTTGTTGGAAAGAATCCTTTCCACTGCCAGTCCTGTACTGACTCAATAAAGTCCATGAAATTACCTTTTATGCTTGGGTCAAATGTTCGGACAAAAGGAAGAAAGATGATCGATGAAAACAAGAGAACGAATAATACCGCGGAGAAGAAGACCATCATAACATTTTGTGCATGCCGAATCATTGTGATTGGGAACAAACGCAGAATTGTCTTCTCCATTTTCTCGGATGTATAATAATACACCATGAGGGTTGTAACCCATAACAAGAGCATGAACATAAGAGCGGTGTTGTTATATATGGAGAGTTTGGCGAACAACTGTTCAACCTTATCAAGGAAGCTTGGTGCCTCCTTTTGATTCATCTTCGTAAAAAATATATCCCATTCTTCGCCGGTATATTCATCCATTGCTGCCTTCTTTTTCACATCAGTAAGGTCGCGTTTAAAGTACGACTTATAGTAGCTTGAAAATATAGTGATAATTACGACAATACCGCCTACTACAACAGAAAGAAGAGCCATCACATCGACTGGCTTATCACCTCCAATATTAATATTATCAAGTTGTTTTACGGGTTTCGTAATATGATCGGTAGCACTGTCTACTGTATTCGCACCGGCATTCGCTACTGACACTGCATCACTAACGAAAGACACTGTTTCTTTCGCCGCTTCAACTACTTTAATAAGTTCATTTACCGATAAGATGATCCCTTCTAATATATTACTCTGCATAGTATTCAACTTAATGAGTTGTTCACTGATACGACTACTTATTGCAGTTTTGGCTTGTTCGGCTGATGCAATTACCGCGGGTGTGGATGATACATAGTCGCTCTTCATGCGGTTCAAGGTTGCTACAACTGCTGTGGTATCTGTATCGAGAGAACCGAACGATTGTCCAAGTGAGGTTATTATTTTAAGTAGTTCATTTACAACAGGAACATCATTGGTTGGACTAGCTCGAACATCCTTTACTTCTGGAAGTATTGTCTTTACTTCAGTGAGAGAAGCAGAAGTTTGTGTCATACCGTTTTTCAATGAAGTAAGTTCATCGATGATATCGTTTATTTTGTTCGACAAGTATTCTTTATAGTTTGTAGAGGTAAGTGTATTAATTGCTGTTTGGGTATTTGAGAGAATCGATGTTGTAAGTTTAAATTGCGGAACATACCTTGCTAGATCATTTTGAATATGAATAAGCTTGTCATAAATCGTGTTGAGAGCGTCAGTTGCTTTTTCAACTTTTCGGTTGGTTTCTTCTATAGAAGGTGCCACGCGAGGAATATCGGCGAGTTTTTGAACATCATGCGTGTTTAATATAGAAAATACAATGTACCATACCAAGACGAATAAGCCTAGTACAACTTGAATAACAGACCAAGCTATGTCTCGTTGAAACCAACTTGTTTCAGTTGTTACTATATTTACATTAAAGAACTGACCTAGTGTGTATATAATAGAAAGGACGATTGCTGCTATAAGAGACCAATTTAAATCGAGAGTATATGATATATAAACAAGAACAATCGAGAATATAAGTGTTATCCAGATCGACCTACTAAAAAATAATGTTTTTAAATCAATGGATGATTTGCTACTATCATCCATACCAACAATATAATTATAGTTATAATAATGATAATATGTTGTAACACAGATAGTAGTGTCTATTATAATAGGGTAATATTTTATGCGGATAATACGAAAAAAGAGGAAGCATCTCTCGCACTATTCATACAATTCTATCCCAGCCATACGTAATGTGTGTGTGTGTGTGTGTGTGAAGCATCATTCATTCGTATGAAAGCAAGTACAACATAATGCCACTAAATTGTCGAACTCATGTTGTTCATGTTTTACCCAATGTTTTTATCAATATATTATATCATAATTGTCTATTTATGTTATAATCAAAGTACAAAATATTTATCTAGTTACATCGCACGATTCAAAGATTTTCCATCGCCGTCTTTTTTCCATGACAGTCGCGGCAAAGAGCAACTAAATTATCAACATGATTTGACCCGCCATGCTCAAGTCGTATTACATGATCTACTTCGAACCATGCCGGCAACTGACGACGACAATCTCCACATGTCCACCCTTGTTGTGCGGCAACATACTTTTTCTTTGTTTCACTTACACAACGTTTGCTAGATGTTTTACCAGAAGAGAGAATCTTTGATTCACCCGATGACATCATAAGACCGCTTCTCTCTTGTCTTCCACCTCTCGCTCCTGCGGCGGCGGCGGCGACTCCTGCTCCTCCACCACCCATCGCCATCTGTTGTGCCGTCATTTTTTGCATATCTGGTGTCATTCCCGCAGCAAAACCACTAATACCTCCATGGTTTCTTGTAAAGTCAAAAAAGGGAGTTATCATATCAGCAGTCCCTTTACTAATCGGCATATACTTGATAATATCATTCATATGATACATAAGTTGATGCGACTGCGAGGGATTCTTTCGTATAAACAAAAAGAGAGATAACCCTACAAATCCATACATCGCCATTTTTATAAACTTTTGATTTGATGTCACTATTTTTAATAAACGACCGTCGTAATATGTATTTGCAACTAATACAACCGTAACTAAAAACACCATATATTCAGTTTTAAGCATTTGCTTATAAAGTAACTACTATATTATATCAACACAATTAGTAATCATATTTACAATATTCTTTATTTCGAAAATAATATACATAGAAAACGATTATCTATATATATTACCTTTATAGAGCGTATAGTTATATGCAGTCCCGCGTAATTTATGTCAACCAACTCGTAGATAAAAGTATTGATGATGTGAAGGCAGCTGCCACCGCAAGTGTAAAAGAATGTCAGTTTATTCCAATCAGATCTGGTATACCTGATATAGATGATAGTAAACCTAATGACTATAGAAATAATATGCCGCATACCCAATCCCGACTAGTATCGAGAAATATACCAGCTTTTCTTTGTATTGTAGCTCTTCTAATATATTTATATGCCGCGGTTTATAATGTAGATAGTATGATTCCAGCGCATGACCTAATGAAACTTCATCTTTGTTTAACATGGTGTTAACACGATTATGAATAAAATGCACCCACTTAATAAATGATGTACGATTATCTAAATACGGTGTTACAGGATATTTATCTAATAACTTACTAAAGTCAGCCGATATCTTTATATCTGGTATAAACATTGGAAAGTTTTGAATGAACTCGTAGTACTTTTTTCGAGTCACTTCATTTGGATGATCCGGATAATTAATCGCAGTTGTTAATAAGAAAAACCAATAATGCGGTCCCCATACTTCTGGGTCTAATGTAGCCATTACATTCAAACGATATAAAAACATTTCGAAATAAACAAATAGTAACAATAATAGTAACAATAATAGTAACAATAATAATAATAATCATGGATGAGGCACAACATAATAACGATAAAGAGGTCACTTCTCCTGATGTTACTGAGTGTGATATAAATACACCAAAACATGGAAGTGAACACGCAAATCATTTGTATTCACGAAAACACACGTCAAAAAACTATATTCCTCCTCCTTCGTCGGGAATAAACACAACACATAAAACGGGAAGTAACAGCATTCATAGTGTTATCGGGACTACTAGTAACCAAGGAACCGAGAGAAATGGAGTATCCTCTTCACAGACACAATACTGTAATAATTGCAATAAACAAGGACATTCATATAATACATGCAAATCACCCATCACAAGTGTCGGTATTATTGCATTTCGACCAGGACATAATGGTATCGAATACTTGATGATACGTCGTCGTGATTCATTTGGATTTGTAGACTTTATACGAGGACGATATCCCATACATAATGAAGAATATATACGCAGAATTGTTGACGAAATGACAATCGATGAAAAGAATAAACTTCAAACACAGACATTTCAACAAATGTGGAATGGGTTATGGGGTGCATATTCCGGAAATCAATACAAATCAGAAGAGAGCTTCTCTCTAGAAAAGTATAACTCTCTCAAAAATGGTGTACGCTTTCGTGAAAACAAAGAGAAAGACAAAGACAAAGAGAAAGAGAAAGAGAAAGACAAAGACAAAGGTGACCCATCGTTACCACCCCCTCCAAAATATACCCTCGATACAATTATATCAGAATCAACAACACGATGGACTGAAACAGAATGGGGGTTTCCAAAAGGCCGCCGTAACTACCACGAAAAGGATGTAGTATGTGCATTGAGAGAATGTCTAGAGGAAACCGGATATGAGATACTTGTTGAAAATGTTATTCAAAACATTGCACCATATGAAGAAGTGTTTATGGGGTCAGACATGAAATGTTATAAACATAAATATTATTTGGCATACATGGATATACAGCACTCACAACTAAAAACACATGACACGATGGAAGTCAGTGACATGAGATGGATGACATATGATGAATGCATGAAGACAATTAGACCATATAATTTAGAAAAAAAAACAATACTTACAAGAGTAAATCGAGTGTTACAAGAATATCGATTGACATAAGAATCTCTTACTCTATGAAGTAACAATCAATGGATTATTATATATAGTTTATATAGTAATACTATCTACTGACACATAGAAAAGTCTATGGATAACCAAAATAAAGAAGATAATAATAATACTAGTAACGAGACACGTGTCAAACCCAAACCAAAGGTAATGCAATCCGAAAAGGAATCAGAGAAGTTATCAGTCAAGAATAATAATGCTCGACTCAGACAAAAAGAAGAGGAAGAACGCCGCGAATCACAATCAAATACAAATTATAGCTACTTGTATCCAGACTTAAATGACCCCAACTTCAATACCAAAATCGCAAGCAGAAAAGAGTTTTTTGATACACGGTTCGAAGTAGACCCAACTGAAGATGTAGAAAAACAGGCCGAGATATTATGTAATTCTCCATTCGAACTCGCTCCAAACCAGTTATTCGTACGTAACTTTCTCTCATTTGAAACACCGTATAACAGTCTATTGCTATACCACGGCTTGGGAACTGGCAAGACATGTTCCGCAATTAGCGTTGCCGAAGAAATGCGTGATTACATGAAACAAATCGGTATATCCGAGAGAATTATCGTTGTTGCATCTCCCAATGTTCAAATGAACTTTCGGCTTCAGCTATTTGATGAGAGAAAACTCAAAGAAGTTGAACCTGGCGTATGGAATATTCGATCATGTACTGGAAATAAATATCTTAAAGAGATTAACCCGATGAATATGAAGGGGTTACCAAGAGATCGTGTTATTAAACAAATAAACCGCCTAATTAATGCATCGTATTTATTTTTAGGATACATCGAGTTCGCCAATTTTGTTCGGAATGTTGCGTCAGTTGAAGATGTCAGACAAGAGAATACTGAGAGAGGTAAAAAGATAGGTCGAACCAGCGACAATCTCTCTATTTCGAAACTTCGAGCCAACTTTGCAAACAGACTAATCATCATCGATGAAGTACATAATATCCGAATTACCGATGATAATAAAGATAAACGTGTTGCTAAAATGTTGTTTCAAATTGTACAACACGTTGACAATATTCGATTACTTTTACTTTCTGGAACGCCGATGTTTAACAGCTATAAAGAGATTATATGGTTGCTAAATCTAATGAACATAAATGATCGCCGGTCAACAATTGATGTTCGCGATGTATTTGACAAGGATGGAAATCTCTTGGTTGATATTGATGGAAACCAAATCGGGGCTGAGCTATTGATACGAAAGGCGACTGGGTATATCTCATTTGTTCGCGGAGAGAATCCATATACATTTCCGTATCGTATATTTCCGAGTGTATTCTCTCATGAACATACATTTGCTGGTATGAAAAAAGAATATCCAAGACTTCAAATAAATGGGAAACACATCGATCAACCAATTGAACATATTGATACATTTTTAGTAACATGCGGAGAGATTCAAGAGGTTGGATACAATTATATCGTTGATCACCTTCTTACCAAGAAACAAGAGAAAGGAGAAGCCACTTCTAAGAGAAAAGTGACTAAAGGGAATAAAAACATCGCCGACGTAACGATCGTACCTACCCCGTCGACAAACCCAGAAACCGGTGAACCCATAATGCATGATGATTTCCCCACATTCGAAAATATGGACACTGTGGGATATTCGATTATTCAGCGACCTCTCGAAGCTCTCAACATCGTTTATCCACATGAATCTCTCATTCAACATATGAAAGAGAAAGAGAAAGAAACGGGTAAGTATCCCATCGATATTCCCATGATTATCGGAAAGGAGGGATTGAAATATGTCATGAAATACCAAGAAAAAGCAAACCCGCCAATGAGGTATAATTTCGAGTATCGCACAGAGTTTATCAAATCATTCAGTACACCAAAAGAAGGCCGCATCTTTGCATCAGAAAATATCGGTAAATATAGCTGCAAGATAAAGTCAATATGTGACCGCATCATGGGTTCTACTGGTATTGTTCTTGCATATAGCCAGTTTATTGATGGCGGGGTTGTTCCAATTGCACTCGCTCTCGAAGAACTCGGGTTTACACGATACAGTAGTCGCGGATCAAATATGAATCCTTCTCTATTTAAGACCGCCCCATGCGAACCGATTGACGCAATAACAATGCTTCCTAGGTCCAGACACATCGCGGAGAATCCAACCATTCCATTCTCTCCTGCAAGATATGCAGTGATTACTGGCGACCCGTCGATCTCCCCCGACAATAACTATGAATTAAAAGCTCTCACTGATGATGATAATAAGTTTGGAGAGAAAGTAAAAGTGGTTATTATATCGATTGCTGGGGCAGAAGGCCTCGACTTTAAAAATATTCGGCAAACACATGTACTCGAACCATGGTATAACATGAATCTGATTGAGCAGATTATTGGACGAGCGATTCGGAATTGTTCACATAAACAGCTGCCATTCTCTCATCGAAATGTCGAAATATACTTGTATGGAACTCTCTTGCAGATTAAGAGAGAATACGAAGCGGTTGATTTGTATTTGTATCGTTTATCCGAGTTTAAATCGATTCGAATTGGTGCAGTTAGCAGATTGTTGCGAGAGACGGCAGTTGACTGTATTCTAAATATACAGTTTAATACATTGAGTGAGAGTCAGTTGAATCGTGTAGTAAAACAACATCTCTCTAGTAATAAGAAAGTCATCGATTATAAACTTGGGCCGAAACCGTATTCTGCAATATGCGATTATATGGAACGGTGTGACTATGTGTGTAGGCCATCATTGCCACGTATGTTGAAAGAAGACGATCCTGAAATACGCATGGATACATTTAATGAGAGATTTATTACCATGAATACTGACAAGATTATTCAGAAGATACGCGATTTGTTTAAGGAGAGGTTCTTCTATAAGAAGAGTGGAAGTCAGGGGATTATTGCCCATTTAAATACTGTACGGACGTATCCTCTCGCACAGGTTAATATGGCACTTACACAGTTAGTTGATGATACAAATGAATATATTAGTGACAAGTATGGACGGATTGGACATCTTATCAATGTGGGGGATTATTATATGTTTCAGCCGGCAGAAGTGTCAGACAAGAAGATTGGCATATACGAGAGAAGTGCGCCGATTCCATATAAACATGAAAGTGTAGAGTTTCCTCTTCCGAAACAGGTGTCGGATGATTATCTTAAAATATATAATCCGGAAAAGGATGGATCGTCTAGTGAAATAACGAAACAGCCGTTAAAAGAGGTGACGATTGATGTTACCGAGACAACCAATGTTGAACCTAGTCACCCCATTATAGAAAAGGCTCCAGCTCCAACCTCTCGTGTCAATACAGTCCTAGAGAATGCAGAGAAGATATATAATACATGTATTACCATATTTGATACTCCCACGAAAACACAAGATGAATGGTATTATTATTCAGGAAAAGTAATTGAGTATATGTCACTTATTCGTGAACTTGGCGTTACAAAGACCACATTATACGGGTTTGTTATTGCAAATATCGTGGAACATCTTTTATATAACGATAGTTTCTTGTTACTTAATTATATTTTTACGAAACATGCCACCTCGAAACTAACAGAGTTTGAATCAATGATTATGGAATACTACAATAAGAAAATCTTTCGAAAACCACTCGTTGGAAGGAGAGCGCAAATGGCGGCGACAGCGGCGGATTATTCTCCCGAAGATAAAGGGATCCTCTTGTTTCGTGAAGGAAAACCAGTACCACAACTACTTATTATGCGTTACGGAGCCAAAACAACCATGTGGGTGGAAGCAGAGAGTGAAGATATACGCGACTTTAGTAATATACTAAGCAACTACCAACAAAAGATTATAAAGAATCTCAATAAGGTTGTCGGGTTTATAAGTATATTCAAGAATGAGTACCTCGTATTCAAAGTAAAAACGATGGATGAAAAACGAAATAAAGGAGCTAGATGCGACCAGTCTGGGAAATACGATGTAATTAATATCATCAATAAAATCCTTTCTCTCAACCCAGCGACAAATATTGAACAGTTTAAGTTTACCACAATGAATACAAAAGAGAGAACCAACAAAGAACTTTGCGTTTTTGAAGAATTATTGCTTCGAACATTAAATGAACATAACGCGAATGGAAAATACTGGTTTTTATCTCCAGCTGATGCAATGCTTTGCAATATTGAAAAGTTATATTTAGAAGCATAAGTTTCATTATCAGAGTGTGTTATCGCGGAACATACAACACTACTATTTTTTATTACAAATATATAGGTACACCCCTAGTTACTTATTTATTTACACATATTAGTTATACATATTAGTTATACATATTATTTACAGATAGTAACATGTTGAAACAAAATGATAAAAATGAGTCTGGCCCAGTAAAGGGAGAGATATATTCGAAAGCATTATTAACAAGTAAAATACAAATACCGTTCAGCTTTATCGGACGAAATATTAAAGCCGTATTAGAAGATGTCTTGGGAAAGAGAATCGAGGGGAAATGTTCAGTGGATGGATTTATAAAACCCGGATCTACACGTATTATTACATACTCATCTGGGACAATTTCGAGTAAGTTTGCAGTATTCGAGGTCGTATATGAATGTATGGTGTGTTCTTTAGTAGAAGGCATGATTATTGAGTGTGTTGTCAAGAATGTTAGTAGTGCTGGAATAAGAGCATTGACAAAGGAAGAACATTCCCCAGTATGTGTATATGTTGCGAGAGATCATCATTATGATCGCCCTGACTTTGCAAAAATAAAAGAGGAAGAGACAATATATGTTCGCGTGATTGGACAGAGGTTTGAACTCAACGATCAATGGATATCTGTAATCGGTGAGCTATCTTATAGATATTCTGAAAGGTACCAAGAGAATACAAAGAAAAAGAACTAACTACAATATGTGTACGGGTTAACATAATAAAATTGAATGAATATAAACATTTATTATGTATATCATATAATCGACCTGACATGCCTAGAAAAGGAACAGTATCATATGTGAGTCCTGCACAAAAAAAACAAATGCTCGACAAGTTACACGCAATCGAATTATACAAACCCATCTCTTTAACTCGTCGTGTCACTGCATCATTTGCCCATTTAATGAATGCAAGCAGATCATCACCCACTGCATTGAAAAACGAACTGAAAGGAATGGTTGCTACTATGGTTGAAGGAAAATGCACAATTGAAGGTTTTGTTAAGCCCGATTCAGTTGAAATAACGAAACACTCGTTCGGAGTAATTCATGGACAGAACATCATCATTGAGGTCGACTTCCAATGCATGATTTGCACACCATCTGATAATGATGTTATTGAATGCATTGCGAAGAATATTACACAAGCAGGAATACGCGCAGTTTCACCCAAAACATTTATGCCATCACCAATTGAAGTGTATATTGCACGAGATCTTCATAAGAAATGCGACTTCTTTGACAGTATTATAGAAGGTCAGACCATACTCATAAAAGTAATCGCTAGTCGGTTTGTATTAAATGATCCACATGTGTCTATTATTGGTCACCTTATTCGAGTAAATGTTCCGCGGCAAATTATGCATGTTCAAGTTATTCCAAGTGAAGTGGATGATGCGTCTACCGGTGTAAAACAAGTGATGGTATACCAAGACCCCGCATCTAGAACAGGACGATGCAGCGAAGTTGAAATGCCGACATTTCCTGCGTTTGCAATTGCACCATCTACCTTGTCAAATGACACTGATAATACTGTGACGTTCCCAGCAACCGAAACTCATACCACAGTTAAACCGAGAAAAGCGGTTGCGAATCGTAAAATTGTTACATCTCGTAGCTCATGAACGTCTATAATACATAAAAAAGATATAAACACTTGGTTATATGAATTGTAACAGTTACTATAATATAATACAATGGCTGGGTTAGTCGAAGAATGCTTGAATGAGGTTTCAATACAAGTGTTGGAAAGTGATGATGCAGATACTCCTCATTTTTCATCATCTACACCATTTGAAAACAGCACGATTGCATCACTACATACGATTGAACAATATAATGCCACATCAAGTCAAATAGAAGCTCGAATCAACTTTTTGAAAGAGTTTAAAGATAAAATAGAAGGCCTCAGCGTGTTTCATCAAATCGAGGTGCTTCGAATATTTGAAAAGAATGGAATAAAACTAAATGAAAACAAGAATGGTGTTTTTGTAAATATTACGTATATTAGCAATGATATTATCAATGAGATTACAAAGTACCTTGGGTATGTTGTTACACAAGAGTCGCAACTGAATGAAATTGAACAGCAGAAAGCAACTATATGTAAAGAGTTTTTTCAATAATGGATGGGAATGATAGTGCCGACAAGATTGGCAGGATAGAAATAACTACATCTAAACGAGCTTAAATGTAGTAATTCGTTATATATAACCGGGTAATCCATAATGACGGATTCAGTGAACATTGGATTGCCATTGTCATCGTATACGAAATATTCATTTACAAGTGACTTTTTTAATAATGTAACATGGGAGTGTCTCACTCCACCTGAAAAGAGACGCAAACCCAAGAAGGAAGTCGTATTACGGGATGGAGAAGAACCGTCGTTTAATTCACCTGCCAACAACCAACCAAATGAAACACTGGTTTCTTCAGAAAATACGATTATTTCTACTGCTACAAGTAACATAGTAACTGAACCATCTCCTCATTCTGTCGGGTACACATTTTTTATTCCTACTCAACAAAGCGATACATTATTGTGGTGTGCATACATTATTCTCCGCGGGTTTTCATCATATGATAAAATACGTAACTATTATACAGAAGGAAATCAGTTCAAGTATGACATGATTGAACAGTCACGTGCATATGATATAAAGAAAAAAGCAAAAGATCTGCGAATATCATTAAAACGCATTGATCAGAACCTAACATGTGATCCGTATATTTCACTTGAAACATTTCGTGGACTGCTACTTCTACATGGTAAACCTGATGTGTCAACCATTATTGTTGACGGACGAAAAACATATGAAGTAACGCATGATTCATTGGATGACTCATGTGACCCAACATCTGGTGACATAATCGATAAAACATATCATATTGTTGAAAAGGTTCGAGGTAACTACGGTATTTATATATTTGATAATACAGTTATTGGACAACAAGAAGAGAAAAAGCGTCTTGTATTATATAAAACAAAGTATTGGAAAATGGAGAGCTTAGATAATGCAATTCGTCCACTGTCTGCATTTAAACTTCCGGAACTAATTGAACTCTCTAGTAGACTAGACATATCTCCTATAAAACGAATCCTAGGTGACTTCGGTACAGTTACTGAAAAACGTAAAACGCGACAAGAAATATATGATGATATTATTCGGGCAATAGGATAATCCAGAGTAGTAGTAGTAGTAACAGGGTAGTAGTAGTAACAGGGTAGTAGTACATGATACATATAAAGTCAGGCATGATCATACACCCCCTAAAAAATTGATGATATTTATAACGTTATTAGTATAAATATTATCGCACGTATATATACACATACGTCTTACGAATAACGGGTAAATCAAATGTCGCGTTATACATCCTCATCATCTGATGCAAGACATAATAGAAGACACAATACTCGACGAATCGGTACGGACATGCAGGATAATCAAGAAGCATTTGAATCCCTTGTAAAAAGCTATTTAGACAACATATTGTATACAAAAGATGGTGAACCTGAATTAGAAGTTCGATTCGGAACACGCGGAAACTCACTCGGAAAGCACGACTTTGACAACGTAATTCAAAAACTATTATCCCTTCAGTTTACATTTGAGAACAAGAATGCGTATACACTGAAAATGCAAAACGAGTTTATTGATCCAAAAACAGGAAAAGAGCGTCTTTCTCTCATTCGAACTGAAATTAATGGAATATCTGAAATACAAAAGTACTGTAAAACAAATATGATAAACCAAGAACGTCTTCTTCTAACACAGAAGTCATATGCTTCTCGACGTATACAAGATAATGGTAACGATGAAGATGACGAAGGAGGATGGACACAAGTAGCAAGAGGAAATAATGGGGGAGGCGGTCACAAAGAACGCATGGTCGATGAAACTATCCTACCGGTAAACTTTGACGACTTCAACTTTCGCGTTACATATCAGAAGGAAAAACGTATTTCAAATACGTCCACACTTGCTCGATCAATTATAACAACATGGAATGACACCAAAAAAACATTCAGATATATTAACCGTTCAACTCTTGTTCATCCTGACTTTCCTTTTCGGATTGATGTAAGCGTCGTAAAAGAATCGCACAAAGATAAACAGAATTACCGATATGTACCAGAATATACAATTGACGCTGCAAAGGTATTGGATAGTAGTCCCAAGTATGAAATTGAGATCGAAGTCATTAATTCCAGAGTTGGTCCAGGAACCCCATTCAATAATGTAAAGTATCTATGCGCCACACTACGTAAATGCATCAAAATTGTATTATCCGGTATTCAACAAAGCAACTTTCCGATCTCAGTATCAGAAATAAATCGGGTCAAACAACAATACTTTCAACTCATTTATCCAGAGGAGTATAATAGGTTACGCGGAAAGAGAGGTGGTAGACCAGATGAAGATGAAACAACTGATAATAACGACCAAAGTGATGACCAAAGCGACGACCAAAGCGACGACCAAAGCGACGAAGAACAAAAGTATAAAAAAGATACTGAGGATAATCATGTCCGCATTCATCTCTACCCCAAACATTTCATCGGCCCTTCATCATATACACTTCAGATTCATAACATTATGCCAACCAATTCCGACTCCGATACACCATCGATTCGGAGAAATTACACCGTAACTGATAAAGCAGATGGAGATCGTAAACTTCTATTTATTGCCCCGAAAACAGGGCGTATTTACTTGATCGATACAACTATGAACATACAATTCACCGGTGCAACAACTCTCAACCCAAAACTATATAACTCACTTATTGATGGCGAACATATTATTCATGATAAGAGAGGTGAATACATAAATCTGTTTGCGGCATTCGACATCTACTTTCTTCACAAGACAGATGTTCGTACTCGAATGTTTATGACCCAAAATCCCGAAGATATCGAAAGCAATTATCGCCTTTTGTTACTAATCAGTGCGATTAAGAATCTCGAACTGAAGTCAGTTATAAGTACAGATGTTTTACCCCCAATTCGAATCGAGAACAAGAAGTTTCTTGCAACAAGCGAAACAAAATCAATATTCGACTGCTGTAGCATTATCCTTGAAAGAGTCAAGAACGAACTATATGAATATAACACCGACGGACTTATATTTACACCGAGTGACCGCGGGGTAGGCAGCAACACTCCAGGGGATGGACATGCCGGTCCACTTCATAAGATAACATGGGATTACTCATTTAAGTGGAAGCCAGCCATGTTTAACACAAATGACTTTCTTATTACCACGAAGAAAACCCAGAACCAGGAGGACTTTATTGGAAACATCTTCGAGTCAGGTATGAACCTCGCAACTACCAACCAAATGACGCAATATAAGACACTGATTCTGCGTGTCGGGTATGACGAGAAAAAACACGGATATATCAACCCATGTGTCTCAATTATTGAAGACCAGATTCCTGGAAAGAATAATAGTCAGTATTCAATCGACAATGATGATACATATAAACCTGCCCCATTCTATCCGTCATGTCCATATGATGAAACTGCCCATATATGCAACATCCCGATCAAGTATGACTCAGATGGAAATGGCACTATTATGGCAGAAAATAAAGAGATTATTACCGATGAATCCATCGTTGAGTTTAGGTATGATATGACGAAGCCTGAATATTGGAGATGGATACCCATTCGTGTGCGTCATGATAAAACGGCAGAATATCGTTCTGGAATTAAGAATTATGGGAATGCATACCATGTTGCAAATAGTAACTGGTACTCGATGCATAACCCAATCACGACTGATATGTTGACAACGGGAGAGAACATACCTGATGAACTGGCAAATGATGATATTTACTATAACCGCGGAAATAGTGGTAAACATACCGGCACAGTTACTCTCACACAATCGATGCGTGACTTTCATAACTTGTATGTAAAACGAACACTCATACATGGTGTTTCACATATTGGAAATACATTGATTGACCTCGCGGTTGGAAAAGGCGGCGATATTCCCAAATGGATTGCAGCCAAACTCTCTTTCGTATTTGGTATTGATTATTCAAAAGATAACATTGAGAATAAAATAGATGGTGTTTGTGCGCGATACTTGAATTACCGAAAGAAGTTTAATCGAATGCCTGCGGGTATATTTATACATGGTGACAGTAGCCAGCTTGTCCGAAATGGAACTGCCGCTATTACAGATCGATATAAACAAATTACTCGCGCCATATTCGGAGAAGGAGCAAAAGATGTGGACATTCTTGGACGTGGGGTATATAACCAATATGGAAAGGGAGAGAATGGGTTCGATATATGTTCCATTCAGTTTGCGATTCATTACTTCTTTGCAAATACGAAGTCAATGCATGCATTCCTGTGTAATGTGTGTGAATGCACCAAAATGGGCGGATACTTTATTGGAACATGTTATGATGGAGATGCGATATTTGATTACCTTCGCGATGTTGAAGTCGACGAAACCCGCGCAGTATTTGTAAAGGGGTCGCAGGATGATACCGAACCGCGCAAGATCTGGTCACTTAAGAAAAAGTATACACAAACAACCTTCGAGGATGACAGTAGTTCGATTGGATATCCAATTGAGGTATTTAATGAATCGATTGGAAAAACATTCATCGAATATTTGGTAAACTTTAACTACTTAATTCAAATGTTAGAGAATTATGGGTTTGTACTTATTACGCAAGAAGAAGCAGCACAGTTAGAACACCCATTACCGGATGGTACAGGAACATTTGCACAGTTATACAATGCAATGGCGAATGAACTGAAGCGAAATCCAGATAAGTCACGTGACTATGGGGATGCATTACAGATGTCTGCAGAAGAAAAGATGATATCGTTCTTTAATCGATACTTTGTGTTTAAGAAGGTGCGAAATATTGATGGACGGAAGTTGATGTCAAGCTTTCTTGCATATGCTGGTATTCAAGAACAACATGACAGTACAAAGGAAGAGATTGAACGGGCTGAACAGAGGATTGTTTCGGCCTCAACAAACGAATTAAAGGATACAAGTGATAAACGTGTTCCTGATATTTCTAGCGGACCTGCAATTGCAGCCGACCTAATACAAAAGAAAGAAGAAGAGAGAGTGGGCGAAGAATCGGATAAGAAAAAGAAGGCGCGAAATATTGTGTTTAAAATAAAGAGTAGTGATAATCCTGCAGCTGCTATCAATTCATCTGCATCCGCATCCGCTCCAATTGAAATAATTGAAAAGCAGATACGAAAGACGCCATATCCTAGTTCAGATGCTTTGGAACCCGTGAAAAAGGCAAGAGCACCACGTAGAACAAAAAAGGAGATGGAAGATGCGTTAGGAACCGCGAAGGAATCATCGGGAGATGCAAAAGTAAACAAGAAAACACGCAAGATGAAGAAGAGTGACTGACTCGGGTGAAAAATAGGGAACAGGAACTGTAGAAGTGAAGTAATAGTATATGATATGATATGATATGATATGATAGTATATTGATTGGTATAAATAAAGAACCTAAAAAGGTAAATACATATGTAATAGCCTACGTATTTATCTTTTTTTATGAATTATATATCAAAACCATATATACCTACAATACATACGTCAACCAAACATAGTCAAAAAGACCAACCTACATTGCATCATCTACATTCTCGAACTGTTCCAACACGGTCGAGTTGGCTATATAATCAGTCGCTATCTCCCCAAAAAGAACAACTTAACGTCAGTGATATTTCAGATTCCCCTCAATCATATCACAGTAGTCCTGGGGCGAAGTATTACTATAATGCATTGTTGGCTGGATCACATCGAAATAACACGTATACGAATAGTAGCTCGTTTATTGCCAGTCCAGGTTCAGGGGGCGGATTAGCGACGAGCTACAATAATAATACATCCCATAAACATTCAACTACTTATGGACAACACTTCTCTCAAACATCCCATAATCAAATACAGACGGGGACGCAACCTCATCAAACATATTTTCCTCTTCCAAAAGTTTCAGATATCGACCCATATAACATCTGTATTAGTGTTAAAAGTAGTTATAATCCCGATTCTCTACAACAAACCTCAAGTTCGTCATCGTCAGATATTCCAATTGTATCATATTCTATCCATTCGCATATGTGTAAAATAAAGCAACAAATTGAGAAACACAACGATATGTGGGATAATATAAAGAAGTTCACGAACCCATATGAGTTTATACATACGAATGTCCCTGGATATAAAAGTAGTGTAAGTAAGATGCGTCCAATCTCTAGGTCATTTTATAAGATGGTTGAGATTACACAGACCGCGAGGTTGCTTGATAAATATAAATCAAAAGGAATAACGTTAATAACGTCACAGGGTGTAGCTGGTACAATTGGAATGGATGGAACACCTCCTCCAACAAACCGAATACAGACATTTCATTTGGCGGAAGGTCCTGGAGGATTTATTGAAGCGATTTCGTATTTACGAGGTCTTCAAAATACGATACATGTTCCTCAAGTCATGGCACAAACAACTTCAAACACACAAATAAGTAATTGTGTTGATGCAGGATCAGGATCAGGAGCATGCGATGGTGAAAAACCAACAGTTACTACAACGCAGCATTCACACGCATCATCGCATCATAGACACAAGATTAATCTTAATGATACCTATTATGGAATGACGCTTTTAAATGACGACCCAATCTGTCCTGGATGGAAAAAGAGTAAACATTTTCTAGATAATAATCCGAATGTAGTCATTGAGACTGGTATTGACAATACTGGAAACTTGTTATCGATTGATAACTACAAGTACTGTTGTTCAAAGTACAAGAACTCGATGGATATTATAACCGCCGATGGCGGATTTGACTTCTCAGTTGACTTTAATAACCAAGAGCATCTAGCGATAAACCTTATCATCGCAGAGGTATTTTATGCTATCTCATTACAGAAAAAGGGGGGTAGTTTTGTACTCAAAATATTCGACATGTTTTTCAAGAATACGATTGACATTGTATATTTGCTATGTAGTTGTTATGAAGATGTTTCAATTATCAAGCCGTATACAAGTAGAATGGCTAATTCAGAAAAGTATGTGATTTGTAAGAGTTTCAAGTATTCAGATAGTAGTGCGTATATCTCTCGGTTTACTGAATTATATCCTGTACTGAATGGGTACAGTATTTCATCATCGATTATGAATCATTCGACAATTAAGGATGTGGATGATAACGATGTATATATGGGGGGACATGATAATAAATATGGACTTATTGGTAATGAAGAAAGGAGTGACGCATGTAGTGACACATGTAGTGACACATGTAGTGACTCATGTATTCATGAAGTTACCGACAACGATACAAATAATTATGATAATCCCAGCAGTACTACCCCAGACGAAAGGTCTGAAATTATATCTATTCTTATATTTGAGGAGGATGTTTACTTTTTAAGTAAAGTAGAAGATATCAATGCATTATTATGTCAGCAACAGATCGAGAACATAACAAACACGTTATCTCTTATTTCAACAAGAAACACGGAAAGGTTAGAGGGATTAAAGAAAACACATTTACAAAAGTGTATTTCGTGGTGTGAGAAGTACGGAATATCTCATCATAAAATGAATGTCGCGTCTAACATATTCTTGCACTAACGCGTAAAAATAAAGTTCAATAAGTTATCATTATATATAAATAATTGTCTTTTTTTCATTCTTCGTAACTCATTATTCAAATGCTAACAATAAAACGAAAACAAACGCAGCGAAAGATTGAGCAAAAAGAGAAAACATTATTACATGTATCATATAGTACATTAGCGGACTTCAGCTTCAAAGGAAAAGTATTGTATTCGAAGGTATTAGACGTATATGATGGAAATACATTATCATTAACTATCAAGGTGGACGGAACATATCATAAAATACAGTGTAGGTTATGTGGAATTGATAAACCAGACATTCATTCTCCGAACGACATGGAGAAGAATGCCGCACTTCATGCAAGGAATCATTTGATTTATTTACTTACAGGGCAGCGAATACGATTAGAAACATCTCAAAAAGAAATACAAAATATATGTCGCGTAGTAAACTCGATTGTGTTTGTTCGATGTCAAGATTTTGATAAGTATAAAAAACTCTTGGTTGAAGTTGAAAAGAATGATGTAAACATAAGTGGAAAAATGATTATTGACGGGTATGCTGGAGTATATAACGGAACACGAACATGTTCGTGGAGAGATTGGTATCATCCAGTAACTGGATGCGGGGCAGTGTATCCTCTCACTAGAACGCAAGAACCTGATATGCATATTGATGTATCAAACAATAAATAACCCACATATAAGCAGTAATAAAACAACTTACTTATCTTGTATATGTATACAAAATAAGCAATATAAAGTAACAACCGTATAAAGTAACAAGATACCGGTAATGGAAACAGCGTTAAGTTTATTAGTAGGAACATTCCATTTTACAAGAAAAAAGGAGAGATTTCAGACAATTCTAGAACCATTTCAGGCGATTTTACAGATAGGTCTTCTTCGGTACTACCCTCTCGGAACAAAAATAGCAATTCACAATAACATATTAATTATTCAAGACCCAACATATTCACAGCCAGTAACACGTTGGTTTCACAACGATTCTATTGATGATTTATTTTACTTATACAATGTATTTTCAAGGTTCAATAGTTTCTATAGTTTTATGACGTTGTCATCATCTGTACAGCAAGATGAAACAGTCGATAATACAAAGGACAAAGACAAAGACAAAGATAAAGATAAAGATAGAGAGATTGACGCGACAACAACAACAACAAACCATAAACTGTATAAACTTCTGATTCAAAATGCGAAAGAGGGAATAAATAACCTTATTCGAACATATACAACAAGCGAAAAAATACATGTATTGCATACACTGAAAATGTATCAAAGTATGCTGCAAAATCCCGACCTAGTAAAAAATACCGCTCTTGAAGATGATGAACCTCGATCTCGCGGAAACTCGCTTGGTTCGCCAATACCTCCTGACGGTGTATCGAGTGCATTGTCACTACTTACGAACCCAACAGAAGAATCACCATCGATGTTTGCAGCAAATATTGACCATGTATTTATCAAAATTACATCATTATACAGTCAGGAACACTTCAACACTATCTATAATGTCTTAAGTATCATCGAAAATGACAAGGAGAACTACTTACTGTATGTTCATGGATTATCGGACATTCTTACTCCGCTTCATCTTAAAATAAAGAAATGGGTTGATTCAAATATTGTGTTTTAGTTCTTCTCTAGTTTAATCCAGCATGGTTCTCTTGCCGAGTTATGTAATACACCCCGGATCTTTCGAGAGAACTCTGGAAAGTCGATATTTATTTTGACCGTTTGTCCATCAGCGATGTATGTGTTCATTATCTTATATAACTCTTTCACAGCAGGAAATGACATAGTTAATTCAAGTTCAATCAGTTTATTAATAATAATTTTTACTTCCGCCTTTCGTTCTTCGACTGTTCGTTCTACATATGTGTTTTTTGGATACTTTATTTGCTCCGACATGTTGCAATATCGCAGGTTATGTTCAAATATATTATAATCAATAATTTATTTTATATCATTATTTACACAAATAATATAAAACATTTGCTGTGTGTAGTATGCGTTTGCCAGTGCTTACTGTTGCTGTTGCTGCTGGTTTAGCTGTTGTTGCTGTTGTTGCTGTTGCTGGTTAAGCTTTTGTTGCTGTTGTTGCTGTTGCTGGTTAAGCTGTTGTTGCTGTTGTTGCTGTTGCTGGTTAAGCTGTTGTTGCTGTTGTTGCTGCTGCTTGTCAAGCTGGTTTTGTTCCTGCTCCTGTTGCTGGTTAAGCTGTTGTTGCTGCTGTTGTTGCTTCTTGGCTGCGGAAACAGAGCGCTTGATCGATTTGCGAACACGGTGGACCTTTCTCGAGCTTGACTTCTTCGACTGTTTTCGATGATGTGTCTTTGCCATTCTAAAATACTTTTCTATATAATATTATAACAAAAAATAATTATAACAACAATAAAAACAATAACAACAATAACAACTACCATATCGAACTCATACTCCTCCAATACATTCCATCTCTTGTTCCAACATTATATAACCTTCTAAACTCCTTCATTCTACTCAATGGGACATTTGTACGCGTTTTCAAATCTAAATGAGGATTTGTCATTACTTGGACCAACATCTCTCGTTTATTCATCACTTGATGATTCTGTATAGCATAGTACGTATAAAAATACTGAAATGAGATGTTACGTACGGACTCCGACATATTATGATCATTATGGTACTTGTGTAAGCAGTCCTCGCATATAGATAATCCCGTAACATCCGCAAGGTTTTCAGGTAAAGATAACGTTCCATCTATTGAAAACCCATACTTTTTCGAAAATGCTTCATACTGGTCATTTATCTCCGTAATAAACCGATCATATTTACGTATGTCAAGCGGCGACCACCAATCATTCACATTCCCTTTTTCATCATACGTTCGCCCATTTACATGAATTGCATGAGAGAATTCATGGGCAAATGTGAACCCAAAATGCGCAAGATCATACTCAAATCCGCGCATAGTATCATCCACCAACGGCACATTCATATAGCATGTCGGTATATAAATGGAATTACTCGACGCAGTGTAGAATGCATTTACAACATATGATTGTGACCCAGATATTTTCATTAAACTCCAATCAATACGATGCAACTCATCCTTACATCTCCCATCAATCTTCCCAGCCATGAGTGTCGCTGTTCTCCACCGAGAGACCTTACACATATTTCCCCATGCATCCTTCTTATCATACTCTAAATGTGGGTCTGCGAACTCATACGGAGACTCACCTATCACTACCTTCACTGCCCGTATCTTCTTTAATGTACCCTCCTTCGTTTTCGGAGACATCCACTTATTATTCTTTAATCTCTCGATCAATGCCTCGCGAACCATCGTAGACATTTCTTGTAACCTCTCGACCATTTCTGGATTATTATACATACGGTCATACTCTTGGGAAAGAGTCTTTGAATACGCATACGAGAGACCAACAATCGGAAAAAGTTCTCGCGGAAATGATTCAATGCGTCCTCTCACTACTTTATCATTGAAGTTAGTATAAATCGACCGCCACTTATCATGAAAACATATAATTTGACGCAGAAATATGAAATACCAGTAACTTTTCCATTTTAAGGTTGTCCATTCTCTCTTCAACTGGTGGGTCATCTTTTGTAAATATCCAACTTGTGGTGCAACGAACCAACTCGGTATGTTATCAGCGGTATATCCAATACATTCTGCAAACTCTCTCCAGTTTACGCCAGTTATTTCTTCCGATTCAGACGTAAACACATGCGTAAAACCTCTCGTTTTCTTATGAATGAATGAATGAGAATACGTACCAGAACGATTTCCGACTATAGAACTTTTACGGCGACTTTGGACACGTTTCCCCTTGTAATATGTATCATATGTATCATCATAGTTTGTCATTGCGGATAATATATCACACTCAATATCGAATACATCTGTTGCATGTATACCATGCATTTCTTCATAGTCTTCTCCCAAACATGTCGAAAAGATCTTATCAATATATAACAAGTATTCTCTTACCAACGCACGTTTATATGTATTAAAGTTGAAGTCTCTCATATTCAATGCATCACTTATACTATCACTATTCATATTGTTATGAACTCCATTCGCGATAATATCATTCTTGACTGACGTTGTAACATCATCATTACTGTAAACACGATAGTCATATAACGATAATACTGGATACCGAACGTGTGATGTATATACCTTGCTGTTCACTTCATCTGGAAATAGCTCCCATACAATTGGACATGCCCAACTAATCATTTCATTCTGATTAATATATCCTAAAAACTTCCACAGACTTCCGTCATCCACCATCTTTTCATATGTTGAAATATAATCAGATATGTGGCGGGTTACACAGCCTGCATCGAGAGATTGGAGAGATTTATATAATTTGCGCATATTTGCCGCCATTTCAGTCTTTTCTCTCGAAATATAATTTGTAACAAGGTTGAGTGTATTTTTATATACATCATGTTGTAAAAGCTTGAAGTTATCATACTGAGAGATATATACTTGGTCTGGTGTCAATTCCTTCTTAATATTTTTTATCCACTCTTGATTTGCCCATGTGTAAAAGTCATCTTGTGGTGTTACATCGATCGGGTTTTTTATTGCATAAGGCTTGACTTCAGGGTTCTTGCTCGTTGATCGTCTTGCGGATTTTGATTTGACAGGCGTATGTTGTTTTCGTCTCTTCAATGTTTTATTTTTATGTACGATTCGTAACTTCTTCATGTTAAGAAGAGAGATATATTGGTAGTAGTATGGTTATAATAACAATATATTTTAACTAAGTAAGTAGCCACGTTATTGTATGTACGCAACTGGCATAAAGGTATATAATTCTTATACAATAAGTACTTCATTCAATATTACGGATATATAAAATGTGGTTGCACCCGTTTGATAATATGGCGGTTTCATTGTGTGGTCCATTCTGTATTATTCTCTCAATGATAGAAGAGAGAATAATCGCATGTTGTAACTTTTTCCTTAAGAAGAAGCCACGTATCAACGGAATTGTATTCTCTCGATTACCAAATTTTAATTCAACTGATCATAATTCAACAGATTATGATGCAGATATTGAATGGAATAAAGTAGAAACGGAGGATAATCAAAAGGAGGAGAGAGATACGCAGCATAAATGTTTGTCGAGCAAAATACAACATCGTGCAAATAATCTCATTGAGATGGTTGCCGGAAAAAAAGACAACGCAATACTTGAACAGTTACAAATTATATAGATTGCGGAGTATACGATGAAAATGATGATGATGAAAATGATGATGATGATGATGAAAATGATAATGATAATGATTTATTAACACGCAGTAACCGGTCTACGCATAACTCTTCTATACAGTCCACAGTCAATAAAGTTCACCTTATTCTTGATAAAGTATGGCGACCCCATATCACCATGGTATTTTCCGGCATTCGCGGCGGCATCACCATATGCAGTTCTAAATGACGCTCCATTCTTCGTAATTGTATCTAACTTCAATCTCGCAAGACGTGTCCCTGCACTAACTGCACCTTGTACACCGAACTTAAGATTGTTCGGTTTATGTATGGTTACCTCTCTGCATCCTGCACTCGGATTAAGAGGATAGATTCTCTCGCCGTTAGAACAATTCGTAGTATAAAATACTTGAGATCCAGTTGCACTATTAGACGGGTATACTGGCTTAGTTCCATTATAATATGTTATTCCAGGAACCTTGGCACGAGACAACTTTTGCTGGAACGTCTTGCATCTTGCTTGTAAATATGCGGCGGTACTTCCATAATAGGCGCGGCTTATCTTTGATCTAGCACTTTTAATAATTCTAGTCTGAGGACATGAACTCATTGTCTTTGTTTCAAATACACCTGTATTTATTTGGTAACTAGTAGGAAGAGATGGGTTGCCGACTTGAACATACCCGGGGTTCTGAAGCTTGACATCACCCAACGTCTCTTTTATTTTGGGTTCGAAAATGTCTTCTGTTACATATAGATTCTTTGCTGTTCCGCAGCCACAGTCACTTCCTCTAAACACGATACCTCCAGGGGCATTAATGAGACCAATTGTCACTTTTGTTCTGCTTGCAGGGTTCACAGGTTGCAGCTGCTTTCTCCATATTTTGAGAGGCCTCGCCTTTCTTACAGGTCCAATATAATCATTTGTTGAACTTGTTGCCGGGCCATTTACGTTTGGACGAGAGTTTCCAGGGTAAACACTTCGTGTTGTAGTTGTTTTAGTTGAGTTAATTGCTTGTCTGGTTGTAATTAACGTACCAGTTGTTCTTAAATTGATTGGCCTTGAAACATGAATCGACGACATCTTACTATTATATAGTTATGTTTTTTATTTTTTATTTTTATTTTTAGTAATGAAAAAATATCAAAAAAAGAATAACACTGTTATATAACACTTGTAAATGTGGTACAACTCATATGCTACGTCTATTATAAATCTATTCATTTTTTTTGCTGTTATCGTATTTATACTCATACTTGATCATAATATTAGAATACTATTCGTAAAGCATTTTAATAAGTTTAGAGCAATGATTGGACTTCCTGTAACGCCTGCTTCTTCTAAAAATGGTGAAAGCCCTTATGTTATCGAAGGAATGGAATCTGGCAATCAAAGTGATTGTCCACAAGACTGTAAGTCAATACAATCTCTCACGAATAAAATGGACGAACTTATCACTGAAGGAATGAAACTAAAGAAAACGGTTATTGAACATGAAAATATGATTAAACAACAACAAAAAACAATTGAAACATTGCAAAAGAATAAGTGAACGTGACAGGTCGTGCATTCTATTCACGCGCATTCTGTTCTCGTGCATTCTATTCACGCGCATTCTATTCCCGCGCATTCTCTTATTATTTTTTATATCTTCGCTGGTATATAAGTTATTGTATTCTATTTCTACAAATAAGCGACTCATTCAGACAATGTTATTCTCTTACATAGACGATTCAAATGTTCATCCAGTTATTAAATACACACCAGGATTTATTATCATTGGGTTAGTCATTGTTGGTATATTTATTTTACTATTTCATCAATCAGCACAATATGCTGAGGAAAATGACTATTTTTCAAAAGAAAAGGGACAACCCGATAAAGAACCCCCCTTTTCACCAATCTCTCGATGGACCACGCGAGAAGGATTCGAGCCAGGTGCAAAAACAGCGTGCGGGGTGGAGTGTGGTAAGTTCGTAGAAGTTCAAGATAAAATGAACGCATTATCTAAAATAATAAATGAAATTAAACAACAAGATATTTCCATAAAAGAAAATGAAGTTGCACTTAAACAGTTGTCCGAAAGAGTAAAGAATGAAGCAACAAATAAAACAAATGGAAAACCATCATTCTCGAGTGATTCTATGAAATAATATGCCACATCAAATCGGCAATACTATATTGTACGACATAAAAATAATATCATACTAGTATAAGCATCATTATATAGTACGATACATAACATACCGAGTAAATGACAGACGTATTTGATAAAATTAAGGCAGGTTTGGCTGATACTCGTGATGGAATAATGGGTCCAGGATATGACTATTGGGCCAACATAAAACCACCCAATGAAATGGGTATGAGCGAGAATGGGTCTCTCGGAACTCTTGGTAATAATATATCGGGTCTCATAAGTTATGTTCAAGTTCTTGTGTCTGGAAACGGCGAAGCAAGTCGTCCAGGAGGTCCTCTAGGAAATAAATTCTTTCTTAAAACTGCTGCAAAATGCAAGGAAAGTACTGTTGAAGAATATAATAAGAGCAAGACTGAAGAAGTATCAAACGATGATAAGAATAAAAAGGAGGATAAACTTGTGGATCGATACATTTATATTAGTAATGTACCTGATGGAACGATCCCATTTATTTCATCTGGCATGGGTGGTGCAGGATTCTCAAATCTTAAGGGTCTTATTCCTGGCACGATGGGAAACTTGACTGCACTATCTCCTTTTCCGCTTTTTCAATCATTCTCAATTGGAAACCATCCTCATTGCGCACAAATAACGATGGAAACGGTTGGAACACAGAACCAGAGAGGAACCGAAACACATCATCTTGCTCTCGCTGATGTCGAAAACATGAATGCATGTTGGTTTTTAGATAAAGTAAACCCCGTATCTAGACAAAGGTGTCGAGAGCTTTTTACAAAACAAACTACCATACAAAATAATGTTGGGTATACGAATATTCAGAGAGATGTTGTCAATGAAATTGAAGATGGTTCTAGTCCGTGGGTTGGAGATAACGCGGGGTCATCTGGACTCGCATATAATAATGCTAAGGAAAGAAGCCCCCTCGGAAATAGCAATACGATTATGGCTGTTGGTGCGAACTATAACCCAATTATGGCCGAGTACTCCAAGTATGGAGAACCGACATATCAGAATAACAAGAAGGTAAAACACGCACGCGACAAAAAGCCATCACTATATGATTATGGACAAAATGATTATAGCTCTTTTTACAAAGTGAACCTACATGGAAATGGACTATTACAACATACTCAATATGATGATGAATCATCATCATCATCGAGTGAATCAGGTTACTCGTCAGACTCCGATTCCGACTCCTCAGCATCATCTTTCCCTTCTGGACCTTTTACTGGAATAGAAACACCTGTAGATGAACTGCTGTATAAAATGAATAAAACCATCAAAAAATTGTCTAATATGATAGATAAAACAAACACGCCGATTCTATCTGAAAGTTCAGAGGAGGATAGTGACGCAATTACAAAAGTATATTATGCATCGATATCTTTGGTCTTAATGTATATTTTATATAGAACACTCTTTGTAAAGACGAAGAAGTAACTATTTATGTTATCATATTTCTCTCGGCGACTTTTCTCTCAAATATATCAACTATTTTGGAATGATTCTATCAATAAATAGTTGATATTGTATACGTGATTTATTTACTGTTGCTGTTGTTGCTGTTGCTGATTCTCTTGTTGCCGCCTTTTCTTTTCAGTACGATTCTTTTTATATCTTCGGTATGACTTAAAACTCTTTTTTACTTTCCTTCCTCCAACTCTCTCTTTTTTATTCTCTTCTCCCATTACAATACTACTTATAGTAACCGGTTCACTCGATGGAGGTAATTGTTTAACTGTGTCTGATGAAGTAGGTTCAGCTGATGGTTCAACTACTACTGGCGGTTCATTGGTTGTTTCAGATAATAAAGGGGCGACCTCTTGATTATTGTTATTAGAGAGAGGTACTTCTTTGTTTTCCTCTGATACCTCTTCCTTCGGGTTCTCTTCCTCTGGTACCTCTTCCTTCGGGTTCTCTTCCTTTGGTTCCTCATCCTCCAGTTTCTCTTCCTTCAGTGCTTCTTCGTTTTCCTCCGATTCCTCTTCCTGTGGTTCCTCTTCCTCCGGTACTTCTTCGTTTTCCTCATCTTCCGGTTTCTCTTCATCCTTCGTTTCCCCTTTCTTCAATTCACTAGTAACAAGTTCTGTACCTACAACCGCAGTAGCCGCCCCAATTGTTTGTTTGAGAGAATCAATCAAGTTCTTCATTTTTTCAGGGTCACTCGTTCCACTTCTGGCCTTGAAGTCTTCAACCTCTTGTTTAAGTAAACGATTCTCTCTAACTGCAAGTTCATATTTGCGTGTTAACTCTTGTACACTTGATAATACTTTCTGAATATTTGACATGTCTAAATCGTTGTTAGATTCAGATGAATCAGTTGAAGATATGATTGGTGCAGGTGGTAGGTCTACTTCAGAAGGTTTATTCGTATCAGCAGGGGTTGTTGCATTTACAATATCATCTTTTAATTTAGTTAGTCCTTCCATCGCATCATCGAGAGGTGACGTACCTGTAGGTTTATTATCTTGTTCCTTCTTCTCTTGTTCTTCCTTCTTCTTCTCTTCTTCCTTTTTTTTATTCTCTTCTTCGTTCTTCTTCTTCTCTTCTTCCTTCTTTTTATTCTCTTCTTCTTCGTTCTTCTTCTCTTCATTTGTATCTTTATTTCCAAAAAGTGTATCAAAAAACCCTGGTGTTTCACCAGGGGTGGGTGGCACTTTATTTACTTCAGATACACTACTAGCTACAGGAGGTACACTACTAGCTACAGGAGGTACATCCGCTCCACCTAGCTGTTGCTGTTGCTGTTGCTGTTGTTGCTGTTGCTGTTGCTGTTGCTGTTGTTGCTGTTGTTGCTGCTGTTGCTGTTGCTGTTGTTGCTGTTGTTGCTGCGGTTGCTGTTGCTGTTTCTGTTTCTCTTCCTCCTTTAATAATTGACTCTGTTCATTTAAAAACTGAAAAAATCCACCATTACCCTTCCATTTCGTGCTTTGGGTTTTCTTGTGTCTACTTATAATTGCATTAATAATATCATCACTATTATATTTTTTGTCTCTTAATTTGTTCTTTAATGTTTTGGGATGTGACTTATTCACCATTTTATATAATAATAACAGAAAATTATTATATAACATGTATACACTGCATATATGTTACGTAATCAAACACACTCATAAGTGTATTGACACATATCATTTATTTAGATACGAACTCTCTTGTACAATTCGAGAGCAACCAAACCACCGGCAACCTGGGCAAGAATGTAAGGCAACAACTCAGCCTTGCTCAACTTACCAGCGATAGCCATCATAATGGAAACGGCAGGGTTGAAGTGACCACCAGAGATGGAACCACCGACCATCATGGCGATGGCAAGAGCAGCACCAATAGCGATGGCATTGCCAGTGGCAACGATCACGTAAAGGAAGAACAGAGTTCCGAGGAATTCGACTAAATACTTGTTAAACATTGTTTATTCTTTATATAATTAAATAACAAAAAATTAAAATAAAAAATGATAAATGTTTTCCTCTTTTACCCAGACATAAAACTATTGTTGGCCCCTTTCTTTTTCGGCGCAACTGAACCACTTGAACGAACACGTCGCAACGCATCTCTCTGAGTATTTACATTCGGCGACTTAAACGTCAAATAATTGCTTCCTAAAGGAACATGAGTTGAACTAACCCCGATTGACTGGATACGTCTTGATTGAATATATGTCGATGAGTCTTTTGATGTAAATACTTTTATTTTACGATTAAGTAACGCGTTATAATCTACACTTGCTTGTCCAAGGTGTCCTGCTGTACGTAAATACGCCGCGCGATTAGTAGAAAAAAGGGAATCACCCGCTGATGGATAAAATTGCGGCGGCATTCCAACTGTTCGATAATATGGGGGAACAGGAGCAACCGGAACAACAGGAGCAACCGGAACAACAGGAGCAACAAATGGGGTCATCGCACTCCATGTAGCTAATGTATTTACAACTGTCTTAGGTACAGTACTTGAATCTGTTAATAATGTACCCGAGGTTGTCGCTTTCAGTAATATTTTAGTGTTTGCGACAGGAGTAATCGGTGCAGTAGGTACAACATACGATGTTCCACTATACAATGCCGTTCCTTTTACCCAGTGAAAATTGGTTATATTTCCACCGAATGATGCGGCTGAACTTGCCGTAGACTCATTTCCAATCGTAAGAGGCGTTGATGCATTATTTATGTTAACACTCGCAGTAACAGTTACAATTCTTGTTCCATTACGATATACATTAAAGACTCCAGTTTGTCTACATATCGCAAAGTGGTCCCATACATTACGATAGTTTGTAATTAAAACACTTATTAGAATACCAGATGCACCCCATAAGTATAATCTTCCTCCCTCAATAGACACCGCAAACGCTGCATTTGGATATGTGCCAATCGAAAAAGGCCTAGGTGCCAGGTTAGTAGATGTTAGATATTGAAACCATTCTACAGTAAAGTCGCCTGTTCCTAATTGAATATCAGCATCATTTGCAATTGTTAATACATTCGTCTGACTTCCCGGAAATAATATACTACCCATACGATGTTATTACTATAACTAAATATATAACTAAATATATAACTAAATATATATAGTGAGTGAATATTTATACTACCGAAAGTTACAATGACACGATTCATATAATTCCCGGTGCAGGTGTTCCATTCATTGTATAATCCTCGCGGATTGTCGAAAGAGGACCGAGTAGTGTATTCTTAGGACGTTCTATCCAATAACTAAATAGTTTTGATCGTGTGGTTGATGTTTGTTCTTCGCCTGGTGAATGCATGGTATTGCGTCTCTCTATTGATTGTTCTTTTCCGGCATTACTCGATTTATCTTCTTCATCGGGATTTGTACAGCAATAACGACACATAAGATCAAATGGTAAACAAAGAATCTTACACAATATTACATCAAGTAACTCACACATTTATCAGAAGTATATTCAAAAGTATAGTCCGAAGTATATTCAGTATAATTCATATATTATAATCATACTGAAGTCAATATTTATATATTTTTACGATTAACTGTTGTCACCCTTTAATGCCTTATCCATCTAAACACGCTTTGAGCGCCATTATTCGCACCGCCATACCCAGCGTCGTTGTAGTTCTTATTTACAGCACGATTCTTCTTGTATGTAACATACACCGAGCTGTCATATACATACTTGGGGTTGCAAGTAGCAGACGGGATATTTGTAGCATCTGGAGCCGAGTTAACTGCACCAGCAGAACCACGCCACCCAGCAGTAATACTTGAGCGGGCTGATGTAACTTGATTTGAACCACCTGATGAGTAATATTGACGTGAGAGGTAATCACCTGCGTTGTTTACTATTCTAAAAGGAGTAGCCGCTGGAGCATACCCATTAATATTCTCGCTGGCAGCTTTTCCATTCCACGCTTTGCGCAAACTAAAACGAACAGTCTCAAACTGAGAACTTCCATTCATTGTTCCTGAACGAACAGGACGAGGCGCAATGCCTTTTATACCACCACCTAAATTGGACATTTTATATATATATCAAAGGTTATTAATTATGCGTGTATGTCGAATATAATATACTACAACAAATAATTTATTATACTCGTTCAATATTATGAATATGTTACGATCTCTCCTAAAACGATCAATCATTACGTTAGTTATCCATTACTCATATATTTATTAAAAGTTAGGATCATCAGCCTCCTCCTCAGCAGCAACAAATCTGATACTTCGCACAGGAGTACGATGGTTGCCATCATCCCCATACGGTCCGCCTCTTACTCTTCGGCTTGGAGTCATAAATACATTTGTAGGTGGTTCATTCTCATAATCATTATACATATTACTTTGCTGAGTTCTTTGCGGAGTTCGTTGAGTTCTTCTTCGGCTTGGCAACCTTGTCCGAGGGGGAGTTGTAAGTTCGGATGTGGTGTTATCAGGCGAGTTGGGTAATGCAGTGAATACACGACGTATTCTATTTCGATCCGGTGTTTTCAACATATGAGGACTGGGTGTTTTGTCTAACTTCAATAATGATTCCAAAGAGGTAGGTGTTCTTCTAGGAGTATCATTAAAAATAATGGGAGTACGTACTACTGGTGTAAACTGTTGTTGCCGTCTCTCTTTCAATGGTGTTTTTTCAACAACCTCTCGTTTATACATATCAAGTGCATGCTGTTGCTCTTCTAGTTTACACATACCTTCTTCAATCTCTCGCTCAATCTTATAAAGTTTATCTTCATCATCTGATGTTATTTCTTCCTTACGAGTGATTTCATGATACTTTTTCCTATTTTCTTTTATTTTTTCATTAACTTTATCCATCGCACTAACTGCTTCATTTATTAGTTCGACGGGATTACTTACTTTCGTTGAAAACTCTCTAAACGCATGAGAAAAAGCTTCGCGCCACCCACTGCTCCTCCATGCAGTCCTACATGCTCCGCGTATCATTCCGCCTCGGTGATGAGACGACCTCCGTGTAATCCTACTCTTACCCCTCCGTGTATGTTGCTTTATTGACCTTCTTCTCCTCCTACTTTTTACACTTTTGGACATCTTCATTCTCTATTCTCTTACATTATGATAACATTATCTTGTATGTATTTTGGTATATTTTACTTGACTACAAAGAACACCTCTATCATATCATTATGTAATAATTCTCGGGGCAACATTCATAGTGAGTAACTCTTGAAATAGTAACTTGCAAGCATAAGGTATTTGTACTAGTGCAAAGTCAACCCGATTATCGCATGTCTTGCAACAGTGAATATTCATCTCTGGGTTAAATGCCGCAATCAACCCGCATCTTCTACATATATTTACCTCATACTTATCAGATGAATCGTACATACGTCCTCGTGTAAATCGAACTGCACCGTGTGCAATCATTGCATCACGCTCCATCTCTCCGAACCTATGTCCACCATCCCGACTTCTTCCCTCCGCTGGCTGATGCGTAAAGTTAACCATCGGTCCAATGGAACGACTATGTTGTTTATCATTCACCATATGCTTCAACCTCTGATAAAACACTGGTCCAATAAATATGTTTGATTCGATTTGCTCACCAGTTAACCCATTATACAAAAGCTCATTTCCGGTAGATTCATATCCCAACTTCACTAACTCCTTTCGAATATCCTTAATATCAAGATCGCCAAATGATGTTCCATCTCCGAATAACCCAAGATCGATTAGTACTTTTCCAAGTAGTGTTTCCTTTAACTGTCCAATTGTCATACGAGAAGGAATCGCATGTGGGTTAATAATAATATCAGGGCGAACTCCGTCTTTTGTATAAGGCATATCACATTCTGGAATGATATTCCCGATTGTTCCTTTCTGACCCATGCGAGAGGATACTTTGTCACCAATAACTGGCTTTCGAAGAGTGCGAATCCGGACTTTACAGAAACAATACCCTTCGCCATTGCTATCGATATAACTCTCATCCACATACGACTCCTCTGTTGTGTTGTAGCTTCGCGACGCATCTTCGTATTTAATGACCTTTGTATGATCGTTCCTGTTCTCTTTAATCGGAATTACCTTACCCATAATAATATCTCGTTTCTCAATGAGAGTATTCTTCGGCATAATTCCGCGGTTATTGATCTTGTCATAATTCCCAAACTTCATTCCCTTTGTTTTCGACGGATCTGGACGACACCTGACCTCCTCATCACCATTAATCTTCTTGTCTTCGTCCTTCTCGGTATGATAAATCGTGGCAAGAAACATACCACGGTCAAGCGATCCCTGATTAACCAACACACTATCTTCCTGGTTATATCCAGTGTATGACATAATTGCAACCACAAGTGGTGAACCAGATGGGATCTTGTCTAACTGAATCATCCCCATTAGACGGGTATCAACCAATGGTCGCATCGGGTAAGTAAGAACGTATGCAGTCTTATCCATACGCCGCGCATAATTCGTTACATAGACACCCATTGCTTGTTTACCCATCGCTGATTGATACGTATTCCTAGGTGCCTGATTATGTTCGGGAAATGGAATACATGACGCTAAAATCCCGAAGATGGTACTCGGATGAATCTCACAATGAGTATATTTGTATATGTTACTTGCACCGCCTACAGATGTAATACTCGATGTTGTACCAATTCCATTCTTCTCGTATAAATGGGATGGTCGCATTGCAACCATACTAAAACTCTGCTCATCTGGATCAATATACTCAATCACTGAATGTATAATTCGCGCATCAGTAAGCAAGTCATTCCACCCAAGACTACGCGACTGTATACCACGAATAATATCAGGAGTGATATATAACTGTGTATGATTATCCCTGACACGTAATAATGGTCGCGTCAGTCTACCTGCGTCATTGTATATACGGATTTCTTGTGCGGCATAATCAAATACTACGGCGGTATAAATATTGATAATACCGCGATGTTTCTTTTCTTTGAACGCGCGATACAACTCCATCGCATCATCTGTTACGCCTACCCATATTCCATTTATAAATACCTTCACGGCCGATGATGCATCGTTTGGTGTAATCATATCCACGCGACGAATATACTGATCAATCTGTGTGTGCAAAGACTCTGGACTACTCGGAGTAGTGACATGTGTCATATAACTAATGTTTTTTACAACACCAACACTACCACCTTCTGGCGTTTCAACTGGACACAGAAACCCCCACGATGTGTTGTGTAATTTACGCGGAGGAATTAATTTCCCGCTTTTATCAATCGGTGTGTTGATTCGTCGCAAATGACTCAAACTTGCGGAATATGTTAACCGGTTTAACACCTGAGCAACCCCGACCTTGTTGCTATTCAGACTCTTAATACCAAAGTCTCCGGTTGACAAGGCACGTTTAAGACCATTTTCAATCGTAAGCGATTTAATCATTTTGTACATGTTTGTCGGATTGATAATATTTACATAATCATCTGTTGAGCGCCATGATCCAGTGTTTATCTCGCGAATTACTTGTTTTATCATGTCCTTCACCACTTTATTGAAATAGTTTCGGAACAAGTTATTCAATAGTGAACCTGTGAGGTCAACGCGTTTGTTCAAGTATGAGTCACGGTCATCCTGTTTTATGATATCGAAACTCGCGCGCAATAGTTTGCATGCCATATATCCAAGAAAGTAGACTCGTTGTTTGTGTGTCTGACAATGTGGAAATAAGTCATTATTAATCACCTCGAGTGCAAACTCGCGCTTTTTTCTTGCACCCGACTCCTTATCCATATTCAGTGGAGTAAACATGACATTTGATGTAACCACCTTGAGGGCATCTTCTTGTGTCATCACATCATTTGCGTCGATAATAGAACCCTTTAATGCCTCTAGTACCTGTTGCATCTTTTCATCACCCAAATTAAGTACAATGTGTTCGCATATTTCCTTGTCAGATAATAATCCAAGTGCGCGAAACACGATGAACAACTTAAGTGGCTGTTTTACACGCGGAATCTGAATATAGATCGGATGACCGAACCCATTATTCTTGTTTGCGATCATCATGTTAATCTGTTTTGGAGAAATACATTTATAGTCTGGTACTGACTTAATTTCGGCGATCCAGCTCCATTTATTGTTTCCTTTCGACACATTGAAACAATACACTTTGTTTTCAGCCGCTCTTTCCTGTGCTAACACTGTTTTCTCGCTACCATTGATAATAAAGTACCCTCCTGCGTCATGAGGACATTCACCAGTAACCGCTGTACTAATGTGGGGGTTTTGTGTAAGTACGCAAATGGATGACTTCAACATAATTGGGAGTTTTCCAATATGTACCTTCGGTATTGTTTTATAATAATTTTGAATATTGTCGAGGTTTGGTCCGGATCGAACAATATATTTAATAACTAGATCTACCGTCATGGTTGATGAGTATGTAAAGTTACGTAGACGTGCCTCTTGTGGATACATGATTTTTGTTGCGCCATTATTCTCGTGGATTTGAGGACGATAGAGGTTGAAATGTTCAAACTTTACCTCTACTTCTAACCGATATTTATGTGATTCTTTGTCATAATCTTGTTCAGAACAAATTGTTACAGGGTTAAACATTTCGATAGTACGTGGTATCTGATTATTTACAAAGTCATTATATGACTCGATTTGATGACGAACCAGTTGTTCGAGATGTCGTCCTTCAAAATAAGAACCAAGAATTGTCCATGGCTCTTCAATATACTGTTTGAGTTGTTCGGATTCGTCCATTATAAGTGATTCATCGTTACTACGGTAATCACATGATTCTTGTTTTTCGTCTGTTGATACTGAGTCTATACCAGAAACGGTGGCCGATGTAGCCGATACCGCCGATGCCTTTTTTCCTCGTCTCTTCTTGTTTGCTTCTTCAGTTACATGATCACATGGAATATCGTTCTTATATCTCGGATTTAATTCTTCATATTTCATCGTTACCTCCTGGCTGTCATGCTGATCCTGATCTTGATACTCATCTGGTTCATCAAATGTAGCAACAGTAACAGTAGCCGCAGTAGCAGCAGTAGCTGATACAGTAGTAGACGACCCATCAACCATCTTCTTCTTACTCTTAGGAACTCGAATTGTCATAGTTTTCTCCATTTGATTGTGTTAATCGTGTGATTGGTCTTATTTACTAACTGTGTAAACAGCTATTATTCATTTCAATTTATTTTTATGTAGTAATAATCAGATATTATATTGTACAACGATATAAATATAGGGACTCATATACCTATAGCGAAGCGAAGCGACTTATTGACTTCGTGTCCTTATATCATGTCAACCTCAACAGGAAATGATCCAAATAAGCCAGGAGGGTATAAAAGGTTTTGGAAGAATAAAAAATATTATAATCAACAACAGATGCTGAAAGAAGATAATACAACTGCATCAAATAATGTAAAACTTCCATTATTCTTTTCTAAGAATGATAAAAGCCACCTGAAACAAGAATGTCCGATTCAGTTTGGTTATAAGGACGAAGCAAATACCGGGGCGAAACATAGCTCTGATATTTCAAGAAACGAGGATGTTGACACAATGGTTTCTCAGTTACACAGTTATTTACAGAAGAATAACAATACATATATTTTTCAGGATAAGGGGTTTGCAATGAAGTTCAGTGGCGGTACCATGGTTACCCCTCCTGGAAGTGTAACTGCAGCACCTACTGCAACTACAGCACCTGTAACTGCTGCACCTACAGCACCTGCAACTACAGCATCATCATCTTCTTCAAATATAAAATTAAACATATTTGCACCTGAGTTTACCCCATTATGTACAAGCGATGTTACACCCGTTCAGTCCCAACCGACATTGGTTGCGTTTACATTTAAAAATCCATTCGCTATGCCGAATCAAACATACCTGCCACCGAATCCATTTACTGCCCCAGCCCCGCCCCCAGCCCCAGCCCCGGCTCCTACACTTTCAACACAACACCCCCTTAATCAAGAAAAAAAATACATTGAAATAAACGAAGAAATAAAGTCAATCGATGATCTAATTTCAATGTGTGATAAATATCCGATGACTCCAAATATAGAATATAATATAAATATGAAAGCAATTCATGATATTCGCGAGCCGTTAGAAGATCTTCAAAAAATGGTTGGAATGTCATCACTTAAATGCAATATTATTGACCAAATATTGTACTTTGTGCAAAATCTGCACGTTGCACCAGAAGAAAGAAGCAAATTAAAGGAAGCACAGGCACAAGCACAGGCACAAGCTACAAAAAACATACAACAGCAACAACAACCATTATTCACATTTACTGACAAACCTCTATCTGGAGCAAATACAGACTCAAATGTCGCAGCCGCCGCCCCCGCTCCCCCTGGTGTATCAAACCAAAATCAACTATTCACGTTCCCTACACTGACCACGTTTCATATGAAAAGCTCTGAACCAACAAAAGAGACAGATATTCTTAGCAACATATTCTCAAATGCATTATACAACATACAGAAAGAACAGGACCTACTGAAGAAGGGGAAAAAGGGGGCATCTTCTGGCGACTTTATGCATACAGTTATATATGGTCCACCAGGAACAGGTAAAACAGAGGTAGCTCGAATTATGGGTAGGATTTTTAGTCAGCTCGGTATTCTTAAAAAGAAAACATTCAAGAAAGTAACTCGACATGACCTAATCGCAGGATACTTGGGCCAGACTGCAATGAAGACACGCGATGTAATAAAGGAAAGTCTAGGTGGGGTTCTTTTTATTGATGAAGCATATTCACTCGGAAACCCAGAAAAGCGCGACAGCTTTGCAAAAGAATGTATAGATACACTCTGCGAGGCATTAAGTGATCACAAAGATAACTGGATGGTTATTATTGCTGGATATGAAAAAGAGCTGAATGATTGCTTTTTTAACTATAATGAAGGTCTTAATTCTCGTTTTACATGGCGTTTCAAACTAGACAGCTATAAATCAGATGAGATGAAGATGATATTTCTTAAAAAGGTTGCGGAAAATGGATGGAAAATAAAGGAGAATGAAAATATACCAGATGAATGGTTTCAAAAGAACAATGACTATTTTACATTTTATGGACGAGACATGGAAACTCTTTTTGCAAAAACGAAAATAGCACATAGTAGACGAGTGTTCTGTTTGCCGGAGAAGGATAAAACGCAAATCACGATGAAAGATTTAGAAAAAGGATTTGAACTCTATCTTCAAAACGATGAAGTGAAAGAGCGGAAAGAGAAAAACACAATAAAATATCAAGGCAGCATATACTTGTAAATGAATATATGCATTTCACCTCGGTTAAATATATCTAAATAATTTGTTATTTACATATATCAGTAGATACATAACGCCCCTCCGTGCGACATCATTTATACTAATCATATTAATCAAGAAAATATGTCGTCAGAAGTAAAAAAAACAATTGTTATAAATAAGGTACAGACTGATAAAAGATCTACCACTGCTAAAAAACCATCGGCACCTCGTATCAAACCAAATGCAATTATTCGTCCAAATACATTGAAAAAAACATTACTGGACCGAATTAAACTTCATCAAAAGAGGCAAAGCGAACATCGAAACAATGGTGGGAACATTCCTATTATTGCATCGGAGTCTCTTAAAACTGAAACGGAACCTGACAAACAGTTTTCGAATGAGTTTGCAGAGTCAATGAGTTTTTTACAGAATCTTGCGATGAAACGTCGAAATAAAAATGCATGCCGAACAATGAAACATCGAGAACATAGAAGTCATAGACATAATGTATCAGTGAATAATAACACGATGGCTGCGGTGGCTGCTGCGGCGGCGGCTACTGCGATGGCAAATTATCAATTAGGAGTCCAACAGCCCCCTTCGACAATGATGATGCCACAAGCACAATTACCACAACCACTATCACAACCACTACCACAACCACTATCACAACCACTACCACAACCACTATCACAACCACCACAACTCCCTCATCCGATGATAATGATGCCGCAGCAACAGCAACCAATGGTTCCTATGCCTCTTGTTAGTATTCAAGCAGTTCCTCCTGTTGCCCCAATGATTGAAAACGTTGAACTTTCAATTCCTCCCACAAATCAATCAGTTACATCCCCCCATTTATCGCATTCTTCTTCTATATGTGATGTATCATCGCCACATGACTCCTCTAACCCAAATCCAGATGACTCATTCAATGCAACGAATGATAATAAAGTGACAGAAGATCCAGATATTACAGTAGAACCACCTTCTATTTTTATTAAACAGGATCCTCCTCATGGTTGTTTAAAGGGTGGTTCAAAACCCACATTCCGTGAATGGCTGAATAAGTTCAAAGCATCTCCTGTGAATACAATAACAGAGTACTTACATGGGGGTGAAACTGGCAGCAACGATGACTCAACAACGAATAAGAAAAATGCTGATGACACCGGGGATGATGATGATGGATGGGAAGATGTGGACGATGATACAACTACAAAAAAAGACTCTTCATCAAGAAAAAACACATATAAAATAGACCCAACACGCATCAAGGGGGTTCGAATGAAAATCCGCCAAACAGTTACTAAAAAGTTTCGGGTTGGAAAATACAATAATACAGTTGGCGTATTAATTAAAAATAAAGATACTCAAAAACATCTTCAAAAAGAACACCTCTCTCTTAAACAAAAGTCAATCAATGAAATTAAAAAGTTCTTATATGACAAGAGTCTATTGAAAATCGGATCAACTGCACCTCCTGATGTACTTAGACGTATGTATGAAGATGCAATTTTGACTGGAGACGTGGTTAATACAGGAAGCGGGGTTGTTCTTCATAACTTTTTATCAAATGAACACTAATGTGACTTAAATACACAGTATATATACTAATATAAGTAGCTGTATCTATCTTCATATTACCGTATCCACGTGTTACTGTATTAAAGTATTAAAGTATCAAAGTAATGCCTACGTTCCGATATAATAATGATTCAAACTATTCATTCGAAGTAACGCCTGAAACAACAAGATTAACATGTAACTCATTTTCACAAACAACCGGATTATGGGAAAGCGATGAAATCACATATTTTTACAAAAATGTTCCAACGAATAAGCCAGTAAATATCGTTGATATTGGCGCACAATCCGGATTATATACACTTTACTCTAAGTTTCTCCCATCTGCCACATTTTATGCATTTGAACCATTTCCATCATCATTCAAGCTATTAAATGATAATCTTGAATTGAATGATATTAAAAATGTACACACATATAATCTTGCTATTTCAGATAACCCAGGAAAGATGACTCTTAATACATGTGCATCACATAATGGGTTACATACACTTGGGCCGACCCCAATGCGATTTTCCGACATTGTTCCGATCGAGGTTGAAGTAACGACGATTGATCATATGTTTTATGAAAAGCATATTCCAGTACATTATATGAAGATCGATACCGAAGGATGGGAATACAATATATTAAAAGGTGCTGAAAAAACAATCATGGAATATCGCCCTTCAATCCAGTTAGAATGGAATATAACAAATATGAAACAGTGTGGCGTACACCCAGACGAGTTAATGAATTATATTATTCATGTTCTTCGTTATAAAGAAGATAAGCATCTCACTAACGAGGAGTTATATATTGTTCCGTGCGACTAATTAATTGTGTCACAATCCGTGTTGCTATCTCATCCATGTTGCTATCTCTTATACGTTTTTTACTATATACGTTATAGTAAAAAATTGAAATACATATTTACATATATGTGTACATTAATCAAATCAATGAAACTCTCAACCAAGGACTCAATACTAAAAGAAATACAAGCTGTCATTCGTAATCTTGATAACATACCGCCTCCTCCTACGTCTCTCTCAACCATACATGAATCCACGCGAAAACCAACGGATGAAGAGAAGAAATACTGGGTTCGTCGTGTAAAATATATGTCGGAGGCAATAAATGTACTTATTTCAATACGGCACCTTTCTCCAAGTCAACAAGCAGAAGTATATCATGATCCCATGTATAAATCACTTGCTACAAAAATGAATGAAAAAGAGACCCCATATAGTGCTGTTCTTCAAGAAAAAATGTATTCTATGCTACAATAATACAATCATACAATAATACAATAGATGTAATGTGTTGTTACCCTCACTCTCTCTACCCTCTCTCTCTACCCTCTATGTTTGCCCACTCTTTTTTTTCAAGTTTCCAATTGATACCCATTCATTCGTCTCAACCTCCCAATACTTGACATTACCATCTGTCCATACATTTTCAATAGACCCAGTACGACATTTCACCTCGTTTGCATGCAACACCGCAAATTGATGAAGCGTGTCATATGCCAACCCACTTTTAGTACCGTCCGGACGTTGTTTAATAATTATATTCTTGCTTGCATCATATATCGCATATATCGTACGTACCTTTCCATCCTGCATAGAAACATCATGACGTAATAATGTTCCGTCTGGTAAGTATTTCTGTTGATTCCGCTTCCCTACAACATTCTTTCCTTGTCCTCCAGGAACAGACCCTTTCTTCTCTTTTTTTGTGGTAGATGATGCAGTGGTTGAATAACTAGATACGCTACTATTATCATCGTCATCCTCTTCATGATATGTCTCATCATATATGATTTGTGGTTCTTCATCTGGAGTATGTGCGGATATACCCTCGCCACTATTTTCATTAGAGGATGATTCTACTGTCTTGGAACTTGTATATATTGTTTCGCGTAATGTTTTCATCTCATCATTCAGATGCATAATCATGCTGTTTACACTTCTCTCACTACGGTATTTTTCACCATAGTAGTAAATTATATCCTTATCATTATTATCGAACTCATGTGATAGAACTGTTTTTGAAGAACCGTATAGTTGAGGACATGAAAATATTGAGGTAGATGGCTGTTGCTTAGGAGGAGGAGGAGGGGGAGAAGGGGGCTTAGAAGGGCAAATCATACACCCATAACTTGACCTTGGCATAAACGACTCACCATAGAAAAATCGAAACATATTAGTATTTATAATATATGATAATTCGTTGTGTAAATAAACATCGAATTATCTCTTTATATCTTTACATATATTTGGAATATTGTTCATAATCATATTCATATTCATATTCATATTCATATTCATATTCATAATCTTCATACCTTATCCAGGTAAACTATAAAGTGCAAACCCCATAAATACATGATAAAGTGGCATGTAGAGTGCATACTTTCCACGTCGAATCTCTACACCTCTCGGCTCACTTAACAACATAAATACCACCGCCATAAACATATTCAATAATCCAATACCAGACAAATATCCGCCATTATCATATAGAGTATGTATGATACGCAAGACAATTGACGTGTGTGCCAGTGTCCCTTCAACCCGTTGATACACATCCATAAACAACTGACGGGTAGTACCCTCCTTGTCTAGATGAAACCGCCACGACACTACAAATGATGTCAACGCCAACCATAACTCCATGTAGTATCCACTATAAAACAAACTTACCATAAATGGAATATATGCAGCCAACGATACTGCACACATATCCGCCGATGATAACGCCTCAAAAACCTGATAATCAGAATCACTAATTGGAAACTCTGCATATTCGGGTGTGATCGGACCACGCGACCCCAATTGTTTTTGTAAACATGTTGTAGCATCTTCCAATGACATAAACTGGGGGTCAATAGGTAACCCAAAATACGCTTCACGCGTCGAGTAATCAAGTATAAGCGGATACACCTTATAACCACACTCTTTCGCAATATAATAATATCCGGATCGCCATTCTCTCTTGTAAATATGCCCTTTCGGCGAAATCATAAGAAGTCTCGGGGACTCCTTCGTAGACGGAACCCTCTTAAACTGTTCAATAATATCCTTTGTCGAATTATTTTTCTTTGTACCGAGAGGTGGAGAATAAATCGGATTCAATAACCATCGAACCAAAAAGTAATACCATACTTTCAATGCAGGCGACACAATTGGAACCATATTCTTCACCTGTTTATAGTGTATTTTATATGCAACAAATGGAGTCATATCCATATGACTTGTATGAGAGTATACAACAACGCATGGCTCTGTCGGAATATTCGATACGTCGAGTTCTTTCCATCCGAGAACGTTATAAAAAGTAGGATAGTATGATTGTCGGCGGGGTTTAAATACCGATTTCGTGTAATAACTTACATCAATATTCGGCCTTTCATTCCCGCATTCTTTCATTTCATCGAGAGAATGTTGCATTGTTTCAATAAACATATATTGTCTTACGATGGTTGTCTTTATCTACATTCATAATAATATAAAACGTTCTCTCGTATATGATATACCCTTATACCAAGTTGTGTAATATAGACAATGGCATTAACCCGTGAATATTTCGATCTAACATACAAGTACATTATTGAGTATGGCCCAAAAACAGTGTTACTCATGCAAGTTGGTGCATTTTTCGAAGTATATGGTCGCATCGCCGACGATGGAATAACAATTACAGGAAGTCCATTCACTGAATATTGTGAAATATGCGAACTTGCAAAAGCAAATAGTTCTCCTGGTTATGTAAAGGCTGGGTTCCGCGACTATGCGATTGACAAATACCTTCGAAAAATACAAGATGCAGGGTACACTGCGGTCGTTTATACTCAAGATGCGCCAACCCAAAACACAACAAGAAGTCTCCAAGGTATTTACTCTCCTGGTACATACTTTTCAGCCGAATCAAATGAATTATCGAATAATACATCGTGTATATGGATCGAAAAGATCAATACGCCAGCCTTCAGGTCATCCGAGACAAATCAACGTAGAATCATGATAGGAATGTCAACAATTGATATTTATACAGGAAGAACATGTATGTTTGAAATCCACGTGGAGGACTTTCATAATCCGACGACATATGATGAACTCGAGAGGTTTATGTCTTCATATAAGCCAAGCGAAGTTATTTTTATTACAAATCTCTCAATGCAAGAACTCGAGGACATTATTCAGTTTACAGGAGTTGTTTCAAAAACAATTCATAAAGTTATGTTGTCTGATGAGAATAATGAAGTGACGTCATCTTCCGCTATTTCAACAACAATAAAGGCGATCAATAAACTCAATGCAAAGAGTGGCCAAGGCCAAGGACAATGCCAAGGCCAAGGACAATCAAATGTTGTAAAGGCAAGACGATGCAGTAAACAAATATACCAACGAGAGGTGTTAAGTACATATTATTCAGGACACAAGGCAGATACATTAATGACATCATTTTCAACATACGAGTATGCAACACAATCTCTCGTATTTCTTCTTAATTTCATATACGAACATAACCCGAACCTTGTATCTAAAATAGCAGAACCAATATTCGAAAATCAATCAAAACGTCTTATTCTCGCCAACCATTCTCTCAAACAATTAAATATTATCGATGATTCAACCTATACAGGGAAGTACTCATCTGTTATTCGCCTACTAAATAATTGCCGCTCTCCGATGGGGTCACGTAAATGCAAATATCGTATATTAAACCCTACATTCGATGCGACGGTTCTCGAGTCAGAATATGCAATCACTGAGCATTTTATCAATAAGCCAGATGTATGGAATAAATGGCGTGATGTTCTATCAACATTAAAAGATATAGAGAGGTATCATCGCCAGATTTATTTAAAGAAGATCGTTCCACAATCTCTCTATTTTCTGTATAATAACCTGAAAACAGTGCGAGATCTCTTTACTTCAACAAGCAGTGATCCGACGTTACATAAATACATGGAGAGGTTTATACAAATGGATATTATAAGTAAATGCGATTTGTTGGTGTCAACGTTTGAACGCATTCTTCATATTGACATGTGCCGAACAATCGACGATCTCTCGCATACAACGAATATTATTTGTCGTGGCATTTATGCAGACCTTGATGCGTCGACAGATAGATATGAATGTAGCTATGAAGAATTGATTGCAATCAGGAAATACTTGGATGATTTATTGTCGACGAATGGAGAGAAAATACCAATAAAACGAACATCGGTTATTGCCGCGGTTACACCTACTGGATTTTCAAATGCAGATGTATCTGATTATGAGTTTGTAAAAATACATGAAACGGATAAACAAGGATTCTCTCTTCAAGCAACAAAGAAGCGTGCAAAGGCGATTGAAGATCGGTTACTAAAAGAAAAAGTGACGATTGGCAACAAAGTACAACTTCAATATAATCGAAAAATGAATGGCGACAGCAGTGTCGAGACAAACACATTTGACTTTATAATAACAGATTTATCATATCACACCGCAACTGGAACAAATAATACAATTACTAGTACACAAATTAACCGTATTTGTGATACAATCGTCCGCGCAAAAAATGAGATGTGCGACCTTATTTCCTTGGCATATAATAAGTTCGTGGCATCGTTATGCGAGTTTAATCGCGACTTTGAAAACATTGTTGAGTTTATTTCGATTATCGACAACTTACAAAATCAGTGTTATGTCGCATCAAAATATAATTATTGTCGACCAGTTATTCAGTCAGACAAAAGTAAATCGTTTGTTACTGCCACGGGGATTCGACATTGTTTGATTGAGAGATTAAATACTGACGAAACCTATGTTGTAAATGATATTTCTCTCGGATTAGGTGCAACAGGTGACGACCAATTTCATACAGATGGGATGTTATTATATGGAACAAATGCCGTAGGAAAGACCAGTCTTATTCGCGCTCTTGGTATTGCAATTATCATGGCACAGTCCGGGTTCTATGTTCCGTGTAGCCATTTTGTATATAAGCCATATGAAACGTTATTTACGCGAATCTTAGGGAACGACAATCTTTTCAAGGGTCTCTCTACATTTGTAGTTGAAATGTCCGAGTTGCGAGTGATTCTTAAGATGGCAAACAAAAACAGTATTATATTGGGTGACGAACTTTGTTCAGGTACAGAAATTGACTCGGCCATCAGTATTTTTGTAGCGGGTCTTTCGAAGCTTCATGAAGTGGGGGCATCATTTGTATTTGCAACACATCTTCATGAAATAAAGAATTATTCGGAAATTACTTCTCTCGGAAGACTATGCATGAAGCACCTGAGAGTAACATATAACCGAGAGACCGATACACTTATTTATGATAGAAAACTGAACGATGGTCCAGGAACAAGTATGTATGGTCTTGAGGTATGTAAATCTCTTCATTTGCCGGCCGACTTTCTTGAGAATGCGAACCAGATTCGAATGAAGTATCGATGCGGAGAGGATACCTCATCAAGCATACTAACATCTTCAACCTCTCGGTATAATGCGAAGAAGATAAGACGAATGTGTGAATTATGTAATGAGAGATTGGCAACTGAAATACATCACTTGCAACATCAAAAAGATGCTGATACAAATAACTTTATTGGACATGTGCATAAAAATCATGCGGCAAACCTTGCGTCTATATGTGAGGAATGTCATAATGCGATTCATCATCCCAGTGTAGATAGCAGCATATCATCTCCGACTGTTATAAAGCATCGCCGCGTTAAAACATCGAAGGGCAGTGCTATTATATCAGTTGGCGAATAACTAAACAACCGAAGTAAAAAATTAAAATATGATAAAAATATAACTACTCCCCACGCCATTGTATAACCATGAACGGAAATGGGACTGGCTCAAGCGATACACCAGTTAAACTTGGAGAAATATTCTCAGGTATGGTTGAGTCTCTGAAACAAACCGATTTAGGGGACAATTTAGTAAAAAACTTCAGTAAAGTAATGATACTTGTGGTAGTAATTCTTGGATTTATAGTGTATATTGATTTTGCACAATCTGAAATCGTAAGTAAATCATCGAATACCTCTCCTATAAATGTTGGTTCAGCACCAACGAAAGAAATCGTTACAAAGAAGATTCATATGTCACCTCTCCCATCCAGACACGAAGGTTTTGGGAATAACTATAGCCGCACAGAACTGGAAGATAATCATCGTAATTGCAGAAATGTGTTCTGTGAGAATAATAACAAGACACCCGAGTATTTAGAAAAAAGGTGTCGAGAGATTGATGATAAAGATTCATGTATGTCGAAATGCTGTTGCGGATGGGTAAAATATGCCGGAGAGAATATACCGAAATGTGTTTCAGGGAATGCAAGTAATCCAGTGATGTTGCATAACTTAGATGGAACAGAGAGAGATGTGGATTATTATTACTTTATGACAAAATGTGTGAAAGGAAAGAATTGTCCAAAGGATGACAGAGTATAAAATTATATATCGAATAAAATTGATTTATATAGTATCAAACATTATATATATCAACTACTAAACAGATTATAGATTTAACAATCCGTATCATACAATGATTATTCCAGTAAAGTGTTTTACATGTGGAAAGGTGTTAGGAGACAAGTATAATTATTATGTATCAGAAGTACGAAAAATAAAGTTGGCACGAAATATGGACGTAGACAAGGTTGTTTATTTAACCAAGGAGTTTATTGAGAAGACACCTGAAGGAGAGGTAATGGATCAACTTGGTCTAACTAAAATATGTTGCAGACGGCATTTCCTTGCACATGTTGATATTATTTAGTTTACGCCATATATCATATACAATGTACTATTAAAAATATGAATGCATACATAACGGTCATCGTAAAAACCCCTTATAAAAACTAATATGATATTACATATTACTTATTAGTTATTACACTACCTTTTTTCATTTTTTATGGATCCAATTATTCCAGTTTTAACCAATTTCCCGCCAATATTCAAAACATTCGGGGTTGATATATCATTCGATGTTGTTCCGCCAATGTCGCCCAGTGCAGGTGACTTCATCTACACATGTGATAATCCGTTGGTCGCAACAATTGACCAATCAAGTGGTCACGTGACCATTCATGGTGCCGGAACAGCAAGTATCGAGGTCACACAGTTGCCATCTCAATTTTACACATCACCTCTGTCGCCGATTATAACATCATTAATTGTATCAAAGGGTGTTCCATTTCTCTCGGAGTTTAACATAGCAAACAAAACATACGGTGCCGATATTTCATTTTCACTATTATCACAAGATGAATCGGCACACATCTTTACACAACCATCAACATACACATCATCCAATACAAACGTAGCATCTGTTGATGAATCAGGTATCGTTACTATTCATAATGCAGGTACAACATCTCTGGTGATATCAAAAGTCGGAAAACTCACTGTATCAAAGGGAGAATCAACTCTCTCGGGTCTTTCAACAGGAGTCCCAAAGATATATGGCATCGATGTATCGTTTACTATCGTACCTCCTACGTCAACTAGCGACGGTGGATTTATGTATACCACTTCGAATCCATCGGTTGCAACAATTAATTCAATTACCGGACATGTGATAATTTACGGTGCAGGAACTACGACAATTACAGCGAGTCAGTTAGAGACTATTAACTATCTTCCTTCAACCACACCAATTTCAACAATTCTCTCGGTTGTTCGTGGAAAGCCGACGATTACTGCCGCAATTCCGAAGGCATTATCTCGTGTATATGGCACGCCAGAATGCGATGCACCAATTGATTTATTTACCGGTATTACGTCCATATCTGAGTCTCCGGGTCAAATCGTCGTTTCAAGTAGTAACCCAGATATCGCTAGTATAGACGTATCTACTAATATAATAACAGTTCATAAAGCAGGCACCGTATCGTTATTCGTAACACAACTCGAAACCGCGAATTATGAGTGTCCTTCTCCTGTTACAACAACACTTATCATTCATAAGGGAACGCCTACTATATCTGGGTTCTATTCTCTCTTTAAAACACCAGTAAGTTATGCAGGAGGATATACCGCATGTGGGCAACAGATATCTCTTGCAAATGTTACATATTCGAATGATAGTCCAGTAATAATTACATCATCATCGCCATCCGTTGCAAGTATTATTACACCAAATATAATCGCAATTCATGGAACAGGTATTACATCCATTTCAATTATTAAATCAGCAGACAATAACTACAATGCGAAAATATTCAATACAACACTTCATGTTTCGAAGGGAACACCGACTATTTACAACTTCTCAGTAGGCGGAATAAAGACATTCTCTCCTTTATTGTCAGATCTCTCGTTTTCAATTGTTCAGCCTACGTCGAATAATATGGATTTATCAGGATTACTTAGTACAGGAGTTATAGTTACATCATCAAATCATGATGTCGCTACCATTTCCACCCAACTAGGAGATAACGGAAACCTACATGTAGAAATACATGGTCCAGGATCAAGTGTATTTACCGCTACTCTTCCTGAGACAGCGAATTATACATCAGTCAGTACCCAAACAACATTATATGTCGTAGGTGCAAAGGTCGATTTGTCCGGTGCGAATCTCTCTGGGGCTGATTTGACAAGAACAAGTTTTCGTGGTGCAAACCTCACAAATGTTAATTTCACCAATACCAATCTCTCGTGTGTTGATATATCCGGTGCGAACATAACCGGTGTTACATTTACGATTAAACAAAAACTCGACCTTCTTCGAAATGTACATAACCGCAATATTCCTGCACTTAAGATATATGCGGCAGATAATCAACCCACGCCGACAACACAAGATGATGCCATTATGGGTGCATCTCTCGCTCGACATGTTTCAACGGAGAATTTCGCAGTATTATCAAGTATTCCGAATGCTCTCAACTATGAGTTCAAGGTATTCCCGCCACATCTTGGTATAGTAACAATTGATGCAACAACCACAAATGCGTTCTATATTCCAACATTACTTGGCGAAAAGGAATACATCATGATTAACGGAACATCCTATTATAGTGACGATAAGTATGTTCGTAAAACATCAAACGGAGAGATTACGAATTATATCAAGATTGGAAATAAGAACTACAAGGTTCTCTCTGGGTCGATCATTGGTATTGAAGTACAGACGATCGACTTCAATATCGGGTCTTTCAATTCGGTAATGGAGATGTTAGAGACAATTAGTATGGGTGGAGTTGAATACACACTGCCAGATGTGTCAGCATGTGGTGTATTTTATGTGAAAACAAGCGATATGCGAAACATATTCCAATTTAGAACTGATTTATCAACGCCGGTCCTTGATCTCTCCGCACTTAACCAAGACCCATACACGAATAACCTGAGTACGAATCATAATTTGAGGTATTATACCTTTAAGAATCGAATGCCATCAAACTTCATATTAAACCCCGCGCATGCAATGATGGATATGCCTGAATCGCTCACATCAATGACTCCAGCGGAGAGTCCAGCTACGAAATCTCTCTTGAAACACGACTTTATAAGATATATCGCATTTAAACTATTTGGAACAATCAACGGTGTGGATCTTTTTGCGAATGAACAAGAGATGTTGGATGATATAACTGATAAAGGGCATGAAGTATGGAAAGAGATTGAGCGGCGAATTGAATTAGTGTCAACAACCACGCGTTCACAAGAACTCATGTTTTTCACAGATTCGATGAATCATAAATATCTCACCAATTTAGATACATCATACAACAACATCTGCAGAGAGATATTCCAACAGGTAATAAAGATTGCACCCGAGAGATTTGCGGATATTACGGATACATTTATCACACAACCGATTCCATTTATGGATGGGGATTCGTTTAACTTTAAGTTAACATTGGTTCCTGCGAGTGGTCAAGGACAACTAATTGGAGAGGATATAACGATTGGAAGTAGAATATATAATATAAAGTTGGTTATGAAGAGTGATACATTTGCAGTGAATACCCAAGTCATTGATAGCGATTGGTATCCATATGACTACCCGTATTCTTGGTAAACAACAACATTTCTCTCTTTCTCTCTTTCTCATTCGAGGTATACTATGAACCGTAATCTGTTTTTATCTTTTGAATATGTATACAAACAACTACTTATTGAATTATGGCAACTCGTCATCATAAAAAAGGAAAAGGCGGGACTCGTATTCAGAAAGGTTGCAGTAAGACATACAAGAAAGGTAAGCGTGCGTCCTCGAATAAAGTTCGGCGTTCATCTATTAAAAGAAGACACCAGAATGGTGGTAATGGTCTTATGAGTGGAAGCCCATGGACCCCTAGTGCGATTACTGCTGAAAGTAACGTAAATAGTCAAGGTGTAGCACCAGCAACATCTCCTAATCATTTTGTATTTACCCCGGCTGGCGTATCTCCTTCTTTTATTGTCCCTCAAAATAGTAATGCGATCGTTGAAGCACAACAAACTGGAGGTGGAAAAAGAAGAAGAAGTCATGTAAAAACTCCTCGGAAAAAAGCAATTATGGTTGTTCCTGGACAATGTGGAGGTGCAAGTGGGATTGCATTACTTCCATTTGATATCTCAGCAACAATTCGCGATGGTGTGTATTCCATTTCAAATGCTTTGAATGTTATGAATGGAAGCCCTAGTCCTACGACCAATCCCAGTCCCACAATACAACCTCTTGCGAACACATCCCCTCTTATTATTTAACCTGACACAAATAAAACAATATATATATTATAAAAAAATATATATTATAAAAAAAAATCATTTCTGCGTTATATATATAGTTACTCTTTCGACTCCTTCGATTCTTTCGACTCTTTCGACTCTTTCGATTCCTTCTATTTAGACCTCTATTTTTATACAATAATTAACCAATGGTTGACGCATTTAAAACAATTCGCGACTTATGCACCCCCGCATTTGTATATGTCGTTCTCTCAATTGCCGGGCTTGTCCTCATGATTTATCAAAATATGGGAAATACTAGTCGCTATTGTGTCGGGAACGTACATTGCAGTGTACCAAATACTGGCGGCATGTTTATTTTCGAGATTATCTGGATTGTATTCTGGACATGGATTCTTAACCTCATATGCAAGAGCGGATACACTAGTGTTGCGTGGTTCTTAGTTCTTCTTCCATTCGTCGTGTTCCTTATTTTTGTCATCATTTTCGCGGACATGGTTCTCTCAAACAAGGTTTCTGTTATTGAACCATCCAGAATTGAATTGGTCTAGAATATACATCTTCGAACATTTACAATGATTATATCACGTATTCGACCCCGTGATATAATCTATCAAATAAAAACATAAGGAATATATAATAGAGGATATATACAACCATCCATCTTTATTATAGTACGTGAGTATGGACAGCGACCCCGAGATTCCATGGAACATCATTACTCGTTATTTTAGAGACGACGAACATGTACTTGTAAAACATCACCTTGATTCATATAATGACTTCTTCGGAAAAGGTATTTACAGCATTTTTAAAGAGAGAAATCCGATCGTACTTCAAAAAGAACAAGATCCTGTTACAAATGAGTTTAAGCTTCGGTGTGAGCTTTATTTAGGCGGCAAGAACGGAGATAAAATATACTATGGTAAACCAGTTATATATGATGATCAAAATGAACACTATATGTTCCCAAATGAAGCACGACTACGAAACATGACATATGGAGTAACGATTCATTATGATGTGGATGTCGTATTCAAAATTAAGGATGAAGAAAGCGGCGAAGTAAAAGAAACTCATGCAACCCTCTCCAAGATACACCTTGGTCGATTTCCGATTATGCTTCACTCCAACTTATGTATTTTAAATGGGTTAGAACCACGCGCACGATTCTACATGGGAGAATGCAAGAATGATTTCGGCGGGTATTTTATAATTGATGGCAAGGAAAAGGTGATAGTGTCCCAAGAGAAGTTCGCTGATAACATGATATATATTAAAGAACATACAAGTGCAGATGACATATTCTCTCACTCTGCGAATATTCGCATGGTATCTGAAGACGCATCTAAGCCCGTAAGAACAATGGCAGTTCGTATTGTAGCACCGTCGACTACATACACAAATAACCAGATAGTCGTAAATATACCGAATGTGCGTAAACCCGTTCCGCTTTTTATCCTAATGCGCGCTCTAGGTATTCTCTCTGACCGTCAGATTATTGAAACATGTATCTTAGACCTGGATGAGCGCAGCAACCTCGTCGATTTATTTCTTCCGTCGATTCATGATGCCAATAAGATATTTACGCAAGAGGGGGCGCTGAAGTTTATTGCGACACTCACCAAGTCAAAAACAATTCCACAAGTACATGATATTCTAATGAACTTTCTTCTTCCACAAATTGGCGAGTCAAACTATATTCAAAAAGCATACTTTCTAGGGTACATGACATATAAGCTTCTCTTGGTATTCACAAAGGCGGAGGCACCTACTGACCGCGACAGTTTCAAATATAAACGTATTGAACTCTCTGGAACACTGATGTATGATTTATTCAAGGAGTATTACGCAATTCAGCAATTGAATATTCGACGTATGATTGATACAGAATACACATATAAACGCGGCATCTACGAGAAAAACTTTATTAGCCTTATTCAATTAAATTATCACGAGTTTTTCAAAGAGCGTGTTGTAGAAACCGGATTTAGAAAGGCATTCAAAGGAAACTGGGGTGCAGATGAACACACCAAACGAACTGGAATTGTACAGGATATTAATCGCTTATCCTATAATTCATTCATCTCTCATCTGCGAAAGATTAACCTTCCCATGGATTCGAGTGCCAAAGTAGTAAAACCGCGTATTCTTCACGGGTCGCAATGGGGTATGATTGATCCGGTTGATTCACCAGATGGAGCAAACATCGGGTTTCATAAACACATGACAGTAACTGCTGAAATAACAAGTCAGTGTTCCGCATATCCTATGATGAAATGGTTGAGAGAAGTCGTGAAAATGCATCTTCTTGAGGAGTGTACAAATATGTTTTTATATTATACAACCAAGGTCTTCGTGAATGGAACATGGGTTGGTGCTGTCACCCGGCCAGAAGAAACAATTCGTGTTATTAAGTTACATCGTAGATGTGCGCTTATTCCTATTTATACTAGTTGCAGATGGGATATAACAAATAATGAAATCCATATATTCACTGATGCAGGACGTATTTGTAGGCCTATATTCTATGTAGATGAAGAGACTGGCAAACCGAGTTATGAGAGATCGGAGGTAATTGAAATGTTGAAAAATAATAAATTTACATGGGAAAAACTGGTCACTGGATTCACATCGAAATCTGATCCCAACTTCCGCCCATCACTCTGCAAGTACTACACCCTTGACCAGTTATATGGTAAGGCAAATGATACATCTGGTCCAACACAGTCAAAAGAAGTATCCGCCGCGAAATCTGTTGCCAATTCTATTCAGGACTTTCGCCGTCTTCGTTCAACAATGAGTATAATTGAATACATTGATACCTCAGAGACGGAGTCTACCTTAATTTCTCTCAAACATAATATTTCACCAACGGATGATAATGGCGACAAAGTAAATAACCGATATACACATGTTGAGATCCACCCATCCCTTCTGTTTGGCGTTATGGGAAATCAAATCATTTTCCCTGAAAACAATCCTCTCGCGCGAAACGTGTTTGGTTGTGGTCAAGCGAAACAAGCCGCGTCGGTGTATCATAGCAACTTTCAGGTTCGTATTGATAAAATGAGTATGGTAATTAATAATGGAGAGATTCCTGTTGTTAAAAGCAGATACTTGGATCTTATTAACCACGAAGAACATCCATGTGGTACAAATACAATCGTGGCAATTATGTCATACAACGGCTATAACGTTGAAGATTCGATTTTGTTTAATGAGGCGGCAATAAAACGCGGACTCTTTCGTATTACGTATTACAATATGTATGAAGAACATGAAGAGAGTAGCAAAGTACGCGGGGTTCATAGTGATAAGAGATTCGTGAATATTCAAAACGAGAATGTAAGTAATCTTCGCCAAGGATATGACTATAGTCATTTAAATAAGCACGGGTTGATAGAAGAAAATACCGAGTTGGATGACAAGAAAGTGATTATTGGATGTGGAATTACAAGTGTGAATAATCCAAATGGCAAAATGAAAGATGTATCGGTTATGCCGAAGAAAGGTCAGCTCGGGTTTGTAGATAAATCGTTCATGACGGAGGGTGAGGCCGGATTTCGCATCGCAAAAGTAAGGTGTCGTGAAGAGAGAATGCCTAATATTGGCGACAAGTTTTGCTCTCGATGCGGTCAAAAAGGAACATGTGGTCTCATCATTCCTGAAGAAGATATGCCATTCACTGCAGATGGGGTTCGGCCTGATATTATTATTAACCCGCATGCCATACCTACTCGTATGACGATTGGTCAGTTTATCGAATGTTTAATGGGGAAGGCATGTGTATTACATGGCGGGTTTGGGGAATGCACGGCATTTATGACGAATGGGCCAAAGCACGAAACATATGGGCAAATATTAACACAGTATGGATTTCATTCATCTGGAACACAGGTATTGTATAATGGAATGACTGGAGAGGAAATACAAAGCGATATATTTATTGGACCAACGTATTATATGCGTTTGAAGCAAATGGTAAAAGATAAAGTAAACTATCGTGCACAAGGACCTCGAACCATGCTTACTCGTCAAACTGTTCAGGGACGTGCAAACGATGGTGGTCTTCGTATTGGAGAGATGGAGAGAGATGGTATTATTGCACATGGTGCAGCCCATTTCTTGAATGAATCTCTCATGGTTCGTGGCGATCAGTATTATATGGCGGTATGTAATAAGACAGGAACGATTGCAATTTATAATCCGAACCAGAATATATTTGTTAGTCCAGCGGTAGATGGTCCGATTAAATATAGTGGAGAGATTTCTGAAAACATGAAAATACAGAATGTGACCAAGTTTGGCAGGTCATTTAGTATTGTTCGCATTCCATATTCTCTCAAACTTTTGATTCAAGAACTGCAGGTAATGAATGTACAAATGCGATTAATAACCGAAGATAATATTGATCAACTTCCAAGTATGTCATACTCGAACAACATATATAAACTTCTACATGAAGATGTCAATCCTTCTGCATCACTGGATGAAATTAATAGTAACATTGATGCAACCATTATTAAAACAACGCAGAAGTTGGGTGTTATTCCGGAAAAGAAGGTTATCTCAAAGTCGGGGGTTGCTGATAATAAAGTGAAAAAGATAACAAATCGATTCTCAACAGTTCCAAGTCGTGAGATGTTAATTGACAATGGAATCAGTGATGTTACACAGAGAGAGGTGGAGGCGTTTGGCTGGGTATTCAAAGTTGTACCTGCATCAGCTACACAGTCGCAACCAACAATTGTTCTTGTTTCGGTTATATTGAATGGAAATGGAGACCCAACAGAAGAATGGGTAGTTAGCGGGCCTTCATGGAACGGTGAGTTTCCGTCGAGATACCCAGATGGTTGGAACTCTAACATGCTTATGTATTCAGATAAAACGCCGATCTCTCCGGAAATAATGGTTGAACAGCTTAAGAAAAACAATGAACCTGGTAATTGGCTTACTGCGTTGGGATATATTGTTTCATCGAATTATAAGAAACCGGGACAACCATCTCCAGCGAGAGATCCAGAGTCAGAAAAACTCAAAGAAATACATGATGCAATGGATGAAATGGATCGTGCGAAACGTGAAGGGAATGTACAGGAAGAAGAGCGTATTCGTATTCAGGTTGAGAGATTGAATACAGAATATAATGAAATTAAGGATAAAAATAAGCAATGGACATCGGATATTGTTACTCCAGAATACCAACCGAGTACACCAGTTTCTTCACAGATGGTATCAACCGATATGAAAGAATATAGTCCTGAAGAACAGCATAGGCTAGAGGAATATAATAATAACCTACAAGACTATTTATCAAGGAATAATAATCCAGAAGTGCCAGAGTACCAGCCTACAACACCGATTTCTGGAGGAAATATAGGATTACCTACATCAAGATTTCCGATGCAGCAACAACAGCAACAGCAACAGCAACAGCAACAACAAAACATGTTCTCTCAGTTTGGAGGAAATATACAAGCCCCTCAAATGAACATTCCTCTCGTTGCAACTATGCCAATGACTACACTTGCTCCCATGTTAGGTGGAAACATATCTGCTCCTCCTGTTGCTCCTGCTCCTGCTCCTCCTGCTTCATCACATCCTTCCACCTCTTCTTCCTCATCTTCTAATTCGAATAATACTCCAAACGTAACCACTTCTGAAAATGGAACGCGGTCTATTACAATTACATAAAGCGATATTGTATGAAATAAGTGTAAAAATTGAAACAAGTTAAAAATAATATGGTATATTAGTATTATCTTGAACGACTACTACAACAACAACAACACCCCCTCAGAATGGCCGGAAACAATTCACAATTAATTACTAGTGGAACAATATCAACCCTCTTTAAATCACGAAATAATCTTCTTCAACTACTTAAGGCACAGGGATACAACATCGATGAATACACGGGATATGGTGTAAACGAGATACAAACCATGTATATGAATGACCAACTCGACATGCTTCTTACTAGTGATAAAGATGCATCGGGGCCTTCTAGAAAAGTGTATGTGAAGTATCATTTAGCAAGAACCCTTCGCCGAGATAACATTAATAACTATATTGATGATCTCTTTCATTTAGAACAAGTCCTGAACAAAGGCGACACATTAGTTATTATCATGAAGCAAGAAGTTAACGAGACACTTATAAACATCCTGAATCAGATATGGGACCAAGACGGAATATTTATTGCTATTATGACTCTTGATAGACTACAGTATAATATTCTTGAACATAGTTTCGTACCAAAACATACGATTCTATCTGATACAGAGACGGAAGAAATGATGAAGAGATATAATATTATGGATGTGAAACAGTTACCAAGCATATCTAGGTATGACCCAGTTTCAGTTGCAATTGGAATGCGTCCGGGCCAAGTGTGTAAGATAACACGGTCTAGTAAAACCGCAATTAATAGTACATTTTATAGGTATTGTTGTGTATAGAATTATATATTTACATATAATAACATACGCGTCGGGATATATACCCAGATCACATAGTTATAAAACACAAAGAAATATCCATCATTTACACACTTTTTTAATATGACGGATACATGCAGCAACATTAATGCATGTGCAACAACATGGAAAACAAATAATGATTACAAAAACTCAGAAGATGTTTGTAAGTACAAATCAAAACTCGAGTGTTACAAGGATGCCACGGATACATTATTTTCAACATTTCGAGAGAAATATATCGCAGCACACACATACACTGGAGGCGGAACAAATACGGCAATGAATACATATACTACACATGTATCATCCATTCAAAACAATATTTCCGCGATAAACACACTTAAGGGAGAGGTAAGTAATAGAGTGAATACTCAGCTTGATTCTACAAGCGGGTCTAGTTCTACAAACATACTAGAACTGACCACGTTGAAGGATAAAATAAAACAAAACACATCAACTGATGATACTTCTGAAGCACTTCATCATGTTGAGAAGCAGCACTATATTGAAAAGCTAGTCTATGTTATTGGAATGTTTGTGGGTGTTGGCGCAGTTGCACGACTAATGTATTTATATTCGAGAGGTGAAATAATTGATGACGGGAATGACATATTTTTTATGATTATTGATACCTTATTTATGAAGGCATCTTCTATCACATCATCTATCAATTCTTCTGCATCATCATCCTCCTCGTCATCCTCCATATTTGGATCCATATTTGGAAACAAAATATCATATGAAAAACAGCGAGTAAATAGCGGTCCATCTTTTAAACGAGCATCATCTATTTCGTTCTTTGATAACAACTCATTTTACAAAAAGATGGGATAATGTACGCTCTCGCCCCTGCACAGATAATCTAGTAAATACATTTTCTATTTCGTATGTTATAGAAAACATATAACAACCATTTGTTCTTGTTTTTTATTTTTATTCCTATTATGTATACTGTTTTGCATTTTCGACATTTATATCTTCAAAGGTATATATAATAAAATGTTTGCCGATTATTTACTGGGGTCAACCCAGATCGATAATGCACAATCATCTAGTAAAGTACCAATGACACTTCTCTCGGAATCATTATCACATACCGATGACATAAAGCGTAAGGCCGTCCCTGGAAGTGAATCCGCGCAACTTGTAGGAACCGACTTAACAGGAACAGGAGTAAACATTAACTTGTTACAAGGCAACCTCTTAAATAATATTGATTCGCTTCGACGAGAGGATAAGAATAGTGTATTTCCATTTTCTCTTGACAAGCTATTTGAGAGCAGTGATTCGACCCCAGCTCCTGTATCGATTGTCGAAGCATTAACAGATTATGATCGTAGATACTCATCAACAAATACGAATCAACCTCCGGTATATAATCCCAATGATGTGTCCAATGCAACTGTAACCCCGAGACAATATATCGGTATGAAGTCTATCGCCATCCAGGGTTTAGAAAAAGAACTCAATTCTCTCACCGCCGAATATACCAACTTATACAATATTTACACGAGTGATATCATGACACGCAACCAGTTTCTTCAATCGAATGCCGACTACTTGAATAAGTTTGTAAAAGATGTTTCGTCAAGTGATGTAAGTGGAGCATACTATTATATTAACAAGTTCGGATATACACATAAGTACAACAAGGAGAGTATCGACCAGAATGATGCATCTGGTTGCCCCGCTATCCCGAAAACAGGGAACCCTGCCACTGTAAATGACGCTCTTGTACTGAATGTTCGTGGTCTAAATACATTCAAAGATTATGTGGGGCCACCTATGAACCCTGCACAACCATGTTTAGCCGCAGTAAACATTCAAAAAGAAGGGACGCAACAGTATGCATGGGTCGATACCAAAGGATATAAGCATTTCTACCAAGAAGGCATTTGGCCGGATAAGCGCGATAGTTCATGCAAACGAGAGAATGTTGGTGATCCGATTGTTCTTCATGCGACGAAGTTTGACGCAATTCCAACTGATAACACGAACCCAATGTCTTCGAGTTCTGTTTGCTATAAAATGAATATAGATGCATCACTGTATCAACGTATTATCGACCTAAATGGAAAAATCAATAAGGTGGCATTAAAAATATCACAAGAAACAAAGAACATTGCGGATGCATCTGTTAAACTTGAAGGAGATCGGTATACACGAGAGAAGGATAATCAACAACAAGGCACCCCCTCTTCCTCCACACCCGCATCCGCATCATCACCTATATTTGGAGATGACCAGAAACGAATGTTTGTTTATTTGTTTTGGGCAGTTTTCATTTTTGTTGGATTAATTATCGTATTTAGATTCGTTTTTTCAGTTGCAACTGGAGGCAACGAAGAGAGCGTGAATACTGGAGGAAGTTTAATCGGGGTTGTACTTGTTTCACTTTTATTCATCTTCATTTTATATTATTTAACAAAGCTCAATGCTAAAACAACATATGTTGTCACTGGAAAGTAATCAACGTATAATATAATATCCCCTATATATCAGTAGTGTAACATTATACAATAAAATAATGACATCAACCACCTCCACCCCAAATACAAGCACAAATCAACCTAATACCGCGACGACAACGACAGCAACGACAACAGCAACAGCAACAACCCCCCAGAGCCAAGATTTAACAGACCTAAAAACAAAACAGGCAGAACTTGATGCGTTGCTTACTGATTATAATACGCGATTACATACCTATTTAAGAGATGTATCAAATAGCATAAGTCAACAATGGAACATTCGGTATCCTGTACGTATTCGCGGACAAGCATCGACCGACTTGATTACTCATCCTAACCCATTCACTTATCCAAATAACACAAAGGACAGTTGCTTCACACGATGCCAAACAAACCCTGAGTGTGGATTTGCACTTTATTCAAATAATATAAATCCATATGAGTGTAAATTATATAAATCAAACCCGAATACACGTTTAGAAGATGGCTCAGATGCACCCGAATCAAATGATAGGCCAACTGACTGGCAATGTATTGCTGGACTCACCGCTCCGATGCGCGTGAATAAGAATAATGATGCAGAATGTATGTTGCACGAAGATGGCAGAAACTGTAGGTGGAAATCAAATATGTCGCAATGTAACGCAGAGATTGCAACCGCTCCCGCGAATGTTGGCGCACTTACTGCAGGAGAGATGCATAAGCGTATATGGGGAACAACTGGATACGAATGGTATTGGGGATGGCCAAACGTTGTTCTTCGTACTATCTCTCGTCCTCCCAATGAACCCACAAGACAGTATTATGGATATGAAAAACCAATGTGGGAGAATAAACGCAATACAAATGCAATATCAACTACTACGCCTCCGATTGGAACACCCGGAACGAATATTGGAACTGACTGGATTTTCCTTGGAAAACATAATAACCTCCCTAATTGTCAGAAAGCCGCAATTGATAATTCCGGTATATTTACCAAAATCGTATATATTAATGATAACACGCCCGGGAGAGATGGATGGTATAAATCATGTTATGGAAATACTGTTGGCGGAACAAGTTATAATACGTCCACAGGAAATATCGACTATACTACATCGATTCCTCCATATGGATACACCAAACTAGGCGTAGGTGATACTTCCGGCAACTCGACCACGACTGCCGCTCAACTTGAAAAGATACGACAACTGAATCAACTGAAGGCAAGAATAGACGCGAAAAACCTCGAAGTTTCCAACTTGATGAAACGTATTTTTGGGAATACCTCTCTTTATCTCTCGTCAATGAGTGATCCAAGCTCAAATCTAAACCCAGTATTCGCGGTGAATGACCAAATCAGGTTTTTATCAGACAAACTCTTTGGTCCTGGAAATGGTGGGTATACTGAATTAAAAAATGTTCGTAATCAAAACCAGTCACAAACAGATAATATTAATGTGTATGATGAAACTAACACACAAGTCGCGCTAAATAGTCGTAAGTACGTATATGTTATTTATGCAGTTATTGCGATATTCTTTATATTTGGTCTCATGTTTTATACATCCGACTTAACATGGGAAGAGATGAAAGAAAAGTTGGCCGGGATTTTTAAAGGCCAGTGGTGGAGTGCATGGTGGGTAATTGTTATTACCATCGCAGCAATATTGATTGGAACAGTTGGATGGGATGCAAGAGAGGCAATTAAAAATGTAATTCGAGTAATAACAAATCCGACGTACTGGTTGGGAGATAAATGGTGGATTGGGGTGTCCGGTCTTGTGGTATTATATATGATTTATCTGTTTTATACCCAGTATGGTGGAAAGGTCGGTAGTATTCTTTATCCTCCTACCACAGGACAACCAGCATAGAATTGTAGTATATATGCACGTATCCTAGAATATGATGCATGATAATACAAAGATTATATCCTACATGTAGCCAAGATATAATCTTCAATATGTAAAACTATAATATATCTAGAATATAACAGTACTTAACAAGAGATGGAGTTTTTCCAAAGTTCGAATGATTTAGTTAAGAATGCTATTTTAGAGAGAGATGGAACAGAAACAAACTTATCAAGTGTATCGAAACTTCTTCAGAGTAGAAAGAATGCTCCATATATTGCCGCATTTCTACCTGAACATTCCACAATGAGTTCCAACATTTCTACAATACAACGTCCCATTTCACAGATTATTGATGATTCAAGTATGTATTCATTTCATCATTATCCACCCACACTTACTACAGATGACGGTGCTTCTCGATTTGTAAGTAGCCAAGAACTCAATTATATAAATGGAAAGCAAACCATCAACCGAAATGGGTTTTCAATCATCGAAGGATTTACCGGAGATGCTAGTTCAAATCGGTTTATGCAGGATGTGGATAATGAAGTAAACACCAAAAATAGTGTCATTGAAAAACTTAACGAGTTTATGAAACTCGAAAGTTCAACAACTGTAAATGAAAATAAAGGAAAATGGACAAAGGTGACCGATCCATCTGGGGTGTCAAAGTATGGATACATTTCCAATGCAGGTGTATTCGAGGTATGGTTTATGCCGAATGATGTTCGAAACCAACCATCAAACTGGCTGTCAAGTGATCCAACTGCAAAGAATACAGGGGTTCTCGGATGTCCATCTTCCACAAGTGGACTGAGAGAACTAAGGATTCAGAAGAGATGGAGCGAGGTAAAACCGTATGAAATCATATATAATAATGCCACGCCACCAACACCTCTCTTTTACATGGTAAACACCCAGGTTCGCGATATAAAGACATCATTAAACGAAGGCGGGTTATATTCATGTGGAAATGAAGGACGAAATATATGGGCATCCTCTCGTCCAGCCGCCGATATAGAGTTGAATACTGGTGCTGAGTTTAAAACGGGATGTTTCAAGTTTAAAAACGGAATGGGATGGAGTAACTTACCAAATGTGGTGTATCAAACCGACCTTGGATATACTACAATTGCCGCCTGTAAAAGACGAACAGAAGACCTTGGCAAAACCCAATTTATGATGTCATATAAAAATGGCGATACAAATACCGGGCTTTGTTTTGTGAATACTGGTGCATCTCCTCTTAACTTGAATAATGTATTCGAAGTATCGGCGGACGAATGTGGTCGACTATCAAATCAACAGAATGACGAAGACAACTTCATGAAAAAGTATACGCAAGATCAACTTCCACGACAAATTGGTAAGTTCCAATGGGAAAATAAGGAAGATATTGATATGAGTAACCGGCCAACTCCGCCATGTCCTTCTGGATGGTGGCAATCGGGTGGTGTATGTTATCAGGGATGCGCATTAAATGCACAAGGTAGACATGATGACGGCAGGTGCATATGCGATTCAGGTGGTGCGAATACGAACTGTGCTGCAGGAAACCGCTGTATTAATAAGAAGTGTCGTCGTGTTGATAATACATGGACATATAAACAAGGGTTTTCTCTCTATACTCTCAAAGGAGATGGTCCTTCTGGGGTCGACAAAAATGGCGGCGACTTTATTGGAAAGGTAGCATATGTTACACGAAATGGACAACGCCGGGACTATCCCTCATCTCTCTATCAGATGGGGAATGAATACACAAAGATAAGCAATTATACATCCGCTTCGAATGACTTGGGATATGCTGGCACCAATCGAACTAAAACCCTCGATCAATGTAGGAGAGATTGCAATAGTAATGAACAATGTGGCGGATTTACATTCAAGGATACCGGAAATGGAAATGGAGAATGCACATTGAAGAATAAAAATACATATCCTCGAGCGTTGCGACAGCCGTTAGTAAATACAGATTTATACATTCGTAAGCCAGTATTGACTGAAAATGTAGATACTACATGTAGGAATCCGAACATAAGCGAGATAGATACCTTGTCGTATCAGTATTATTCATTGAACCCGGAAAAAATGTCGTCGGATGACAAGTGTAGTTTATATGGAGAAGTGAGCAAGATGGTTGATACACGTGCGCCAAGTTTGAGCGGGGAATGGTTTACTTATTTTAAGAGTAAGATTGAAAACCTGCAACGAACTGTTGGAGTTAGTATGGCAGATTTTCAGTCGTATAATCAGACGGCAGATGAATATAACCAGAAATACGTCGATATATGCAATAATATTGCGGTCATGAATAAGACACGTTCTACCACTGATGCTATCATGTCGGAATCAAAACTTGTTCTTATGAATGAGACGTATCGGTATATCCTATGGGCGATTTTAGCAATCGTTATTGTCATTGGTATCATTAAGTTAAAAGAGAAGTTTATAGATGGGGATGGATCTGCATCAGGTGAATCATCTTCTTCAATAAAGTCTAGCGACATCGGACTTGGACTTGGAGGTATTGGAGCCGCAATGGGATTATCTTCTTCTGAAAATGACGAGAATAAATCAGGTGAGGAGAGAAGTAGGTCAATATCTGATTCAATGTCGCAAAGTGAGAGAGGAGAGAATGATGGTATAGATGACGAAAGAAGAAGAAGAGACCGAGAGACGGAGAATCTAGATTGAAGGTTGAAAAGTCATACATGAGTTGCTTTTACTCTGAAGAGCATCATCGAATATTATCTTGTTATTATATAACTACGTACATAACATCGCCACGTATTATATAATATGTCGACATCAACGGAATCAGTTGACAGAACCCAAACCATAATTAATACATTAAATGAATTAAAACGTGTCGAGGATTCTCTCTATTCACAGTTAGAAACTATTTCGAATGCAGCGAGTCCAGATAGAACACGTCAAGAGGAAATTATTCGTGACATCAAGACATTGAATAGTACTCGTGCAGAACTATATCGAAACCTGAATGACATGTATATTATTATGCAAACTAATGCAAATACGATTAATAATTCCGACGTATTTAAAGCACAACAAAACGCAGTGAAACTTATTGAGACCGAACTTGATAAAGCGAAGAAGAATAAGGAGATTTTGGAAGTCGATAAGAATAACAAGCTTCGCATGTCACAGATTAACACATATTACAGTAAATACTATGAAGCAAGCACCGACATTATGAAGATTATCATCTATGTATCTATACCGCTTCTTATTTTAGCGTTTTTAAAGAAGAGAGGTCTTATTTTAGACAGTCTTAATACATTTTTAACAATTATTATTCTCTCGATTGGAGGTATTAATCTTGGAAAGAGGATGTATGATATGTTCAGGAGAACCGACTATGACTTTGATAAGTTTAACTGGGAGTTTGACCCTGATACGATTGATAGCAGCAAACTTCCACAGAATGGAAAGTTGAACCTTGGTATAGATAGTCTTTCTGCGTCATGTTATGGGCCTGGATGTTGTGATAATGTGAAGACAATATGGAATAATACAACAAATAAGTGTGATGTTCTTACATCATCATCATCATCATCATCATCAGCACCAGCATCATCATCATCCTCATCTCAGGGTAGCAGTTCAGGATCTCCTCCTGCTGGAACAACGTCATCTCCTTCTACGACCCCGTCATCGTAACAACGTTTGTAGTAACAACAACTTTGAATCTGATTTGGTAACTCTTACTTTATAACCGATAAAGAAATGATAAAAGATATATTCTAATTATTATATTAGTAGTGTATATCCGCCGGATAATAATTAATAAAATAACAAAAAACAATGGGTATTGAAGATGAGGAATCATATAAAAAGAATCTACCAGCAAGTGATAAGCAGCAACTATCTTCTGCACGAGACAACGTAGATCAAACGAATGCAGCAGCAGAACTATCAATCGGAAATACATTTGCCGAACTTACTAAACTGGCTGGTGTTGCAAATGCTACAATTGATAAGGGAGGATATAACAGCCAAGAGAAAGATACGTATGATGTTATGATGGCATACCAAGAATGGCAAAAAGCAAAACAAGAATCGCGCAAGTGTTTAGATAAAATGCGTGAAGCCGCCAACACCGCAATTATAAATACAAACAATAAGGTAAATGGCGTTCAATCATATGATACAACTACTGTAAATAGATCATACCAAGAACTAAACACCGTGAAAAACAAATGTAAAGAATCGCATATCAAGGTGAGAGATACCGCTAGTAAATACATCGACACGCTAAAAAGGGTCGAAAGTAATAACGAACAACGAGCTAATACTGCGGTACCAGTGTCATCAGTTGAAGGTTTTGAAGTTCGTCGGTTAATCGAAGAACCAATACTTGGGTTGTTTTCATCGAATACACGTGTTATTGAAGGACTAGATGAATGTGACACTAATTTGCCGGCAGGTGTAGCAAGAGATTCGTATGTGGCTGCATGTAACCGCGCATTACGTGAACGAAAAGACCTCGAAAAGGAGTTTCAGGTGTCATATGTTGAAACTGATAATTCGATTAAGTTATTAAATAAACTTTCGCCATTTGGGGATTCAAGTGCCGCCTTCAATAAGGACCTCGCCTCTCGTACAGATACATTGCGAGACGTGGTTGATGAACAAAAGAAGGATGTTTACACAAACCAACGAAAATCATTATATGAAATACAACAAGTTGAAACACTTGTTTATGTCGAGAATACTCTTATGTTTGTATACTGGGCGTTACTTATTATTATTGTTATTATGTTTTTTAGGGAATGGTTTTTTACTCGAGAGATTAACCGGAAAATTGTATTGTACATTATTCTTATTCTTATTTTTCCTCGAGTGATTGTTCCTCTCAAGAATGTATTTATGGATACATATGATAAGATCACTAGTTTGTTACCGACTCTTGCTTATACCAAGTTATAAAAAATAATAATAATAATAATATCTCTGAACATGAGAGATATTATTAAGTGACATTTTTGCTTCTGCTCATATGATTATTGCGACTGCTCATGTGATTATTGCTGCTGCTGCGACTGTTGCTGTTTCATTTCTTGTTCCTCTTGGAATGCTAACTCATCCTCTTCATTGTAAATAATTCCAATACCCAACCATCCATTCGATCCACACTTTCCATATTTCTTCTCCATATAATTCGTAATTTCAGTAGCCTTTGGTGCATTCCTGTTATACTGCAAATAATACCATTTCTTGAACTCCTCTGACACCTCGTTCTTACGAACACGTCGAGACTCGAATGGCCGTATCTTATCTTTGATAAATGCCGCCAAATAGTCCTGGCTGTTACGATAGTTCGCAGCACTTGCCTTGACAACCTGGCATTCACTTACAATACCTTCTGTCTTAAAGACCTTATGCACTAACATCGACATAAATACTGGCGCCCACTCCTTCAATTTAATATCTAATCTCTTGTCAATCAAATACTGATACGGTTTATCCGCATCATCAGTCTTCGGGTTCTCGCAAAACTTCGACATAAAGTCACATACTGCAAAACGTCGCCATGTACCATCATCATTGCTCTTAATATCAAACATCACATTTGTGCAAACGATTAACTTAAACTGCGGAATAAAACTGATCGTATCTTTGAATAATGCTCTTGCTTGAATTGTGTCACCACCAGTCAATTCCTTCAATGTACCTTCATCGATCTGATCACCCTTTGATGGCTCTTGCATAACCGCATATCGAATACCAATCAACTGAGCAACTTCCGGAGAAACACCGCCAATATTCCCGCGCTTTCGTGTCACCATTGTAATCGGAACAGTTGCTTTATAATCACCAAACGCATTCGACATGAGTTCAACCAGTTTTGATTTACCGTTCGACCCCTCACCGGTATAAATATTAAACTTCTGATTATAGTCAACTCCAATTAAACACGATGCCAAATGTTCCCACATATAGTTACGCAACTCCTCAACTGGAAAGAGTTTCTCCATAAAGTCATTTATACTTGCCATGATGGCCGCATTTCGTACTGGATCATATGGCACATAATCTATACGTGTTGTTTTAGACATGGTATCATCTGGTTGACCCTTTCGAAACACCTTGTTCTTAAAGTCGACAACTCCATTGTTAAAACACATCAAATGGGTTCGTGAATCCAGTAAGCTATAAAAGTCCTTATCGTAAAACAACTCTCTCACTTCACGCATAATATTGTTGCGGGTAGTGGTTGTTTTTAGTTTGGTGCAAATATCCACAACCCTGCGAGACCTCTTTCTGTATGTTGTATAGAGTTCGGTCGTCGGATCCAATGTAGACGCATAATTCATAATTTCATTATGACGTTTTGTATATATACTGTGCATGTCTCGTGTTATGAGTGTACGCAGAGATGTTCCTTGATCACATTCTATCCACCGATGACGAATAAACTCATACCATGTATTATTCTTGATGCTAATGCACACAAATCGATCCTTGTACAAATGATACAACACTACCGCCAAATCCACCTCTGTTGCAGTATCAGTCGATGTCTCAGACGTAATCGTCAAATCAATATAATAATTCACGGTTTCGTTACGCACCTTTGCATATTCAACCGGAGCGTCATTCTTCGCCCAATACATAATAGACCGATTTGTAAGACCATCGGGGTTGAATCCAAACGAACACCACTTTTCATAATACTTGGGAATGTCTCCATATGAGAATTTCGACGATTTTGCACTGAACATCATCCACGTAAGGAAGAGTTTTTCACTGGTGTTATGTAATGCGAACCCAACATCAAGCCACGGTTTATACGGCTCATAATATGACTCCGGAAGACACATTGTATAGTTATGGGTTTCTTTCAATTCATATTCACGAACGTCGAATGACTCAAATAAGGTATCGACTGCTTCTTTTAACTGGTCTGCATTTGTGATTTGATCGATTTCAATAATGTTTGACTTCTGAACCATTCGAAGTTTTTTTCCGCCGGCACCGCCACCGGTACCTCCAGCTCCACCACCACCCTTCTTGGATGTGCGAAAGTCCGTTTTCGCGAGTTCGTATTCCTGTTTTAATGCAGGGTTTTGGTCGAGGTTCGGCATATCATATTTTACATACTTTGTATACTGAACCGATAACTGAGCAAAGTCGCGTGAAAGGTTGAATGTGTGTGGTTTTTTATCCTCGCATGTCCATTGATTATCTTCGTCTTGTGACATAATAAAGTAGTGCGACATCATATATGCCTTGTGTCCTGGTTTACGAGAGCCATATAACTGCCAATTCGTATGGCCACGTGTAATCCCCTCATCAAATACTTCCTGCCAGGTATTCTTCAATGGAAGGTCAGTCCACATGTTTGCCACTTCCTTTATGACCCGGTTACGCAACATGACCTGCTGGATTCGTTCCATTGTAATTCCAATCATCATATGGATTCCGTCCTTTGTTACAGTCTCCAAGCGATTCACATCGCTTTTCTGAAATATAAATACTGGGATTTTATCACCTGGTTTTATAGTAACAATCTTACCGATTTCATCAAAGTACACCTGTATCATATCCAGAATATGGTCATTTGTATGCTGACGCTTTTCAACTGATGGGTCATACCGAAAGTCAAAGTCTACCATAACCGGACCTTCATGTATGTTCTGTTTTTCTGTGAGAAACTCCTGCTTAGCGTTAACAAATACATGTTCGTAATATTTATTATAGAATGTCTGCAACTCTTCCTGCGGGATGGTGAATGCACCGCCCATGACATTTAGACTCTTATCTGGGATTCGCGTATGAGTATACCCTTCTCCTGGCTTCGAAATAAACTGTTTTATGTATTGTTCATATGTCATCGTACTTGCATTTGGTGTCATTGTTACGAGTGGTAATTGATCTGGTACTTCTGATATATATAGACTCTATTTTTTTTATATCAATTTTTTCGAACTTTTATCCCCTAAAAATCGCCATTTATGTTTTAACGTATACGAGTTTCCCCATTTTTGAGGGATAGAAATCGGGTTATACTACAACGTATGATAATGTTATTACAAATAATATAAAAGGTTTACACGATATATTATAGTTTAACCTGACACGTACCCCCCCCCATATCCCATATCATTCGTTCACATGTCACAAAACATAAAGGTGACTGATTCTGGCGAGGAGTCGCGTGTATTCATTGAGAAAGAAACCATCAAGCGGTTATTAAATGATATTAAAGACTTGGTTACATCCCCGCTTGACAGTGAAGGTATTTATTATAAACATAGTGAAAAGGATATCTTAACTGGGTATGCAATGATTGTAGGTCCGGCAGACTCTCTCTATTTCGGTGGCTACTTTTTTTTCAAGTTTATTTTCCCGGTAAATTATCCTCATTCGCCTCCAGTTGTTCAGTATTTAACCAATGATGGATCTACACGTTTTCATCCCAACTTGTATGTGAATAAGAAGGTCTGTTTGTCCATTTTGAATACATGGAGAGGTGATACATGGACGGGGTGTCAATCGATTCGAAGTGTTCTCATGACAATTCTCTCAATTATGGATGCGGAACCATTACTACATGAACCAGGAGTAACAAAACAACATCCACAGTACAGTTCATATAACACGATTATTGCATACAAGTGTTTGCGTGTTGCGATATGCGAATTAATTATTTCATTTGGTAAATATATTACTGACATAGAATATCCTGATTATTTTTATCAGATTATGTTGGAACGATTCGTAGTAAATAAAGACAAGATTCATGAACTCATTCTCAAGAATAAAGAAACGACACCAGAGGATTCAAAATATACAGTTGAAATGTATTCTATGAGGTATATTACTCTTTCTTATTTGGTTCTCGAGGAGAGATTTAAAAAGGCGTGCGAAATTGCATGTAAGTAACATACCATAAAATTGAAAATGAAATTAGATAATAAAGAAATATAATCAAAGTATATAGCCGCCTAGTAGCAGTACCAGTAGAAGTAATCATCAATTATCTAGTCAATCGATTATCATGCACTTTTGTCCAAAATGTTCGAATATGTTATATATTAGTTTGGCGGGAGACGGCGGCTCATCTGAACCGGATGCGGAAAATAATCTCAATTCGTTGGCGTATTATTGTCGGTCATGTGGATATGTCGATAATAGTATTGATATGGAGAATGTATGTGTTTCAAAAACAAGTTTCAAGAAGAATGCACAGACATACACGCATGTTATAAATAGATATACGAAACTGGATCCGACCCTTCCACGTCTTACGACAATTCGGTGTCCAAATATGGAATGTAAAAGCAACAAGGGAGGTAAAGAGGACGAACCGAGTAAGAATGAAATTATATATATTAGGTATGATGATGCGAACTTGAAATATGTTTATCTATGTGCAAAGTGTGATACGTTGTGGAAAACAGAGCAATCTACATCATGAAATAGATAAGTGGGTGAGTCATATCTTGTAAAATTGAAACATAATAAAGTAATATTATTTAGTATATAGTAGTATATAGTATATAATATAGTAATAAGGAACCAAATGTCAATTGAAGTGAGAGAACTAAGTGATGCTGAATTGAATGAAGGGTTGGATGATGACGAGGATGATATTTCGGATGCATCTTCTATCAGTGGTAAAAGTGATGACGCAGCAGAGGATGATGCGACAGAGGATGATGCGACAGAGGATGATGCAGGAGATAGTAGTATACAAGATGACGATGCCGTGTCAGAGGACGAAGATGATATGAATGCAATGATGGATGATGACGATAACGACAAGAGTAACAAGAACAATAAGAAAACCATAAACGCAAAAAATAAATCGAAGTTGGTAGAAGGAAGTTTTGGTATGTTGGGAGTGCCACATGGAATAGGTGAAGGAAGCGGGGCAAGTAGCGTGGCTGATACAAGCGATGATGACGACGACGATGATCATGATGATGAGTATTTACAAAAGCTGAATAATGACTTGCGAGAAAGTTACGTAAATCGATATCATCCGGAGACAATTTATCATAACTATGATGAGATTCAGACATTATGTCATGTAACTAGAAACAAAGATGGTATTATTATTGATGACCTTCACCGTACAAATCCATTTATGACAAAATATGAACGAACCCGTATATTGGGACAACGAACAAAGCAATTAAATGAAGGTGCAAAACCAATGATTCAAGTAGATTCAACAATTATTGATGGATATGTTATTGCTTTGAAGGAACTTGAACAGAAGAAGATTCCGTTTATCATTCGTCGTCCATTACCCAATGGAGCATCGGAGTATTGGAGAATACAGGATATGGAGGTGTTGTAATCAATTCACCGAATCTAGGCCAGATGAAACATATACATACATACCATGGTATTCGTACATGGTATGTATTTTTTATATAATATAATCGTAAACATAATACGCTACCTTCAATGCTACAATCACATGTTCGGTATTCACGTATTTCGAAAGATAAAATGATGCTTCTTAATGCACTACGAGAACAAAACATTTCTCTAATAACCAACTTGATTGTACCGCTCACAAACACGACACACGCCGCATTTGTACGATACCAGTTGTTTTTTTATACAATAATGACACTACATCCAGATATGATCGAGTTAACAGACACGTTATTTACTGATGTCGAACTTATTACAATGTTAAATGTGTCTTCAACACTAATTGAATCGATTATACAGAATGATAAGTACGAATCATTTCATTATTTATGTACGAGATATGAAAATCAAATAAAAGATAAGATTGATCATACGAGAATGATGAAACAACTTATTCATTTTTCTGCACCATGTATATATGTAACCACATTTATTAGTATGTTCTGTAAAAACAATGTTCGTTTTCATAATGAACTTGCATTACTTGAATGTGCTACTAAAAACACACCAACTTCTCTTACCATAATGCGAGAGTTACTTTCTAAAACAGATGTTGATGTTCATTTTAATAACGACCAAGCTCTCAAACTTGCGACTGAAAATGGGTATTATCCCGCGGTTTGTTTACTTATTGAAGAAGGTGGAGCAAATATTTATAACTCCAACAACTATGCACTTCGAATTGCAGCATCGAGAGGATATTTAGATATTGTAAAATATCTTGTTTCAAAAGGAGCAGATGTTGCCGCGAACAATAATTTTGCAGTTAGTCATTCAGCTGGAAAAGGGTTCCTCGATGTCGTTACGTTCTTGGTCGAACACGGGGCAGATATAAGTGTCGAGTATCACCAGCCCTTTCGGTGGGCATGTGAAAATGGTCATATCAACGTTGTAAAATATTTAATGGAGATGTCGCCAAATACCATGATAGACACGATTCGAATGTGTAAATATAATGAAGATGAAATGGCTCTGTGTAAAAGCAAGACGCATTATGGTATCATGGAAGAACCAAAAACGCTTCATAGTCAAAGCATGATACATATGTTAGAACCATCTCATGACAGTGATGTGTATCGTCGCACAATACCGTCTACACATCCAATGCAAACATGTTCAAAATATTGTCTACAGTCGAATGAACCCATTACATCTGTTCTGTCATACGTATTTGAATACAGTATAAATTATGCATCATTGTATGGTCATGACAAAATAATTGAGTACATACTATCATCACTAGAGTTAAACAATAATGAAGATGATCATGAATCTGAATCTGAATCCGGGAGAAATATAAAACAGAAAAAGCTTCATTTTATTATTGATACAAACAATGAAGTCCCAGTTACATATGCATGTAGATACGGATATGTTCGAATCCTGCGTGTTTTATCTAAGTATGGGTTTTCTCTTTCATTCGATAATAACCTTCCTCTTGTGTCTGCCGCACAGAATGGTCATACTTCAATTGTTCGGTATTTGCTCAAAAACGGGGTTACACCCAATTTTGTAGAACACGAGTGGAACTGCAATACATATTTATACTTGTATACCGTTTTTAGTAATAATTATTATCGCACATTTTCAACTATTATAAAACATAGAGATGCCGAATTAACACGCGATGTCGTCATGGATTTAACCTGGAAGGCGGTAGCATACAATAAACTCAATATAGTCAAGATCATTTTTGACCATTGCATGAAAAGAAATTGTGTCTCGATTGTTGAACGCGAAATTAAGGCAACAGCTTTAATCATTGCATGTCAATACGGATACATATCTATTGTAACATATATAATAGAAGTTGTTGGTATTAATGTTGATATTTATAACAATAAACCATTAGTAACAGCATGTAGTTGGGGGCAGATGGAGGTGGCAATGTATCTTATTCAAAATGGTGCAGATATTCACGTAGATAATGATACACCGTTAATTGCAGCCGCAACTGTTGGAGCGTCGCCACGGTTAACATACGTACTTATTACACTATTTAATATGGACGTACGTTCACTAACTGGAGTGCATATGAATGAGAATGTGCGTTTATTTTTGGAAATGGCTGGAGTAATTATTCCGACAAAGTATTTGGATAATAATAGTAATATTCAGTTTCGACAAACAAATATATGCAATATAACCCATGATGAAATTGTAACAGGAGATGTGTTGGTTGGATGCGGCACATGTTTGAATGTATTTAAACGGGATAACTTAGATCGATGGTTTTCAAGAAAATATGAATGTCCTTTTCGATGTAGCTCGTCGTCATTTTATTATGTGACAAACGAAATAATAAATGACACGGCGAGTCAAGATATACCACAAAATGCATCATCCCCTGTTGTTATGTCTATACTACAATGTTACTTGGATGTATCAGAAGATGACGATGACGATACAAGTGACACCTCTTAACGAATACATAACTACTGTCTACAAATCGGACACGTAGATGACTGTTCAATCCACTGTTGTATACATGCATTATGAAATCGGTGACTACATGCAAGCTCTACCCATTGTTTACAATAAAATATATCTTGTTCAACATAGTTACCTAGTTGCACGTTTGCATTCATATCGTATTCATTCGATAAACAAATCGGACATACATCATCATCACTTACTTCATTATTCGATTTATCCACATGTATCATAACAATCACTCTATCGGGTCGTGTAACCATTGTACCAGATTCGTGAATCTCTCTCACGGTTACTACACTACTCGGTCTTTCTCTCATTGGAACTCTTCTTGTAGCTGGTACATGCGTTCTACATGATAATACCATATAGACATATATCATGTATAATAATCCCATCCCACCCAAAACCATAAACTGTACAACTGTCAAAACAACGACCGGATATGCAATAATCAGAAGTCCATCTTTATTGGAAACATACTCTGCATTACTAAAAAATATTAGTGTTGTCACCACCTTTGCACTACAGTAAAATATATATACCACCCGTCGAACTGTATATATAGTATGCGACATTGCCCATACCTCAAACCCTCGCCTTGTTCGAAACTCACGGTGCATGTGTAAAAGGTATCTCTTATACAGCAACAAACAACATAGAGTATATGGCAAATGTAAAACGTATGTTACGTATAAAAAAAATGTGAATGCACTTCGAATCTCATATTTCGTCTCAGTCGCAATCAATACATTTCCGGCAGTTGATGTAAATACATGGAATAAAAAAATGATAGCTTTTTTAGATAAGTAACCCGCATTTATCGTAAATGGCTCGTCATCATTCATAATAAACTATACGAACTATGCTATATTTCTTTATGTCACTTTTATATTGTTGTACGAATACCCCGCGAGTTAACACTTCCAACGGTTACCACAGTCGATACATGTGACAAAGGTCGTCATCGGTTCATCTGCGGATCGTGTTTGTAACTGATAATATGTACATTTCTTCGACTTGCATTTGCGACAAGTAAAGTTATCCGTCGATGCTTCTATATTCGGCTCATACATATTCTTATCACGAATCTTCTTTGCCTCGATTAAATCCTTCCATTTATCCGGACGCATTTCTTGATGACTCATAAATGGAAGGTCTTGGGCTTTCATCTCATTATTCTTTATTTTATTACAAATGACTGGATCTTTCAAGTTATTATAAATCGTCCGCAAATGGTCAATATAGAGAGAAATAAAGAACTCATTATCCCATTTTTTCACAATATTATTCTTATTTGCCTTCTTAATTGCATAGTTAAATACTGCCTTCTCCAAGTTGGTCGTCTTTTTGTCGTCGTTGATAATTGTATTCAGTCGCTTACGTATCTCATTTCGAAACTCTTCAGGGTTATCTATCTTCTTTACACCGGAACTTAATGACATGTCAACTACTCTTGATTACGTATAATATTATCATATTCATCGTACATTTAAATCAATTTTATAGTCGCGAATATTACTCTAAGTCACTTCCAATATATTCTTCTTCAGAAAGTTCAGATTGTTCGATCACTGTTGTTGCAGAATCATATACATTAGCTACTGTCCCCCCACCTCTCCTTCTTCCTCCCCCGGCACTAGCCCCTGATCCTGCATCCTTCCTTTTTGAAACTGGCCTCCCTTTTTTTACTTCTGATGATACAATATTATTTCCGTTACATTCATCATACGCATCTTTACCTTTTCCACCTCTCACTCGTTTTGTTGTATGTCCGCCACTAATACCTCCGCTACCGACATTGACCCCGCTACCTCCACCACTACAATCACCACATGTGCCTGGTGTTCCTATTGTACATTGGGTTCTTCCTTTTCTTTTTGAACAATCTAACATATCACCAAGTCTTTTTTGGTTCTTACATCCCCCCTTTCGAGAAGATGTACTTCGTTTATGCCGCTTTGCATCATCTTCTTCCTCTTCCTCATCCTCTTCCTCTTCTTCATCGTCATTGTCATCTTCATCTTCATCTCCATCTTCGTCTTCTTCATTGTCATCCTCTTCATCTCCATCTCCATCCTGATCCCCATCATCATCATCATATTCACTTTCACAATCACTATCATCTACTACAAAGCCATCTTTCATATATCCATTCTTAGTAATCATATCATCATCTACATCCTCTTCATCATCTTCATCGTCTTCATCGTCGTCATCCACTTCATCAAATCCACCATACAATCCATCATATATTTCTTTCCATTTTTCCAGAGTAAGGTTAATAATACGTCTTTTTACACTTGTGAGATTTGAAGATGATACAGCAACAATAGCACATGATCCAAAGTACAATACTGAATCCACTGGTGGAGGAAACTCGTATTTATTTTCATGTCCAGCTCTTCCTTCATCTCTTGCCCAAAGTTCGATATACATATTATCGTCAACTTTCCATGATTGGCGACGTTCAAACCCATCGGATGTTTTAAAATTGCACTTCTTATATAGTTCGGAAAACTGTAATGTTGTCGCATCTGACAGTTTTGGCGTTCCCGACTTATCAATAATTATAACATTCACTTTTCCGGAAGATGATGGCATTCAGTATAAGTGTAACTGTAGCTGTAACTATAAATGTAACTATAAATGTAACTATAACTATTATAACATATGGATTTAAATCGTTTACAGTGTACTTATACACTAGTCAACCAACTGACATACGATGAACGACATTCGTAACCAGAAACCACGTCTCAAGAAAAGTAGTCAACAAGAGATACGTCATGCACATATATTGAGTAACATAAAACCAATTTACAGAGATGCAGCAGATTACACAGATAATGCAATCAAAGTGGGAAAGGGTATAACTGAAACTCTTCCTCGTTTGTATATACCATCTATTCCTCTTGATAAAGTTAACATACGCGCAGTGAATGAACTCATCGATCTTGCATTTAATAAGGCAGATGTTACTACAAAATCAATTACGCGAACTGCACCAAATGTTCATCACCTTCATATAACGCATCATGTTAGTGAGTATATTTATGCTGATAGAAACATATTTAAACTGGTAGATGTCTCTTTAACACAAGATAACACAAGTACCAAGCAGAGTACTACTATACGAAAACTGGTGAAGGTGTCTTTTTATGATGAGGTAACGGATGTCATATCTACCGTAATTAAATATGGCGATCAAGATGGTAACCGTGATGAGAATGATAGTTCATTCTGTCTTGACCTGCTTATTGACAAAGGAAAAGAGATTATCGATACAAACCTAGAGAGCTTTCATATATCGCCAAATTATAAACTTGTAAGACAGTGGGAATATTTTATTCGACTACATGGTTCGTCTCCAAACACGTGTGTTATCGTATTGGATGAATCACAAGAGCGTCTCATTGACTTATACTTTACCACAAAAACTGGTGTAGTTGATATAGTAAATGCATCAGCATCATCTGCGAAATCTTTTTGTGGAGATATGATAACTCATTCGTTAAAAGAGGATATTTTATCGTTCTTATTACTGTTAAAGTTATGTAAATAATATACACAGAGATGATGCTGATATGGGTATCTAAAATTGTCGTAATATCACTTGTGTTAATTATATTAGTACATTACTTGTATTCATTTTTCAAAACAACATTAACTGTTCCAAAAGTAAAAGATCTTGTATACAGACCAAGTGAAAAATACGAGAAGTTATTTGATACAATAAAACTTTCAAATACGCAACCACGTAAATATGAAACATCTAATTTAGGAAACCAACCTACCGTATTTGGAACGCCAAACAATGCAGGAATAACTATATCGGATTTGACGGGGGCAACGCCGATTGCGGCACTTCAGCCTGTAAACTCAAATATAGAAATGTTAAATGGCCCCTCACATTCAAATGTTTCTACAAACTCAATGAAACAAGAACTCAAGCAATATTTGAAAGGGTTACATGCGAGTGATTCAACTCCGATATTTAACATACCAATGAATACAGGAGAGAGCTTTCGTCCTTCATATTTGAATAACAATTAAGGTGTGTTTATCATGCAGGGGGTCACTATAGTAATTGTAATTATAAGATAAATATAAAGGCATCATTACATATTATGATAGATTACTTGATATATAATGAAAATACCGTCAGATGATAGAGCGGCGTTATTACATGCAATGCCAAAAATAAAACTTTCTTATGAAATAAACATTCATAATAAAGAAACGACGAATGTAGATAATTCTTGTAGTATTGGATACTTCATAATTCCAAAAGGGAGAAGGTACGTTGCGTGGTTTACAACGTATAAGTGCGATCGTGTATGTATTTTTATTGAAGTTATTCGCCCTATAAAAAATGGATTAAAGGGTATGCAGTCACATCAACAACAGCAACAACAACAGCATCAGGATCATGTTAACTCATTCGGTGATATGTATATATTTCCAGTATGTTTCGATGCAGCATTATCACTTGGAACGATTATTAGCGGCACAATGTTTAATACACATCAATCAGGTCTTCGTTATTTTACAGTACAAAACATGTATGCGTATAAAGGAAACATCGTTCACGATAAATACTCTCATATGCATGACTATATGAAGTTAATAACTCGAATATTTGATTCAAGAGAAATGGTTCAGTCGGGATTTACATCAAATGGAGTTGTATTTGGAGTACCGATATGTTGTCAAACGATGAGTCAAGCAGAAACGATTGCACTGTCTGGCAAGTTACCTTACACTGTATACTCCATTCATAAAAGGTATCAAGGCACCGCAAAAGTTGAGCAATTTGTGTTAGGAAATGTATCAGTACCAATGAATGACGCTGACCGTACAGATAAGAGAAGTGTTGAAATGCAGCACACACAGGCACCCCAGGTTCCACATGCACCACAGCAACAACAGCCTCGAAGCAAGTACACACAACATGAAACAAGTTACGGATGTTTTCTAGTTCGCCCCGACATTCAATTCGATATATATGATTTATATGTATGCGATAATACATCAAGTCCTACATTGAAAAAACACAATATTGCACATATTCCAAGTTATAAAACAAGTGTACTTATGAATACACTATTTCGAAATATAAAAGAAAACACAAACCTCGACTTTCTTGAAGAGAGCGATGATGAAGACGAGTTTGAAAATACGGATGTCGATAAGTATGTTGACATGACAAAAGAAACATGTATGATTTGTATATTTAATGATAAGTTTAGGAGATGGATACCAGTTGAAGTGGCACAAAATATCGACCCCAAAAATTGTTTAAAGAGCATATCAACCTTGTCATACATTCAATCCGTTGAAAATAACAACTATAAACATCCATATGTTCAAAAACAACAGTTCCAACAAAAGTCACAACCACACCATCATAAAAAGCATGTTAACCCGATGAACATAAAGAAGTCATACTCCAACTACTATTTCGATAGTAATACAAATCGTATGATGCCATATACATCAGGTAGAAGCGGAAACATTGCCAACCGGGCGGTGCATCAGGATGCCACATAAAAAAAGTGTAGATGCATATCACCGCGCCACCACCATCGCCCCCTATACACACCGAAAATACTGCTAAATATCGTCACCATGTAATTCAAACGCACATTTAAGGAGGCGAATCAACCCCGTCGTCTTCTTCATCATCGTAATACATTGGAATACTTACTTGAATCTCTGGAATCGGGTCATTTTGTTGAAAGATTGCAACTCGATCTTCATGTTCATCAGTCGCCATCCAACGTTCATGTGAATTGTATATAACCCGATTAGGCTCTTGAATTACATTGTCCATAAAGGTAAACGGCAATGCTCTTATCTCAAAGTTGGGCGTTGTGTAATATGTGACATTCGGATAAATACCGTAGTGTTCGAGGAGTTCGGAATCAGCGTAAGTAATCTTCATACTGGCAGAGTTTGTGTTGTTCATGCATTTCACCTGTAACCGTATATAGTATTTCAATTTTTTCATCATGCAAAAACGATTTGGAAATATCATTTAGAAATATTTTCTAAACATTACATACATACAACCCAGCTAGACCGTCACTTATCTGCTGTTGCTTTATGGTGTTTCCCCTCACTCCCTCCTCCTCATCGTCCTATCGCAGTATCGCAAAACTATGTTTATCTAGTGTTGAAAGAGTCATCAAGGCGTGGAATACATCGATTCCTTATGTTCATCCATTTTATGCGGTAAAGTCTAACCCCAATAATGAATTAATTGACCTACTTCATTCTCACAACTTTGGCTTCGATTGTGCAAGCAAACAAGAGATCGAAGTCGCGAAAAAACGAACAACGAAAATTGTATTTGGTAACCCTACAAAAAGTGTAAACGATATTAAATACTCGTGTCTGAATAATGTCCATGACTATGTTGTTGACAGTATTGAAGAGGTGAAAAAAATACGGAGCATTGACTCCGCCGCTAAATATATTATTCGTGTATTGGGATATGAACAAAACTCACTTATGAAATTTAACAAAAAGTTCGGTGCATCAGTACATGACGCAAAAACCATGCTTTCATACATACGTGATAATAATCTCTCATTTAGAGGGTACTCTTATCACGTTGGGTCAAAATGCAAGGATATGTCGTCGCATGAATATACAATTAACACCATTTTATCAAAGTACAAAATGATAAGTGATGCGTATGAGTTAAAAACACAGACAATCGATATTGGAGGAGGGTTTGAGAACATTCAAGATATTCAGCGTCTTGGTGTGCTTTTTCGAGAGAAGGAGTATCTTCGTCAGTTTGAACGAGAAGGGATTGAACTCATCGCTGAGCCAGGGAGAATTATTTCATCTCCATCTATAACCCTATTAACAAAGGTTATCGCCACACGGCGACGCATAATTGACGGAAAAGATGTGTATTATATTACAATCAATGATAGCTTATACCACACATTTCAAGGAAAGATGTTTGATCATCAAGAGTTTACGCCGATTCCGCTATACTGTACTTCTCAGTGCGAGAGACCTCATGTTACATGCGTTATTTTTGGACAAACATGCGATTCTCTCGATATTATCTGTGATCGTGTTATTCTTCCACTTCCCATGATTGACGATGTTATTATGTTTAAAAACATGGGGGCATACTCTTTAGCTAGTGCAACAGGAAGGTTTAATGGATTTGAAGCAGCAACTACATGTATGCAATAATATATACCTGGAATATACCTGCTGGGATACAGAAACTAATATACACCTTAATCAGTAATTATTATATATTGATAATCTATACATCCATATATAATAATGACAAGTACCGCAAATATTCTCAATATACACGATTCTGCCTCATTTTCAAGCAATGAAATACCATCTGGAGGAACCGCTAGTTATTACCAAGGAAAGGCTGGAATTGCATTACAAGGCGGTGGTGGAGGTGGCATATTTTATGGGTTTGGTCAAGAAAACAGCAACCTGAATGATAATGACCCTACCCTTGTTGTAGCAAGAGGATCATATTCTCCATTAACCGTAAACCATAATGCGAATGCATCATCATCCAATTATCAAAATGGGGGTTATACATACCCAGAAAAAGGATACCATCCCAGCAGAACCCGTAGCCATAGCCACCGCATCCATCGTCATTCTAGTAAAAGCAAGAGCAATAGCAATAGCAATAGCAAGTCATCCCCATCACGCGTTGTGATTGGTGGTCGCAAAAGCCGTCGCATTCGTATCAAAGGAATGAAGAAATACCTTAAAAGCAAGAAAAACTACTCTCTCATGATTCTCGGCTCGGATACTACACGTACGAATAAACATCATAGCAAAAAACATAACAAAAAACACAGCAAAAAACACAGCAAAAAGTCATTAAAAATATATCATGGTGGAAATGTTGTAGGATGGGGCGCACCAAATGGCGGACCATCCTCTCATACTGCAAATGCTGCATACTCTGTCGCAGGTGTCGAATTATCACCAAATGATATTGCTCTTGCAAACCCTGCCCCATATTCTGCATATAATAGCTGCCATCCCGTTGTATAAAAGTAAGCAATGGTTATATCTCTAATTTAATCATACATTTTCCCGTCAATGCTGGTTCTTTCGAGTTCTTCGTTTTAAACTTTGCAACCGATTCTGTCATGACTGTGATGTTATTATTATCATCCACGTCATATACTACATCATCCCCTTCTTCTACAACATGATTGCGACTATTATGTAAGGCCGCTTGTATCGTCAATGGCGGCTCATACTTCGTTGTCCACATATTCTTTTCATACCCATCAACATCCGTCATAATTATCCGATACTTTTGTTTTATATAATATGTCTGTCTCTTTAACCACTGCGCACGAAATACATCCTGAGGATCAATAATATCAATTACTAATGGAGATGCATGCTTCACACGAAGAATACGACCGACCGACTGACATACATCCGTCTTGGGGGATGCCATAATAAGTGTAGTAAGTGTTTTTATATCTAGGCCTTCTGATGCCATTGCATAGGTCGCAATAATCACCTTTTTAGACTCACTCTCTTTCAATGCCGCTTCTTTCATTCCACCAATATAATACCCAACAGTGGCAATATTCCTATGCTCAATTGCCTTGTGTAAATACGTAATGAGAGATTTGTTATGAGCCAATATCATTACTTGTTGATCCGGATTTATACGTAACTCATTCTCTAACACCCGCAATATAAACTCACTACGGCGATTATAATCACATACCTTTGATATCATAGTACTAAACTTAGGATTACCGCGATAATCATACTCTGTCTCATTAAACTCCGGGTCATTTACCTTGTATTGAATACCCTTTACCAATACACAATGTGTCGACTCAGCCTTCTCTTTATGTATAACATCCCCCAGAAAATACTTGAAAATCTTTGTTAGCCCGTCCTTTCGAACCATTGTACCAGAGAGACCCAGCGTATACTTCGTAACTACCTTCATCATACATCGACAAAACACCTCTGCTGACATATGATGGCAATTACTTACGACCGGATACAATTCAAATGACTCTCTGAGAGATTCATGATGTTTCGGAGTAGCCAATATAAAATTATGATTATCTTCGACCTCAATATCATATACGTCAATTCTCTCATTCTCTCCTCTACAATATTTTATCTCTGTATGAATAACCCAATCATACACCTTTTGTAATACCATAAATGGAGACCCATACTCGTCATCGTCACCATCAATACATTCTCTCATACAAAGTATAAGGTCACCCGCCTCCAAATCCATCGCCGCAACATATCCTCTGTTTGTGAGTATTTTATGATTCGGAGTACATGTAATTGTCGATGAAGTGAGAGAAAGTTGTATTAACTCCTTCGTATCTTTTTTCCATGCATACGTCATTTTCTTATATTCAAATGTATTTGCTGATTGGTTATAACTCAATATAAGCGGTAACTCATGACCGTCATTCCACCTCTCGTATAATTCACCAATCTCTCGTGGTCCACTGATTGTATGCACACATGTGTTATATGGAAAGCACTCATCATACACCGAGAGACCAAAACTGTCGAACGCATCCTTTGGATAATCTTTCATTGAGAGAGATTGCAACATCCCAATTACAATATCTTTATCATCAATATCGAATGTCTGTCCCTGAATTGATCCAACCCTTGCCGCCGGAAGAAACTGATGGATTCTCTCAATCCATTGATTAAGAAGGAAACTCTTGTGAACTACAACCAACGTTTTCTTTCGTAACCGAGAGATTATGTTAAGAGCCATCACCGTTTTTCCTTTTCCAGGATCAACGTCGAGTAGCCCACCGCCACCCATCACTGGATTCGCGGTTACATAATTCACATATTTATTCACGATTATATTTTGATACTCTCTCATATCACCATTAAACACGAGAGATTCCGAGACATCATCCCCTTCCTGAATACGGCTTTCTTCAGCATCGCCATATGTTTTTATTCCATAATACCTTGGAATGTAGTACTTGGTAGAACATTCACGATATATCGGAAACTTTGGAGGTTGAATGGGTGCTTTAGGAATATATGCACCAACTGTCAACTCCTCTCTTAGTATCTTTTGTTCTTCTTCATCTAGACATTCCTTTAAAATAGTATAACCTCTCGACCCCAAATAACTTGATACTGTTGACATTTATACAAAGTGAGAGAATATTCACCTAGAGAGAAAGAGAGCAACAAACTGTTATAACTATTTAATCGATTCTCTCTAGATTTATTTGAAAAAATATATAATGTTATGATATATGGATTCGTTAAAGTTTTTAATGAGGCAAGAAAAGCAACATGAACTCGTCCTGTTTGTGTTGCTTGTTGCGTATATAGTGTTTAATCCCCAAACACCTTCCGCACTTGCCAGATACATCGATAATGTTTATGGACAAGTTGTTGTTGTTCTTATTGCAATCACCATTTTTGTCAGCACAAACCCGATTGTTGGTGTTTTAGCATTCTTCGCTGCATATGAGTTTATTCGCCGGTCAACCGTTTCTACTGGTAGCTGGGGAATTGAGTCATTTACCCCCACTGAAGATAAAAAGGCAAAAGTCATGAAGGCGATGAACCCCGACCCATCTCTCACCCTTGAAGAAGAACTTGTTGAAAAACTTACCCCGATTGCCCCGAATAATGAAGTCGGTGCAAGTGATTCTGGAAGCTTTCAGCCTGTTCTCGGAAACCTTTATGGTGCTGTTGAACCCGACTATGATGGCGTAATTTAGATAATTTACCGAAGAATGTATACTCCTCTACAACATATATACATCTATGTATTACATGGATGTATATACGAGTCATCTTGTTATTCACTTCAGTTTTTTGTTTTTCCAATTATTCGCCGTAATATCTCTCGAGTGCTTACCTTTGCGCCACCACCCGCCATCTCACCCTTCGAGTTCACCTTATTTCCAAGTCGATAAAATATAAACTTTGATACGTAAAAGAGAATTACCGCTGTTCCAAATCCAATTACGACTCGAATAATCGTTATAACATGCTCATTTTGCAATAACTGGTTAATATCAAACCCCGCTTTGTCAATATCAATATCCCCTTTTCCGCCATCTTTTCCCAAACTCGCCTTACTTTGCTGATATAACACCGTGCCATCCTCTCCAGTTGGTTGACATTTTATATATATATCATCCTTTGCCATCGCATTATTTGCACCCTTTTTGTTATAATAATACGTATTTGATGTTAATGCTCCACCACCACTATACTTCGTAAGAGAGGTCTTATATGTAGCATCATTCAAACTTCGAATCGATTCACGCATCACCTGAATCGCATGTACCTTGTGATATACGATATAATTATATACCCCACTATGCTGAGGAACAAGATTCTTACCCGTGTAAAAATAAAATGGTTGTCTCGGGATAAGGTTTCCTAAATTGAAATTATTCACATCAGATATATACTTACCACTACCGCTGTTTTTTTCCGGGAGATTTTGCAAGATTAGATTCATTATATCAGAGCTTGATTGACCTGCACCCGATCCAATTACGATTGGAATACAAACAATCAGGTTTCGGCCATCAGCACTTGAATGATACGCAAGCAGTTCGGCATCCGCTTTCTGACCATCATAGGAGTGTAATGATGGCTGATAAATACGAATCGAATCCACACGATAATCCGTTCCTTTAAAGTTTGCAGGGTATGATCCAGATGCGGCATCATACGGGATTCGAAAGAACTCGCCCTCATGATACACATTGCATGAACTATTATTATATTGAAAACTATATTGACAAGTTGAAATACATGAACGTTCTGGATTACTATTAATCGAGGTTTCAATATTTATTGGTGCATCTCTTTTATTCGACATCTATGTTCACGTGTATTTGTTGGGTATAGTATCTTAATATTATATTATATTATTTTAAGGATATAGAATGAAACTTACACGCAGTAAAATATCTAAATTACGTCATACAAAAAATCAAAGTTATAAATCATATGTCCCACGCAAGAAGTATAATAGTAATAAAGGAATAAGGACATTTAGAAACAAGAATAGCGATGTAGTTGACTTTTTAAGTAAGACCATACGAAAATATATTGTAAAATATAATAAAAAGGCATATGTTTCTGGACGGAGAGGTGGAGCAGTATCTCCACCTCCTTCGGTTAAGAAGGACCAAAGGGGACCCCCTGTTTCATCTCTCGGTCCGAATATAGAAGGTGATATCGTACTTGGCGAAGAGGTTTTAACACATCAATCAAACGACACCCCTAACTTTATTCGAAATGTATTGAAAAAGGCAACACAAGGTAAAACTGTACAAATCAATGATGGGAAAACTCGCTTTCATAGATATACGTATATGGTAAGTGACGGACTATTATATGGAAAACTTGCACCAGAAGGAAAATGCGAGTTTGACGACAATGAAGCTGGAAATAAAGAGTTTTACTTCTGCAAAAATGAGTCAGTTGGGGTTTGTACTAAATCAGTAGACACTGACCTACCGGAAGGGGCATATATTTTTATTCAAAACCGAGTAAAAAAAATAGATAAGAGTGCAGATGATGTTGAAAAAGTAAAAGTTGCTGTTCAATCTGATAAAACAGATGAAGGAACCAAAACTGAAGAAGTCGAATACGGACAGTTGTTTAAGCTTGACGGTAAAAATACCGAAAAAAAGTTGAATGACGATATATTTGCTTCATTTCCGACTACTGCACAAAATGATATTATGGGTTTCCGCATTAAATTGGTCCCAGAAACAGTAATTGAACCAGAAAGTTCTAACAAAAAAGAAAGTTCTAGCAAAAATAGTACGCCATATGTTTATAACTTTAAAAAGGACGGTGGCGACTCCATCACAATTTATGTTACTCTCAAAAATATCCTTGAAATTATTCGTAAAAATATGGATGATGATGAAGATTCAGATAAACTTCCTTCGAAAGAACAATTACAAATATTATATGATATTATCTATAAGAATAATCTCGATGATGAGTTCAAGAACCGTATATATAAGTTTATGTACTTTTATAGTGCAACATCTCCTCCGAATACAACCAAACAAACTCTTGATAAGTTTAAAATAGGGGATTATGAAGCACATAAGACTCTTGTTACCAAGATTGAGAAAGTACTTGGAGTTGCACAAGCTGGGCCAGGTGGACCATGCGAGAGATTCCCAGGTACTACTAATCCAGAACTTGAACTTTTGATAAAGTCGACTGGTGATGGAAGTATTACTGCCAAACTTCGAAATCCCAATGACCTTTCGGTTATTGGATCTGTGAATACAATATTGGACGTCATTAAACAACAGAATGAGGAGGCGGCAGCGGCGGCGGCGGCGGCTGATGAGGCTGATAAAAAAGAACGACAAAAAGAAGGACAACAAGAAGGAAAACAAAAAGAGGGACAAGAAGGAAACCCCATTGTAGTAAAAGGTGTTCTTGGCATAGTTAAAGATTACTTTAACCCCAATAATAATAATAATACGCTAGAATCACCAGCTTATAGTACGGTTGTTAATAATACGAATGCTAACATGACGGTTGTTGAAAATGAGGTTGTTACAGGTGTGGGTAAAATAATCGAACGTGATTTGAATAATCTGCCCCAGTATCAACAGTCTCAGCAACAGGCTCAGCAACAGAATCCGCAGTATCAGCAACAGAATCCGCAGTATCAGCAACAGTATCCGCAGTATCAGCAACAGTATCAACAGAATCCGCAACAGTATCCGCCCCAGAATCTGACCCAGTATCAACAGTATCCGCCCCAGAATCCGCAACAGTATCCGCCCCAGAATCTGACCCAGTATCCGCAACCGGATCTGACCGCGAATCAAACGTTTAAAAAGATGAGTAAGAAGGAGAGAAAGAACATTTATAAAGGTATGACACCTATATAACCCATCGTATCCGCTTTCTAAAATGGCAAGTATCGAACCGATGCGGAGTCATAAACCGTTACTTTAAACGCATCATTATACCCTTCCACATATACAGTATCTCCATTACTTACATTGTTGCATCCATATTCGCCAGTGCCACTTTGACCATTTACGGAGACAGGAAGTTTAATCGCATTATTCTTATCACTTAATGTATAGAACTGCCATTTATCCCGGTTCGTAAATAACGGTCTTCCCATCAAAGGAAGAATTGTCTCATTTCCATTGACTCGTGTAAGTATTCCAACCTGACGGTAGGTTGTGTCAACCGATTGGGTCGGGACATTCACACGCATACCAACGGGTGTTACACGACTACTTCCATTAAACACTCCTACCCCAAGACCAACTCTCTCTGCACCTCGAATATCATATGTTGGCTGCGTCGACCCAACGGTATTATCTCTCAAGGGAGGCACATACGGATTCATGAGTACATCCTGGTTCACGGAGGGTCCACCTCCACCAAAATCTAGTCCAGGACCCTCTTCCATAAATAATGAAGGAGAGGATGATACCGACATAGTTACGAGTGGCTGCGAATACATGCGACTTCCTCCTGCATGATTCATGTATTTAACATAAACAAATATTCCAATTGCAATTAAAATGAGTGCGAAAAACCCGAATGTAACATTCTCAACGCAAAAAACACCAGGAGGACATCTTCGAGCCATCGTATATTATTGTATGCGTGTTTCTTATATATGATAGTGTAGTATATATACATATCATATATAGTATTTTTATCGAATTGTATGTCTTGATATATCCTCTGACTTTACTTGGAGCTGGAAGCCTGACCCCCAACATTAAAACCACCAAGCATGCTTGAAATACTTGCAAGGCCGCCATTACCAGTGAGTTGATTCATAAATCCTTGCGCACTCTTAAGCAACGGCTCCATATCTTTCATATTATCCATGAGAACCTTCTGTTGTTGCATGAGAGATTTGGTCTGGTCAGTAAGTCCGCGAACTCCATCCTCTCCAATAATATTCTGAATGTTGTCATACGCCTGTTCTAAAGTCTTGGCATAATCAACGCGATTCATATCCTTTCCGGTAGACTTCTTTTTCGCGGCCTGAACATCTTCATCGTCGTCTTCGTTCTTATTATAGGTCGCAGGAGAGAGAGTAGACATACCCTGCTTCGTTGCATCCTTCTTATCCGTCTTTGTAATAGATGAGTCACTATGCTTTGATGCATCTTCGGCGGCTTCAGCTGCCTTTACATCCTTCTCTCCGGCAGCATCGACCTTATCATGTGCAACTGATGCACCCCCCTTCTCTTCTTTTGAAGCGGATTTGTCAGCATCCTTGTTTTCAAGACCTTCTCGGCGAGAGAGGGTAACACGTTGCACCCCCTTAAACAAGTTGGTAGTGATAATTGCTAACAAGAGAATAATGATCATATTTTTACTAAAATAAGATGCAACCAATCCAATTAATACAAAGAATACGACTGAATCGATATCATTAAATGCTAAATACCCTACAATGTTCATGAGAGAAATGAAGAGAACGACGTATAACACATTCTTATTTTGAAGAAGGTTATTTATAAAAGGAGGAATAGTAACTGCCATGTTGTTTGTTGTTATATCAATTATATATTATACAATATTTTATACTTTATCGGTAGGTCCCTATGTAATTCATGATAGTATGGTATCTATTAGTTGTTATCTATACAAAATTGAAATAAGTTATACAAGTTATAAGTATTTACAAAGATGCAGTCAAATATTTCTCGGTACACATTAGCGATATGTGCAATCCACAACGATTATATACATGGAAAAGATATAGAAAGTGATCCAGACATTGAAAGTAACTATTTAATTATAAGTACAGTTGACAACTATTCCTTTGAACGAAAATATTATGTAAACGACATTGATTTATATAATATGAAGTATTCCATATCAAATAACTTGGATGTTTCATTGAGCGAGAATACAAATCAGTATGATGTAGGACGAGTTCCAAGACATAGATTCCAATGGATGGTAGTAAATAGCAACCTACATAACAGGGATGTATATCGTCATCCAATAATACGTAACTATATTGAAATTGGATTGAAAAGAGGGTTTGTTCGTCTTGAAGTTGTTGAAGAGATTCAACTATATAGTGGTGAACATGTTGCTATTTTAAAAACATTCTGGCTGCGAATATTTGCGCGAATTGTAAAGAAGCGAATCCTTATTAAAAAGCAGATCCCTATTTTCCTAAAAAATACACGCTTCCTTATGAATGTGGAACATATGGGTAGTACTTATATGAAAAAAGAATTGAAACAAGTAGGGATACCATCCATTCCCAATTTACTGTAAAGATATATTTGTACTAGTTGATTCGGGATTCTTCCCCGTAGCTACTATAGTTACTTTCACTACTATCGCTACTTTCACTACTATCGCTACTTTCGCTACTTTCGCTACTTTCGCTACTCGTTTCATTTTCTTCATCCGAGAGATCATCATTGTAAATGACATCAAGAGTATCGTTATTTCCAACATCAACCGCTCTCATTTCATCTAGTTCTCTCTTCAAGTTCCGTATTTCACGAGAGATCATCTCTTTATCCTGTTGTGTCTTATTTAAAAGAAGTCGATCTTGTTTCAAAACATCATCAAGATAATCATACATTCCTTCTAATGTACGGATTTGTTTCTGCTTATCTCTTACAAGAGCATCATAATCCCTCTTATATGTCTCATAAATAGGTATTAAATACTCGTTCGCGTTCATCGTTCGACGAGTATCATATAAGTTCTTCGCAATTGACATATGATGTTGACGTTCTAGACCATCTAAGTATTGTAATACCTTGTCGCGTTTTACTAAATCATCAATTTCCATTTTTTTATACCTCTCACTTATTTTCTATATATGTATTACACATAAATATTATTAACATGTATGTGTATGTGTATATGTATTAGCAAATGAGTTGACTTTCATGTTATTGTGAAGTGAAACGTTCGATACATAAAAAAAAGTGGATGAATATCTGTCAACGTCATCCGTGTAGTTGTTGCATTGTGTTATGTGTATGCATGGTTTACTTACGTGTAATAAGGTTACGTCTTTCTTCAATGAGTTCATTCATCACATTCAAATCCTTTTCAGTAAACGGAGTAGTATACAACATATATATGAAGTTGGCTTTCACGTTACCATGCAAGTAGTTATTTTCTTCCACCTCGTTCTCAATATCATCATCATACATTTGACTTGCATTAAACGCAATCTCTGATGTAACTTCATCGATCATGTTTGCGTTTCTTGTTCGAGTCGCGTGGTACAGTCTCTCCTTTTGTGCAGGAGTAACATCACATGGAAGATAACCATTCTCGGCCATGAAATTGTCAAACCAATTAGTGAAGTCCTCATCATAAATCGTCATGTTGTGTATCATTCCGGTGTCTTCATTGTCCACCATCATTTCGTCCATGTTGTAGTTGTACTCTTCGAAGTAGTAGTTGTTGTTGGAATAAGTAGCAGTCGAGATAGCGGCCATTTGTAACGAGTCGGTTGTTGATGTAGTCAATTGCTTCTAACCTTATGTAAGAAAAGCATTTCAATTTTGAAGAGGTATGGTATCAAATCTGTACCACATCAAAAAACGTGGATATGCAAGTGTGACTTCGATTGAGTACTACTACTACTATATCAGTTGTAACAACGTTACAGAATAAGAACAACTTAAAAACATCACTATGTATTATGTTATGGATCAGATATAAATATAGTCACACACTTACCTGAATGAACGACATACTATTCATACTCATTCCTGCATCAAGTATCATATGGTCACTCATCTTTCTTGCAAGTAGTTTATGTAAAATAAAGATCTACAAAGTAACTGGTACAAAACTTATCAACTTTCAAGCCCATATTGCATACTCGTCAATTGATAACAACGACGAACACTTCGGATGGTTTATGGGTAAATACTTTATCGGATATATACACAAGACGAATGACCAACACTCCAGTGTGAAAGAGTTATATGTACTAACTTCCGAAAAGTGGTTTAAGAGATGCAGTGAAAATACCCCTTCATTACATAATGATGACTACATGGATATGTTACAACAAAAGTCTATTTCTAAATCGAACACATATGACATATGTTGTACAACAGATAGAGATGATTCGGAATCGCGACATGTAAAAATGAATTATGTTATTGACTTATATGATAGAGAAGGCACATTCTGGGATATCAAATACACCAAATATCCATACCACCCCCTCACGTATGAAGTGAGACAAACCCAACAATCCGCAATACGCGATATCATGCGAAGTTATAACGAGAGAAAATACTGCGTATCATTACTACATGGAAAACCAGGTACTGGAAAATCAATCATATCGATTATACTTGCAAAACATCTAATTCAATGTGGATTAGAAGTATCGCTAGTTGATACATTCAAACCATGGGAACCAAACGATTCATTTACTATGTTATATCATACAATCAACCCTACAAGGAAAAAACCTCTTATCGTCGTCATTGAAGAAGTTGATAAGATTATTGATATGATACATAACACAACCATGAAAAAACATGATCACTTTCCAACAATGGTCATGTGTAAAGGAGACTGGAACTCATTTCTCGACAAGTTTGACCGTAGAAGATATGTTCATGTGTTTTTTATTATGACATCAAATCGCGACATCACGTATTTTAATGACTTGGACCCCTCGTATATGCGACACGGGCGTGTAAACGTGATTGCTGAAGTCACGTGACCTAAGGAACCAGCGTTGTCCACCAGCTACATGGCTTATGCCAAAATGAAGTATACAAAATATCTCCATCTGATAACAATGCCGCCACATAACTAAATGAACTCTTCGAAGTAACCAATACATCTGCGGCTGCCATACCAATAAACGTGTCTTCATTCGAATCATTCAAATGCAATGTTACATCTGAACGATCCTCTTTCCCTAGATCACCGTTATTCTTTGTATAACACACAAAGTCATCTGCCTTTCCCTGTGAAAAGATATGGTAGTGCAACTTCTTCCCACTTTCATTCTCTCTTGCCAAATATAAATTACTTACAATATTCATGACCTTCAAGTAATAGGAGTCAGGCAACGCGGATGAATTGTATGCCGTGTCATCCAAGTTAGCTCGCCGAACATGAATTGCCACATGAATCTTCGTATCCTTATCCGGATAATACATTGCTTTATCCCCCTTATTTTTCCAAAATGCATCGCGAATACGCTCCATCGTCTTACTCTTTATAAAACGATCCATATTCAATTCCGTAAAGTTATATATATCGTTGAAGTGTGGTACAATGACTTCCACTTCAGAGTCTTCCTTAACAACCTCTTTGTAGTCTCGGTATATCGACCGCAAGTTCATGAGGTTTTCCATCCGTTCAACATACGTTGGGTCATTGTTATAATTATGTGCCATACGATTCAATGGCTTATATAAAAACTTATTTCCATTCTCCTCTACGTAATAACATGTAAATATATAATTTTGAAACTGCGCCCCGAATCCATCAGTCCTGTCCTCGTTTATATAGTACTTCTTACATACCATCTCACCTGTAGATAAATCAACCTTTATCGGTGCTTTTGCCACCGCAACACTTTTATTAATATCATCGGGTCGCGAAACAAATTGACTCTCATCGTTCAACTCATACGCATTCGGTAACTTATTCGGTAAATTACGCTCCGATGTTAGCCGCCCAATATGACGGTTTGTTATCTTATTATAAAACCCAGACCGATACCCTGCATTCATCCACTTTAATGCATAATCCATCTCAAAAAACTGATTTTCAGAATCATAATTACCCAACGAAAGAATGGTTTCTACGTCAATAATCGATGGTCTGAAACTATAATGTGGCCAATAATGACAGTTACCATAAGGAAATGTCTGCCCACCTATATGTACATGAACCGCTAGTTCATACCCATTCTGACGAATCATACGATGCCCCTGAATATTATAATCATTAATTGTCTCGCCGAAATTGCGGTTATACAATATTTGTTTAATATTCTCACCAGAATCAATAAGGGTCTTATCCTCCATGATTCGAATCGCATCATTTACATATGACCCGCGAGTATGGAACAAAAAGTCATCCTCCATATGAATCCAATACTTCGGCTTTGACTCATTCAACTTTCTCCAAATAATATTCATGCTTTCTCGATGCCCCTTCTCTTTCGGCGTTTTCATGTAAAAGTCAATCCATGGATATGTTTCTCTCATAACTCTGCGGTCATCCTCATTCGAGTTATCGTCAACACAATACCAGTAATCCACAGCATCAATATCTGTCCACTGATTTAATATAGAGTTCATTGTTTCTCTAAACAAATCCAACCTTTTACATGTAGTAAATGTAATCATGACACGAGGATTATGAAGGTTAAGACGTATCTCCTTTACTTTATTTTGCAGAATCAGATTATTTGACACGGTGTATACACGTTGTGGAGCAGTATATTTTAATACGATACTAGAGTCTGACGAGAGAATGTTCCGCAACATATTAAACAACTTATTCCATACTGTAAATTGATCATTTGAAAATCGATTTATATTTGATAACCCGGTAGACATAAACAAATCGATATCGAAAAACAATTTAATTGATGAAAGCAAGTCATCTTTTTCAAACTCGTCTTGGTAAAATACCATATTCGTCAACACCGACTCCATAAAATGGTTCGGCATTACTCGATTCCCCATAATATGTTTTGACGCTTCATACCCACTTTTCATATCTTTCACATAAAATGCTGATACTGTATTATTATACTCAATCACATCATAATACTTATCAATCGGAAGAAACAATTTATCGCGAGGATACCGCGTATAATTCTTGAACTTGTGATAGAGAGCATTCACAATTACATGCCATCCTTCTACACGATATACATCCATTGCACTCGCAATCCCCTCGATCCTCTCTGGATCATACTCGATTGACTTCAGCCAATAATTCGTCGCATTCATGGTGTCGCTCTGTTTAATATACATGTTACCAATACAATACGCACTGTAAAACTTCTCTTGATACCAATTATTTTGAGAAAGCACCTTCTTATACCACTCAATCGACTTATCGAAATACAGTGGCCCTGCATCCATATAACTCTGCGCACAGTAAAATGCGTACCTCTCTGCAAGACCGCGATCTCCACCAACTTTAGTCATCTCGTCATGATACCCCCGCTCTAATACCGCTGCATCCTTTGTATATTTATCAGGATCCATACTTCGACTACCACTTCTCCCGGAATCAAGATGATAATTCCCTTCTACAACCGTCATTGAATCCTCGTGGTCAATACATGTAATATACTCATGCAATACTCCTTTGAATATCCATCTCTTTCGATTATTCACCATAAGGGTACGCAAATACACAAATCCTACACCAAACTTAAACTGGTATGCATCCGATACAAGTACATTTGGAACAACCAAATCGCCGTTTACTTTGTCATCTGCATCGAATATAAGAAGATAATCTGTTAGGTTATACGCCTGTGTAAGCGCACGTGTCCGGTTATGTCCGAAGTCAACCCACTCGGTTCTATCAATAAACCCTGGAATGCCTTTTTCTGTAAAAAATCCCTCAATAAGTTCAATCGTATTATCCGTTGAACCTGTATCAGAGATAACCCAGTAATCAAAATCGAAGTAGGTACACAAGTTTAAGAGAGTGTTAATAATAACATGCGACTCGTTTTTTACAATCATATTTAAGCACAATGTGTATGACTTGTTATTTGGCGTTTTTTTCATAATATCCTTTGTAGAATATGCAAATACTGGCTTTTTATGAGAGGTTGAAAATACAGCAGTTGAACTATTCGCGATTTCAATAATCGGTATTTTAGTCATGATAATACTTCGTACACTCCAAGTGAATAGTATTATACATAGTTGTTCATTATTTATATCTTTTTTATCTCTCAATCTCTCTATGATATAATAATAACAAGCGATAAGTAACCAGCGGTTGAGGTGTAAGAAATATAATATAATAATATAATAGCGTAATAACAAGTAAACCATGTCATTTACACGATTTCATGATGACCCCGCCAGAATTAAGAAACAACTCGAACAATCAACCGGCCCAGGACGATATACTCTTAATGTACCAGGTCAAGGGGATAAGCCATGCTTTATGGTAGATCCATGCATACGCGCACAAAAGTGGGGAGCAAATATTATGACAAACACTGTTGATATTGAAGCAGAACTCTTTGGACTCAGTCGTCACTTAAATCGGGATTCCATCAGCAATGCATATGCATCCTCTTCTGCTACAAAAGCGAGCCGCAATAATGATATGATCAATTTTCCATCATGCTCTCCGTTCGTAGAACAACCACGAGCAACTCACCCCGCGTGGATGACACGAGAGGTTGAACAAAATAACTGGAAAATGCTGCATTTTGACCCACAAGCAAATACATTTATGCCATTCCAGAACAACCTGAATACGCGTATTTTAGAAAAAGATTACTTTGTCCCTCAAACCCCAGATTCTATTTATACATATTCATCTGACTCACGTGTCGATAGTTCAACCCAAGAACCGTTTAGTGTCGGGGATTATAGACAGGCAAGTGGAGAGGCATTATTCCAATAACGAATCATACCTTTAGCATGTTCATCGTTACTACGATAGAATACGTTATCACCATATTATATTTATTGTACACACAATATATATTATATATATTTCATCATACTACTTATCCATTTCTATAATTATATTGATATAAAGTAAGAGCATGGAACTAGCATTACCACTTCTTGCGTTGGGGTCGATGTATGTGGCATCTAACCAAAAGTCGAAATCAACACAACGAGAGAATTACGAAAATATGGGAAAAAAAGCAAACTATTTACCTAATACTGATATTCCAACGACAAATTACCCGATTGTTCAACCAGGAACAGGATCAAATGTTAATAAATATAAAGAAGCAAATGCCGCCACTGACCGTTATTTTGCAAGAGGGGTCGACTTCAATAAAATGTCGTCTGGTATTGCCGGAGGTGTAGGTGGTCCTGGCTTAATGGGTGTTACCAGTGGAAGTACTCTTGACAACCCCGTTACCCAGTTCGGCGATACATACCGAAGCGCCCCATTCACATCTCTCACTGGAGAGGAAGTAAATCCGTCTGAACTTACACATAATAATATGGTTCCATTCTTTGGTTCCAAGATTCGTGGACGTACCGCAAATGCTGACATGAATGAAAGTGTTTTAGACAATAAGGGTGGCGCAGGTTCTCAATTTATTTCAAAAGGAGAACTCGCTCCATTATTCGCACCACATGAAAACCTACATGTACCGAACGGCATGCAAAACCACAGCGACTTTTATCAGTCCCGAATTATGCCTTCCATGAAAATGGCAAACGTAAAACCATGGGATGAAGTGAAGGTCGGACCTGGTTTAGACAAAGGATATACTAGTGGCGGAAATGCCGGTCTCAATTCTGGTCTTGAATCCCGCGATAAATGGATGGATCGAACGGTGGATGAACTCCGCGTTAAAACAAACCCCAAGCTCTCATATAGTCTTGAAAACCATCAGGGTCCTGGAAATTATTTCAACAAATCATCTGGAACTGTTGAGACGTTTGGTCGCGTTGAAAAACATTTGCCTGATACATTTTATGTCAACTCTGCGGACCGATGGCTCACTACAACTGGTATGGAGAAGGGTCAGACATTACGTGCAATTGAAGTAGAGAAAGACGTAAATCGAACAACCACTACATCCGAATATTATGGAGCTGGTGCAAACCCGATGACTGGTTCTGCGATGTATGCTCCTCAGAACTATGAAGAGACGCGGCGCGAAGAATATGATGGAAAACCCATTATTAATCCGTATGCCGCCGCAAAAGGGATGCCAACAGAGGGTGACTTTGGACGAGACTCATATACTATGTCGCATAATAATCGAACTACCATGAGAGAAAACGAAATGGGAGGTATTCATGGGGCTATTCGCGCAGTAGTCGCACCATTGCTCGATGTATTACGTCCTTCCAGAAAAGAAAACGCTACTGGCAATCTTAGACCATATGAGAATGCAAAGAGTATTGTACCCGCTGGGGTTGTATTTAATCCTGCTGACCGTCTTCCAACAACTATTAAGGAAACAACGGTTGGTCTTGTTGGATTTAACCATCTTAACATGGAACGCCAGGCGGCTTCAGGGTACTTGGTTGCAGATCAGACACCGGTTGATACTGAACGTCAGTCTACCTCGGTGAACTATATGGGCGCACCTGGTGGCGCGGCAACACACTATGGAACACAAGTCTATAATGCGGCATATAATCAACGAAATAATGTCAACAAGTCATACAAAAGCCGTTTAAATCCAGGAAGTATGTCACTATTTAATTCCAATGAAAATATTCATATTAATAAGATTGATAGTGACCGCGATAATAATCGGTATTTGGCACCAACCGCTGCTCCTCCTTCCATCCCTAGCGTTGAAACATTTGGACGAATGACAATGCCACAGAGCTACGATAATAGCATAAATAATGAACGTATCAACCCTGAATTATTGAATGCATTTAGGCAAAACCCATACACACATAGTCTGACTGGTTACTAGTAGAGTAATTGCTGGTGTATTATGATATCACCAAGACAATACATATTTTTATTATATATACATCTTATATACACCATATAAGAGAATCGTATATTTAATAAAATACTAATAAAATAGAAAGATGCATTTTGATAGAATAACAACGATATTTATTTTGGTGGTAGTGTTACTAGTCAGTGCAGCTGGGTATTTTAGGTACGGTGGATTCGGTAGCGGAATTATTGAAGGGTTGGATAATTCGACTTCATCTTCGAATAGCACTACGCCTAGTACATTACCTGCGGCAAATACAGCGGCTGCCACTTCTTCTACCCCTGCCACCTCATCTTCTTCTCCTGCCTCTTCTTCTTCTCCCTCTTCTTCTTCTCCTTCTCCTGCCAACTCATCATCTTCTTCTTCTTCTTCTTCTTCTACCCCCGCCACTGGTGCATACGGTTCTATCATCTCTCCTCAAATTACACTTTCCAATTATACAACTGGCGCAACGACAAATGTCCATGTTCGTTTCACGGTTGCGTCACCTCTCGTTGAAGGAAATGTAATCAAGGTCCCCGTTCCAGGAATTACATCTGTTCTCTCTACACCTACAGTTACATTTACCCCGCCTCTTGCAAACACCGCATCCATCTCCGGAACAGGAACAACCTCTCTTCTAACAATTATACTGGGTGCCGGTGCAACTGTTGCATCCAATACAACCCTCGTATTTAGCAGCTCAAGCATGAAGAACCCAAGTACTACACAAAATGCAATGACAATTATTGTTACTACTAAAACATCGAATGATACATCAAGTGCAACTGTTATCGACCAAGGAACAAGTGCGTTCCCTCAAATTATCGACGCTCCCAACCCTCCCGCCGCCGCCGACTCCGAGAGAAGCACACTAATCAATGTTGGAGATGTTCAAACATCTAGAAATCGCGCAGTAACGGCCCTTCGTAATTATAATGATGCTCTTAATCGATACAATACTGTATCAAAACATACACCGGTAAGTTCAATCGATGTTGATAAAGCGAGAGATGAACTCACATACGCACGACGAGTATGGGAAACATTGAAACCCGCACACCCTGAGTCATGGTTTGATGGTCAAACATGGAATTATGGAAACGATGGATACGTAAGTAAGTGTATTGAACCAAAGTCATCGAATAGTTATGGATGCCAACGTATTTATAAGATGGATGCTTCTGGTAACAACATTAAGGACGCAAATGGTAATGATATTGTTCTCATGTATAAATGCCCATGGACCTGCAATAATACAACTAGTTCTGCAAACGCATGCAGGTATGATAGTGACTGTACAAAAGTAGTCGGGTGGAAAGAGTTTTTGCCTGATGGCACAGAAGTTGCATCTGCAGTAAAACGTAATTATGTAACTGAACAAACAAACTTTTATACACCATACTGGCAACCTGGAACTGGCGCACAACAGTCCTACTCTCAGCCAGTTGATCCATATGGTGGTGGGGCATATGCAGCCTCATATCAGTCAAGTACTACATCCCCCAGTGCAACGAATGCTCAGAATAATACGCCAGGATCAGGTGCCGGTGCCGGAGCCGGTTCTAGTGCCGGGTCAACCACACAACCAGCATACATGAACGGACCGCCTTCCCCTGCTGTACCAACCACTGGGGTTGCCGGAAATAGCAGTTCTCTCCCTCTGAATTATTACTACACAACAAACTATTATTATTCATCCTCTCCTACACAGATTCCTGCTGTAACATCTACCATTCAACCATATGAAGCTCCATTCAGCCCATAAGTACCTATTTACATTACACTACCATTTATGAATAATTCAAAACATCAACATAAATATAATTATACATATCGTATTAATCCATATAACATTTCTGTATAATTATTTTTACAACTATACACAATGGCAACTCATTGTACATCACTCATCTCATCTTCTTTATTAGAAAACTCGAGTACAGGCGTACTGCCGATTCATGCCGATATTCATCGCAAACTCCAATATTTTATTGATATCAAAAAGATTCCCAATATTATTTTTCATGGAACATATGGATGCGGGAAAACACATATTCTTGACCGATTTATTACATCCATTTATGGCGGCGATAAATCGTCTATTAAAAGTTATGTTATGCGTGTGAACTGCGCACACGGAAAAGGAATCAAGTTTATACGCGAGGAATTAAAATTCTTTGCAAAAACAAATATCGATTTGAAAGATGGAGAGATATTCAAGACGATTGTATTGACAAACGCAGATAAACTTACAATTGATGCTCAGTCCGCACTCCGACGATGTATTGAATTGTTTAGCCATTCTACGCGGTTTTTCATTGTCGTGGAAGACAAATATAAATTATTAAAACCTATTCTCTCTAGGTTCTGCGAGATATTTGTGCCAGAGCCAGAGTATAATGGTCAAACAATCAACCTACATCGGTATAATATTGAACATGTATTTAATATACAACAGGATGAGAGAATACGAGAATTGGAGAGAGAAGTTCAAGTGCATCCATCGCTACTTGATATGACATCCGACATTAGTGATAATGTCGTAACAAGAGACGATCTACAAAACACTATACAAAAGTCGATCAGTTTATATGAAAAGGGATACAGTGCGATTGACTTAATCAACTATATTGAGCAACACCCTCGAATAAATGAAGTGAAAAAATATGAACTATTAATTACCTTTAACAAGGTTAGACATGAGTTTCGAAACGAAAAACTGCTTATTCTCTTTATTCTTAACTTTATTTTATTTCGTTGTGAACACACTTTAGAAAATATATCATTTATGTAAAAATAATACACAACAATTGATATGGACGACTATTCAGTTACTACATTACATGAATCGAAAAACGAATGGGCATCTCGACTAGTTAACATTCTCGCACCTCATATCATCGAAGGGTTTCGTTCTATATTTGAAGAGGCATACAAACTATGCAAAACGAATAAAGAGATAGACAAATACCTAATGACATTCCAAAACTTTTTGTCAAGAGTTCCCAAATGGAATACCACGATTATCGATAATGAAACGACGCGTATCAAGGAGAGAAGTCAGTGTGGCTATTTAGAAGAACTTATTACGTGTGTTCATATTATTCAATTAAAAAGCATGACATCGATGCGTGTTGGAAACAAACAGAAAAAGGTGAATATTAAAATCCCGAATCTCTCGGAGTTTATTCATCGAGTGTATATCAATACAGCACGGAAACTATATTCGAATGTATACATATTTGAAAGAGGTATTCCCGCGTTGTCGGTTCAAAGGAATAACCGCGAGTTTGAGGTCATTGTGAAGGAATGCATATTTAATACAGTGAGAGAAAGCATTCCTGTAGAAGACATATTGAAGTTATATATGGATGAATCCGTGGAAGACGTGATCGAGGTTAATGAGAAGGAGGAGGTTATTCAAGAAGACCCGATTCTATCTGATGCTGCAGTAGAAGAGACTACACGTAGAAAACGGAATAATGGAATTGGTGCTGGAAAGAGAGGCGTTGAACCCGGAATTAATTCACATGCACCTGCTATAATTACTCCTGACTTTAGTGATGATCTCTCTGGTAAAACCATGAAGCAGGGTATCAAGTTTGGGAATGATGAAGTGAAATCATTTGAACCTGTGTTTGAAGAGCAGCGGATTATGTTTGGGGACAAGGGAGAGGATAACGACGACGACTATGACGATGATGATGATGAAAGGTTGAATATTGGAGGGGCAGTTGATTTAGACATAACTGATGTTCATTCTCTCAATACCAGTCAGTCACTAAATGCTCCGCCACTATTAGATGACATTCAAGTGTTACATTAATCAAAGAAAATACGTGGATATATCACATACGCTTCAGAAAATACATGATTATATGTGTTTGTAATACACTCGAAAAAAGAAACGAATGTATATATAAGATTTTATACAAACAACCCATATTATAAAAACATGGGACTATTTGAGTTATTTGCAGGAAACATATTCACTCTGAATATACTTATGTTTCTTTTATATGCAATCATATTAGCGATTGCTCCTTGTATTCTTGTTTATTTCTTATTTATTATATTCCCGCCAGTACCTCCACCACCTCCGACACCGATCTAATCGTTGCGCGTTTATTTGTATGAAATGATTATTTAAGAATAACTTATATAATCAGTTTGACTGTAGTGCTTCCTTACTTTACCTTTCATGTCTAACAATCTATTTATTATTGGTGCAATCGTCTCTGTTGTCTATTTTCTTATGAAGTTTATTGAAATGAGATTTATATCACACGAACCGGCAAAACCATTCAAGAACATGATTCAAGATACATTGATTGTTTATATTTCTGCGGTGGTTGGTATGTTTGTGTTAAGCCAATTCAATGTGGTTGATACACTTGGCGGGGATCCAGTTGCTTCTATCAAATCCGCCGGTGCATCAGCTGTAGCATTTACCGATAATCCTGGGTTTTAGAGAAATAACACGTTAAAATATCTATGATATTAGTATAATATTATCATCATAATATCATAATAAAAGTAGGTATTTTACAATCATCGCTTTTGTGCTTCATAATATAATACAAAATTATCATATTATATTAACCCACCCACCCGTAATTTTGTCCGTGATTTTGATTTACCACGAACACGAATATGGCGATTCTTTTTTGATTTCAACGAATACTTCCTTTTTTTACATATTTTTTTTGTATTTTTTGTCATCTTATATATTTATTCAACAAAAAAATACTATAATTTACATCTCTCTATTTCCTTTTACCCCCTAAACGCGTCATACGCATATACTATTGTTGTACAGTTACAGTTTATAGACCTCATTTATTGTGACGCGACAATAAGGACATGTTTTTTGTTTCGAATACCATCTGTCAATACAATTATAACAATACAAGTGAGAGCATGATGTTATAATATTGGATGTATTCTCTCTACAAATCAAACATACTTCATCCCGACATTCGATATCTATATCATGAGTTATTGTTCTTATACTACCATCCTTTACCGGTAAACTATTCAATATATAATAGTCAGTTATCACATTGTCTGGAAAAGGTGTAAAAGTAAACGTATATTCTCTCGGATACATACTCTTCAGCCATTTGGCAAGAGAGATATTGTTATGTTTACATGAGAGACGGAATAATGCATCGTCATTCTCTCGTAGGTCCATTTTCGGGTTTATCTTGAATAACCAAGTCGCAACATGTCGAACATTCGTATGTGTATTATATAGTTTACGAATGATAGTATAAACCAATGAAGAAGAGAGAATACTGGCGAATGAATCGCTATATAGTATCTTCATAACACGCATATTTCCTGTTAAACATGCTCGGGTAAAACAATTCATAATACTTACATTGATGATGTTTCGTACGATTACTTCTTCACTTGAACCATTATCATTCATTTGATTATTTATAATAACATTCTTTAATGAGAGAAACCATTTTATTAGGTCGATATTCTGAGATGCAATACAGTATTTCAATGTTTTACCGTATTCATACAATGAGATTATATTATTATGTCCGTAACTACATCCATTATTATATATCCACTTTGCCAGTTTATATTGTCCATTATAACATGCAATATTGAATATTTCTTGAATAATATTTGATATCGTTTCCATCTTTTGAATAAGCGAAAATAACCAAACTACGATATCAAAATGCCCTTGTTCACATGCCGTCTTGAGAGGTTGTATAACATCATGTGTATTACTACAATATATGTTCTTCGCATCAATAATATTCCCTTTCTCGCATAACTCATTGAATATATCTTGTGTTGGGACCAGTGTATCAATGGGATACAACTGCTCACACTCCATCTTTCAGATTCTACGTAAATGAGAGAATGAGAGGAATGAGAGAAAATAGATAAAAGATGATGATCTATTTTCTAACAAAATTATGTTTTTACACCTTTTTTGTATTATTCAATATACGATGGAAGGTCGTCAATGTTAATAAATATCAGTCCCTTGCTACCGGTAGTAGCCTGTCCTCGTTTATTCGCCAACTTTGAGAGCTTCGCATATTTCGCTTGGGTAATTTTAAACTCATCAAACAATGGATTCGATATTTGGTTCTTCGGAATATGATTATGTACTGATCGTGCGATCATTTTATACAACTTAAAGTCGGGATATCTCTCCTCTCCGGTCGATTTATATAATACGTTTCTACCCTTATCATCCGTTATCCAATCTACAATAAGACGAATAATCTCATCATCTTCACATAACTTCTCTGTCTCTCGGTGATCATCAATAAAATAGTCAAACAGAGAGCATGCAATACGGCACAAATCAAAACTATAGTTTGGTTCAAGTCGTGGTTTCTTATTATTAAAATATGGCTCGAAATTGTATTGACTTGATGCATCGCCATTCATATGAAAACTATCACTGCACATAAGAAGACCCTTGAACTTGTAAATGGAACGACCAAAATCAATAATCTTAAATATACGACCAAAGGTGGGGACCTTGTAATACTGGCCGTCCACCAAATAATATATATACTCTTCTTCCGTTTCAATGTACATGATATTATTTGTATGCAAGTCGTTGTGTGTGAATGAATACATCTTTTGATAAATTGTCAACGTCATAATGATTTGCAATAAGATGGAACACCACTCATCGTGGGTTAATTCGTTATCCATCATCAAACTATCAAGGGTGTTTTTACATTTTTCAAGGAATATCGCCTGTACTGGAAAGTTTTTTATTTTTGCGATCACCTTCTCTTCTTCATCGTAGCTCTCATCACTGAAACTACTGCCTTCGTTACTATTACTTGTGCCATCACTGTTGCTATCCTGGTTGCTATTATTGTCACTGTTGCCATTATTGTTACTGTTGTTGCCACCGTCACTCTCTCCATCATTTTCGTTGTTGTTACTGTCGTTGTTACTCTCTCTGTCACTGTTACTCTCTCTGTCACTGTTACTCTCTCTGTCACTGTCGTTGTTACTATCGTTGTCACTTTCACTATTACATGATGTATCTGACGACCTAGATGAACATGAAAGACTGGACGCAGGTGACAACATATCAACCAGATAATCTGAACTATCATGCACTATACAACTGTCAAGTTCACATAAGTCCGACTCAAGACGTACATCATTTATGCTTATACTAGTTTGTGTATCCACATTATTTGAACCACCATATGGAATACAGTCTATATCAAGGTTAATATCGCTATCTCCTCGTCTAGGTTCCAATCCTAGGTCCGCATTCGTAGTATCATCCATAATGATAAGCTTCTTCTTATTCTTGTTTTCCCGTGTACCATCCTCTCTATTCCTATTCTCTTGGTTATACATGGTATCTTCATCGAACGGACACTCTAATGTGAATAAATCATTCTTATGATTGTTAAAAAAAGTAGACTGACTCAAATGCTCGATATCATCAAATATGTTAACCATAAACTCGCTCTGATGACACAAGTACGTCCCATAATAATCCAACCCATGTACAACTCCATGATGATGCAACGTCTGACTCGTTAAATATGAGAAAAATGCATCGATATATGCAGAGTTATTCGGGTCAATTACCTTTGGATGACAAGTTGTCTTTGTTGATGAATATGATGGCAGCTCTGTAAGGGTCGGGTCGCTTGTATTATACTTTCCAGAGAGATACTTCACTGGATTAAGTAATGGTGAATATTTCACAAAAATCGGAACGTTGAAGCCGATTTTGTATCCACCGTTTACATCATCACTTGTTATACATGCCTCAATGTTATTATATGTGGAATCTTTGCCAATGAGATTATTATTTGTTTCTGCTGCATCTTCGTCAAAAGAGGTTGTTTCAGGAGAGATTGTTCCTAAAATGGAATGAATGTAATAATGCTGGTTTAGCTGGATTGTGTTATAGTTCGTTTCGTTGATCGAGAAGAACCTTGAATAAATCGGAACATAGTTTTGAATATTCGAGAGCTTCGTTGTTTGATTCTCTAAAGTTGTTGATGGAAGAAGTCGGGCTTTGCGATAAAATAATGAATACTCTTTAGGTGAAAATGTGTTTGACGATAGTGGGGCGATCATATTTTATAGATGAATGGTATTTTAGAGTGTAATGTGTATCAAACAATACGATTCACGTGTATATAATATTTGATATGAATCCTATATAGATATTTTATTGTTGTTTTGAACGGGTACTATGTTAGGTTGTAAGGTATTTAGTAAAAATACAATGGTATTAAAAATACAATAGTATTAATATTTTTCTTGAATTAATATATAAAAACATATACAATGGTTCTCACTCGTTCAAGGTCATCTGCTCTTCGTTCTACAAAGAAGGTCTACGCTGCTCGCGTTCGCGCTTCTCCTTGCCGCAAGCTCCGCGCTGCCACCTGCCGTCGCACCTCTGGTTGCAAGCGTGCTTCTGGCGCCAAGCGTTCTTTCTGCCGCAAGTCTAAGAACCGCCACGTCTAAGATTATATAACATACAAATTGTCAAACAGTTTTATTCAATCATACGTAATACGTTTGAATAAAATATATTATATAGGTATCATATTCATTGTATAGTTATCATATTCATTGTATAGTTATCATTATATAATACACATTTTTAACAAAAATGAACCTAGATTTATCAAAGTTTGATATGAGATCAATTAGTTTCCGTCCTGATGAAAATAAAGGTCCAGTTATCGTACTCATTGGTCGTCGTGACACCGGTAAAAGTTTTCTTGTACAAGACCTTATGTATTATCATCAAGACATTCCAATTGGTACCGTTATATCTGGTACAGAAGCAGGGAATGGTTTCTTTGCAGAACATGTACCAAAGCTATTTATTCATGATGCATATAACACCGCAATTATTGAGAACATTCTTAAACGACAAAAGGTTGTTTTGAAACAGATGAAGAAAGAGATTGAGATGTATAAAAAGTCGTCAATTGATCCGAGAACATTTGTTGTGTTAGACGATTGTTTATATGATAGTAAATGGACGAAAGATATTATGATGCGTCTATTATTTATGAATGGCAGGCACTGGAAAATCATGCTTATCATTACGATGCAGTATCCTCTCGGTATTCCGCCAAACCTTCGTACGAACATTGATTATGTCTTTATTTTGCGAGAGCCATACATAGCGAACCGCAAGAGAATCTATGATAACTATGCCGGTATGTTTCCGACATTCGAGACCTTCTGTCAAGTGATGGATCAATGTACAGAGAATTATGAATGTTTGGTAATAAATAATAATGCCAAGTCAAATAAACTTCAGGACCAGATTTTCTGGTACAAGGCGCAAACACACGGTCCATTTAAACTTGGATCAAAGGAGTTCTGGGAGATGTCGAAAGAAATTGGATCCGATGAAGAAGAAGAGTCGTACGATCCAGCGAATGTAAAGAAGAAGGGTGCTGGCCCGAAAATAAATGTGAAAAAGTCGAAGTGGTAACTATAATAATCGTGGTGGGTGGGGGAGTATTGCAGCGTAAAATATGTTTTTATTTTGTATGTTTAATGTATATATTTACTATGTCATCTGCAATTACTGTTGAAGATATTTCATTCTCTTGGGTGATTTCATCTCTCGAGGTGGCTCCATCATTGGATGGTCTTACAAACGTTGTGAAGAATGTTCATTGGAGGTATCGTGCTGACTATACTGATGCTGCTACTGGTAAATCATATACATGTGATGTGTATGGTTCGAACTCTTTAGGAAATCCTGATCCTGAAAGTTTCATTCCGTATGAACAGCTACAGAAAAATACTGTTGACGGATGGCTCTCTCAAATGGTCGATGTTACTGGTTACAATACATACTTGTGTGAATCAATTCGTCAACAAATGACCCCTCCTATTATATCTCTTCCTTTACCATGGGTGCCTGTTCCTCCTCCTCCTGCACCTGCACC